TATCCTTTCGGACTTAGACTCACCTCTAGTCTCTGAACCTTCAAAGAAGTTTCCTTCTAAGCTTGGCTGCTGATTAGCATGAGTAGTATTAATACTACTTTTAGCCTCCCAGCAATTCACGGAGTTTTCATATTTAATTAAATATGGGGCACGACTCTACCCTTCAATTGATTGTCCATAAACCATAGCGATTTTTTTATTTTTTAAATTTTCCATTATATACCTCCAAATATTTATCTTCTTATATGTGAATAAGAAGTACCTTTTTAATACTTTTTAATGTTTCACCATTATTAATTCTATATTCTTGTTCTTTTGCTCTAGATGATTTATTCATAACCTCTAAAATCTCCAATTGAAAAATAGATTTATCATTTGAATTATCCCAATCTTATTGAAATTTCTTAGAACCGTTATTGCCAGAATTTAATCTACTTTTATGTTTAACAAATCTATTATAAATATCAAAACTACCATCAATATAAACCATATTATTTAATTTATTTCTTATGGCATGAACACCAGAAATTTTTTCCAATAAGTCATCTCCTTTCTAATTAATTCATTTGAAGATATTGTATTAAAAAAACAATGTATTTTAAACAAAGTTATATCTCGCTTATTCTTTTTTTAAGGGCTGTGCTTATTTAAAATAAAAAGATATGTTTGGAGATGATTAAGTGGGTTTTAAATTTGTGATGAGTAGTAATTATGATGAAAATAAACCATCAATACTATTTGGAGATTTTGTTTATAGAGTTAATAGTAAAAATTTATTTGCAACAAGATTTATTATGAACACCGCTAAAATACTTTCTAAAGATTTTAATGTTTTTATGTTTTCATTAAGTTCCAACATAAAGGGGGCTCAAGATTTAATAGATTTATATAACACTATTAACTACGTTTTTTTAGATGATAAAGAAATAACTTTTATTCGTAAAAAAGAAGCTAAAAATTGTGTGGAACAAAATAAAAATATAGCAAGAAAAATGATAGCGCGAGATTTAGATTTCATTAAAAATGTTAAGGGAGTTTTTATTAGACCTTCTGTTTTATTTAAAAGTGATATGCAAAATGAATTATACGATACTATTAAATCTGATGAAGAATCACTAAGAATAGCTGAAGAAGAAGTAAAAAAAATGAATGATTTAATTGTTAGAGGAACTATGTATAGTTACACTATGTTTATGACTAAATCAACAAGAATCATCTTTGATACTTTTGAATATTTTATAAACAGAGATAAGTGTCATGTTTGGCAATTTGTTATTGATCCAGCTCATTATTATAAATATTTTAATGTTAAACATAATGCAAAAACATATTATTTTGAAAATGATATGAGAGGGAATAGAGAATTTTTTGAATTTCCTATGGGACAATTAAATCATTTTTATAATGCTGATAAAATTGAAGTACCTAATTTTGAAGATAAAAATAATTTATTTATTTGGGGAGGAGTTTGTTTATTCCCTAAAGGTGGAAGAATGGAGGATTGGCATAGATTATTAGCTAATTTTAATTATGAAAGGTCCGCTTTACATGTAGCAAAAGGGAGTGCTATGAAAGTAGATAAAAATCCAAAAGTAGCTAAAAAACTAATTGAAAACCCTTTATATAAAGTAACAAAAGAAACTATAGATAATCACCCGTTAAATGAAGGTATTTTGCCTAATAAAGAATTTGAGGAAAAATTAAAAGATTATAGATATACTTTAATATTAAAATGTTTATCTGAAAATGATTCATTAAACTTTAGAATTTATTATTCATTACTTTATAATATGATTCCTTTTATAGATGTTGATTATGATCCAGAAAATATTCAAATACCTAAAAAATTTAAAGATAAATTAGTTGTTAGCAACACAGATGAAATAATTAGTAAAATTGAATATTTTGAAAATAACATAGAGGAAGCTAAAAAACTATTAAGTGAATTAAAACAATACTTTATGAATGAAAAGTATTTTAATGAATCATATTATGAAAATGAATTCAAGAAAAATTATTTTAAAGAATTATATCAATAAATTCTTTGAAATAATATAATAAATATATTTTATTTATTAAAAGGCAAAAACTAATAATGGGGTGATTAGATGGGAATTCAAAAAATACGACTATCTCAAGTTGGTTCTCGTAATCAATCTAAATTTAATAATTTAGGTGACGAAATTTTAAGTATGAGTGTCCCAGCATATGAAGAATTTAATATTACGAATCATCAAACCGAATTAAATCTAACAAATAGATATGTTTTAGGTAACAATAGTTTAAAAGTTTTTGTCAATGGTATCTATCAAGAAATCGGAGAGCAGAACTCTTATGTTGAAGTTAATGAACATACTATAAGATTCAATAGTAGTTTGGAACCTGGTGATTGGGTAATGATTAGAATTGAAGGTGCTGGAAGCGCTACAACTTTAGCTGATCACATTCATATTAACAGAGAACCTTTATACGGAGCAGTAAATGGTTCAAATAGAACTTTTACATTAAAATATGAACCTAGAAAAGGAACTGAAATGGTCTATAAAAATGGAGTCCTACAATCTCCTGGAGGAGAAGATTATGTGATAGATGGTAAGATAATTGTTTTTAATGAAGCTCCTTCTGCATCTTCAAAATTGGTTGCTAATTATATAATATAAAAAGAGAGGGTTAAACCCTCTCTTTTTATTTAAAATATTTCATTAAATATTTCAATTGCTTTTAAATAGAACATTTTTTGATTTTGGAAATTTTCTTGATGAAGAGGTATCATAGATAAGAATAGCAATCCTGTTATCACCATAATTTCATCAAAATTATATTTATTAGAACAATATTGTTTAAATAATTCAACTAGTTCATTATGCTTTTTATCACTATCATAAATAATATATTCAAATTCATTATTTACTTCATGTGTAATGGCATACAGTCCATTAACTATAAAATCATATTTACCAAATATACTATGATTTAATTTTGCGATATCATATCTAATATCTCCATAAATTCCATCTACACCAAAATTACCTCTAGGATCTATAATTTTTAATGTATCAGAGTTAATGTCATATAACATGTTTCCAAAGAATAAATCTCCATGAATAATCTGCCAATTTTGATTAGCTTCAGGAATAATATATTCTTCAACGTACTTATAAACTTTATCAATCAATAAAGGGAAATTTTTGTATGTTTTGTTATTGATAATAATCTCACTACTGTCCATTATATTTTTCCAAAAATCATTTTGTTGTTTTGGACTTTTTAATAATTCTTCAATTCTTTGAGATGTTTTTGTAATTAAAATATCTTTTAAATGACTTTTTGCATCAAATCTTGATTTAGATGAATGTAATTTAAATCTATCAATCATATTGAAAATGTTTTTAAATAATTTTTCCCAGTCTGATTTATCAGGCATTGTATACAAAAACAATTCGTGAATAGGAGAAAAATTAACATATTCTAATTCATACGAAGTATTACCTGGAGTAATATCATAATCAATTAATTGCGGAATAAATACTCTTAGTTTATTGGGAATATTTAAAAACCAATTAATTTCTTTTTCTATTTTTTTCTCATTTGATGACTTTTTAATAATAGTATTATCTGTTGTGATTTTGATTGAATTAAAATGACGAGCTATATTTTTTCTAGTTTTAGAAAAAGTTTCTACATCCCCACAATCAAACCATTCATAAAATCTTTTAGCAACAATATATTCTCCCCTTATATATTCTTCCATTGCTGATGATAATTGATATTCATTTTTAATTTTGATGTCTTTTTCGATGATATAATTAATACAATTATATAAAATTGACATATTGTTAAAATAATATACACCAATAAGAGCTTTTCTTGTTTTTGGATCTTCATCTGGTTTGTCAATAAACCCACTTACATGTCCATATTGATTGGTTTGAATTAAACACCATCTTTTATAGTCTTCAACTTCATAATATCCAATGAAACTTTCATTTTTGGAAATCATTTCTTTAATATTATCTTTAATGATTGTATCTCCAAGTATGATTAGCAAACTAGCATAATCAATATCTCTATATTTTGATATTTCAATTATACCTAATCTAACTGCGTCCGCTAAACCACATAATTCTTTTTGCTCTGCATAGTAAATCTTCATTTTTTTACTATAAAATCTATCAACATATTCTATTAGTTTTTCTTTTTTATACCCAACAACTAAACAAACTTCATTAATTCCTTCTTCTAATAGTTTATCTAGATGCCAGGATATTAACGGACGATTATGAAGAGGTAGCATTGCTTTTGGCATATCATCTGTTAATGCTAACATTCTAGAACCTCTACCTGCACAAGGAATAATTGCTACATTATTTTTCATATTAACACCTCAATTAATTATTGTAAATCTTTTGACTATTGTTCCGTCATTTAAAATTTATTTTCTATGAAACATTTCGTATGGTCTAGCCAAATAAATGGATTTAGCTTTATATTCATCATTTGTATATATAACAAATTTTTCTTTTGTATTTATATGAGAATCATCGAATAATGTTTTATAATATACATTTTTATAATGACGATAAAGTTCGTTGTTTTTTAATGGTTCTAAATCTTTTTGATTTTCAAATGGAACCATTAATTTAATATCTTTATTTTCTATACAATCTAATGGTACAAGAAAAAACCCATTTGCTATATTTGAAGCTAAAATAAATAACTCTTCAGTTTCAGTATTAGTTACTTTGAAATGTCATTCTAACATTATCTTCTATCCTTTTCACTTAAAAGTTTTTTTAGTTTTTTATTTTCTTCTTCTAACTCTTTAACTCTGTTTAATAAATTTAAGTGTTGTTTAATATATTCTTTTTCTTTTCCTTCCTTTATAGCTTGAATTCTTCTTTCAATTTCATTAACATCATTCAAACAACTTTTATCATCAATATAAATGTCCCCATATGGCTTCTGGAAATATATTGCATGGTACTTTACTCCATGTTTTTTCAGCCATTCAAAAGTATCTGGTCCAACATTTGCTAGAATTTTACCAACATCCCCTTTTTGGGTAACCATATTACGTGCTGTAGAAATAATGATTTCATGACCTTCATCATAAAATTTATTTAATTGATCAATCATAGGTTGAATTGGTTGTACATCTAGATAAGTTTCATCTGGTTTTTTCTTAGTACATAAAGTTTCATCTAAATCATAAATTAGTATTAATTTATTTTTGGACATTAAAACACAACCTTTCGATTAGTTTTTTTTATTTTATGTAAAAGATATTTTATTATTTAATCAATATGATAAAAACACAAAAATATCATAATGTTGTTTAAAATAAAAAATATTGTTCATATAATATGATTATTATTTAGTAAATCATATTAAATCGTTTGTTAGCTTTACAGGACTTATATATTAATTTATGAAAAGAGGTAAAATTTGAGTTTAAATGACTTTATTAAGTAAACTAAGTAAACGTTCAATATTAAAATGTGATAGATGTGATGTAGAGTTTGAAAGAGATAATAAAAGTATTGAAAAATTAAGAAGTAAATATAATGAATTTGATTACTGTGCTATATGTTGTAGAAGTGAAAGTTTAGCTAGAAGAAATAGAAGTCAAAAAGGGATGACTTTGGAAGAAAAATGGGGTAAACAAAAAGCTGATGAATATAGAGAAAAGAGAAGCAAGTTATTTAAAGGTGAGAATAATCCCAATTATGGAGGTAAATACAGTAGATGGGGAATAAACAAAGAGAATAAAGGTAAAACATATGAAGAAAGATATGGAGAAGAAAAAGCAAAAGAACTTAGAAAAAAGTTAAGTCATATAAATTCTGGTGAAAATAACAACATGTATGGTAAGCCTTCTCCACAAGGCTCTGGTAATGGTTGGAAAGGTTGGTATAAAGGAACTTATTTTGCTAGTTTAAGAGAATTATTTTATATAAAATATTTGTATGACAATAATGTTAAGTTTGAAAATGGCGAGCAAAGAAAATATAGAATTCAATATGAGTTTAATAGTAAAAAATTAAACTATTTTTTAGATTTTTATTTACCTGAAACTGATGAGTATATAGAAATAAAACCTAAGAAACTTAATAACTCTCCAAAAAATAAAGCTAAGTTTGAAGCTGCTAGAGAAAAATTAGGTGATAAATTTAAAGTTCTTAATGAAGAAGATTTACAACCAATTGATTTAGAAACAATGTATAATCTCTACTTAGAAAAAGAAATTATATTTATGAAAAAATATGAAGAGAAATTCATACAATATTACAATAAAAATAAAAAAGGATGATTAGATAATGGGTATTCTCAATATAGTTGGAGGAGATGGAGTAGGAAAATCGACTCTAGTTAATGCTTTATCAAAAAAATTAAATTGTGAATCTATTCATTTTGATAAGCCAAAAGATATGAAAGATGGAAAAAATCAATATTTTAGTTTTGCAAATAATATGAATAATGATAGTAATAAAATGATTATTGCTGACCGACTTCATGAAGGAGAATGGGTGTATGCTCCATTGTATAGAGGTTATACTGCAGATTATATGAGAGAATTTGAAAGAGAAATTATTAAAAAACATAATTTCTTATTAGTTTTTGTTAAAGCTGAAATGGAGACAATTCTCCATAGAACAAGAACAAGAGGAGAAGATTTTGTTAAAGAAGAACATTTCCAAACTGTTCAAGATTTATTTAACGATTATATGAATGAACAAGCTCTTCCTTATATAGAGGTTGACACAACAAACAGTAAAACTCCTGATGATGTTAAAAGAATTTTAAATGCTTATAATAAGATAGATAAAATTTGGAATGCTATTAGAAATGCTAAATGTACGGGGGCTATTTTAACTCCCGCATTACCGAGAGGAAATGTTGAAGCTGATATTATGATTATTGGACAAAATCCTGGTGGTAAAGGAAAACAAAATATTAAATATTCAACAACATGGTGCGAAAAAGGTGGCTTATCAGATTTTATTTTAAATATAACAAAAGAAAATAATATTCATAGAAAATCTTGGTATACAAATTTAGTCCCTTTTCCAACGCCAGATAATAAAATTACAGATTTACAAATTGAAGAAACATATGATATAATAAAATTACAAATTGATTTAATTAAACCTAAAAAAATTATTACTTTAGGTAATATTGCTTCAGAAGTAATTTCTAAAAATTTTGGGCATGAACATAACATAGTTGAACTTCCACATCCTGCGTATGTTAAAAGATTCTATAGTAATAATAAGGAAAAAATGGATAAATACAAAAATGAATTTAATCTATAAAAAGATGATAATGATAATTCATGAATAAATTAAGAGAATTAAAAAGAGAGAATAGATTTAATGATATTTATGAATTTATTAATATGATAGAATTATCATCCAAATTATTTCAAAATTCTGAAATAAGTATTAATAATACAGATTTTTATCATGAATTTATTGTTGAAAACTCGAAATATAAGTTAAAAGTATCAATACCTCTACTTAATTCTTATTTAATTAAGTGAAATTTTGTGAAAAAATCGATATTGATGTTAATTTTAATAGAAATGATTATTTGGAAGAATTAGAAAGAAAATTTAATATTGAAATTGATACAAGTCCAATAGGTGTTTTTACTTATAATAAAAGAATGTTATGTGTGGATTTAACATTTACTCTTTTTGAAATAGATAAAATTAAAAATATAATAGCATATTCTATTTAAAAAAGGAAGATGAAAATGATATATGAAAGATATAAAGATATAAGAGATTTTTTAAATGCAATTCAAATGACAAATGTATTAACAAATATTAAATCTCAATTAAAATTTATAGAATTATCAGATTATTGGTTATCATCTCTTGTTTTTCATAACGGTACCAATTTTAATGTTAAATATTCTAAAAAGCGAGATGAAATAATTGTAAGTTTTTCATTTGTATCTTATAGAAATATAAATACTTGGTTAAATAATGTTTTAAATGGAAAATTTCAAAATAAATATCAAGTGAAATTAAAAACAAGTTCTCGTAATTATTTTTATTATATAAAACTTAATAAAGAAAGTGATTATAATGATATAAATAATATTTATTTATATTATTGTGAAATTGTTAATTTAATTAAAAATAAAATAACTGCTTGTTAGAGGTGAAAATATGAACATAAAAAGCCCAAGTTTGTTATCTGGACTGCCTTCTTTAGAGGAGTACTATATGAGTATGGCTTTCGCGGCAGCATCAAGAGCAAACTGTTTAAATAGAGCTGTTGGAGCTATTTTGGTTTCACCTGATAATGGTTCTATTTTAGCTACTGGATATAATGGAGTACCTAAAGGATTGCCTCACTGCACTTCTTGTAGAAGAAGAGACGAAGGCTTTGGGCCAGGAGAAGGGTTACATCGTTCTAGAGCTGCTCACGCAGAAGCAAACGCTATAGTCCAAGCTGCGAAATATGGAAATCCCGTAGAAAATTCAATTATGTATGTTACTGATATGCCTTGTTCAGATTGTTGTAAATTAATTATAAATTCTGGCATAAAAAGTGTATATTATTGTAGCGATTATCCAGGTTCTGAAGCAAAAGAAATATTGACTAATTCTGGAATTATAGTTAATAAACTAGATAAAATAAAAATTTTAGAACAATTAAATAATTTCATTAAATTAATGAGTGCTTATTAGTACTCATTTTATATTTTAAAATAGAAATATATATTTACCTCTATATTATTATGTTAAAAAGATGATAATGTTAGAGGTGATATTGGGATGATAAGAAACAAAATCGAAGACTTTCAAATTCATTCTCAAAAACTTGAAACTTTGATTAAGAATGTTGGAAATATAAAACAATCAGTTCAAAATATAGAAGATTTACCTACAACAGCGTCAGATAATGATATAATTTTTATAAAAAGTAAAAAGAAATATTATGTTTATGAACAATCAATTGGACAATGGAAACCTATGTCTTCGGGAGACGCTGAAACTTTAAACGGAAAAAATTCAGATGATTTTGCAGAAGTTGATCATATTCATGATTTAGCTAGTCATACTAAGGATGGATTTTTATCAAAAGAAGATAAAATAAAATTAGACGGAATTACTGGTACTGGTGATTATGTTCTTCCAGTTGCAACAAGTACTGTGCTTGGTGGTGTAAAAAAAGGAGCAAACGTGACTATATCTCAAGATGGAACAATTAGTGTAGCCCCTCCTTATGTACATCCAGATACACACCCTGCCAGTATGATTATTGAAACAACAAGTAGAAGATTTGTAACTGATGCAGAAAAAGAGTACTGGAATAATAAAGCTAATGCTAGCGATGTTTATACTAAATCAGAAACTGAAGATATTATTAATGATATTATTGGAAGTGCTCCTGATGCATTAAATACTTTGCAAGAATTAGCATTAGCGTTAAATAATGATGCTAATTTTGCTTCAAATATTGCATTGATGTTATCAAATAAAGTTGATAAAGAAAATGGAAAGGGTTTATCAACTAATGATTTTACTAATGAAGAAAAAAATAAATTAGATAGCATTGAAGAAAATGCTAATTATTATGTACATCCAAATACTCATTCTGCTGATATGATAGTTGAAACTCCTAATAGGAGATTTGTAACTGATGCAGAAAAAGAATATTGGAATAATAAATTAAACTCTCATGATTTCGCAGATTATTATACAAAAACAGAAATAGAGAATATGATAAATAATAAAGTTAATGTTATTCCAGGAAAAGGTTTATCTACAAATGATTATACTGATGCTGATAAATATAAACTTTCAAACATAGAGAATAACGCGAATTATTATGTACATCCAGCAAATCATCCGGCTAGTATTATAATTCAAGATTCCAACAATAGATTTGTAACAGATAATGAAAAAGATTATTGGAATGCAAAAATGGATGCTGATAGTACTTATACGTCAAATGAAATAAATTTACTTTTAGCAAATAAAGTTGATAAAGAAAATGGAAAAGTATTATCTACAAATGATTACACTAATGATGATAAATATAAATTAGCAAATATTGAGGAAAATGCAAATCATTATATTCATCCAGCTAATCATCCAGCTGATATAATTGTAGAAACATCTATGAAGAGATTTGTTACAGATGTAGAAAAAGAATATTGGAATAACAAAGCTAATGCTGTTGATGTGTATACAAAATCAGAGATATCTAGTTTATTAAACCCTTTAGAATTAAAAACTACTGTTGAACCTTCAACAAACAATGGATATATTAAGATTGATGGTGTTCAAACATTAGTATATAAACATCCTCAATATCATTCAGCTGATGAAATATCAGAGACTGATAGTAAAACTTTTGTTTCTAAAACAGAAAGAAATTATTGGAATGGTAAAGTTAATTTTTCTGATATTTTTACTAGATCAGAAATAATTAATATTTTAAATGTTAAAGTTGATAAAATTGAGGGAAAAGGTTTATCTACAAATGATTTTACTAATGAATTAAAAAATAAACTTCAAATATTAGAAAAAATTCATATTGGTACATCTTCTCCAACAGATGATTCTAGAATTTGGATAGATACAAGCGTATGATTTTGAAAATTAAAGATTTACCAGATTATATTACTGATGTAAAAGAACAATTAATAATGATAGAAGTATTAAATAAATTTATGAACTATAATTTAAACTCTTTTGTTATTTCTAATGTTTACAATTGGGAAGTACACATTGGTAATGAAATTTTTATTATTCCTAAAAATGTAAGTAAAAATTTATTGGTTAGAACAAATATAATAAAATCAAAAATTAATAAAGAATTATTATTAAAAATACAAAAATTAAACGTCATTGTTGATGGAATTAATAATAATAAGACAAGGTTATACACTATCCATTTTATTGAAAATAGTGATATATATAATTATTATTTAACGATTAAAAATATATAAAAAAGAGGCAGAATATTCTGCCTCTTTTTTATAATTCACGTGGTAAATGTGATACATTTATAATTCCAGCAACGGTAGAACCATTATCTAATTTAATAGTGATAGGATATTGACCAGAATATATTGGTACCCCTTTAATTCTTCCTAATTCAAATACCAAACCATTAGGCAAACCAGTAACTTCTCTAACAGTTCTATCTTGAAAAGATAATAGAATTTCAAAGAAAGCATTTTTTTGAGCTGTTAAAATCATATTTTTTAACCCTCCGCCAATAGCACCTCCACCAATATTAGGTGGTCTATAATCTTGTACATTTACAGATATAGATTTGAATCTGGTTTCAGGTTGAATATAATTTACTGATTTTTCAATTACATGAGTAACAGCTTGATCAAAAATAACATCATCAGTATACTTATAAGCTATAGAAGATACTTCTTTTAGATTATTTGTAATTTCTTGAGATATATTTGCTGTTACAGGGGCAAGATTAGAAAAATTTGAAGAAACAATACTTTGAGAAAAAGGTAAATCTATTACCTTTTTCTCTTGTTTTTTATTTATTGAAAACAAAGAATTTGAAGTTAATATTAATTCAGTTGTTTTTATATTTGATATAACGACTATAGAATCAGACATATCCAATCCTCCTATTATACAACTAATTTTGGATAAATAGTGATAGAACCAGGTCCTTTTACTATTATTGGGATACGTTTAATTCCATTTACATCTGTAAGTTCTCTAATAAGTTTACTATTATTTGCTTCAAAAACAGCGTCACCTTTAATTGATAATTCAAGAGTAATTGCTACTCTTCCACCTTGGAAGTTTGTTGCATCTATTTCTATATAAGAGCTGATATCGCTTCCTTCATACTTATAATTATCTTTTTCAAACTTAATAGATACATTTGTAGGACTGCTTAAAGAAAACATTTCAACTTCTTCTAATTGATTAACAATCCAAATATTTTCGTTTTTATCCAATCCAATAAATAATGGAGGAGATTCAGCTTGATTAGAAATAATTAATCTTTCATTTTCTGAGTCAAACATTACAAAATATACTGTGGTATCATTAGCAACAATGAACGTTTTATTTCCATTAGCAGTTAAAAAACCTCTGATGAAACTTGAAGAAAAAGATAAAAATTGTAATTTATCTAATGTATCATCGTCATTTATTTTAAATAAATAAAATCCATGTTTTGTTTGATCTGCTGGAGTTGCTGTATAGTTATCATACAAAGCTACAATTAGATATTTTGAATCATTATTTGTGATATATACACATTCTATTTGAGAAGCTGTTGATGATGGAAGAGCAAGTAACTCAAATAAACTTGAATTATTTTGAGCCATGAGTGTTTTTCCTTTGTAAATTTTTGTTAAATCAACTTCTGAAATATCAAATGTATATTTGAATATTCTAGGAGTAAATGGAGTTGCTGTTTCATAACAAATAGTAAAGAAATAAAACACATTAGAATTATTAGGATCTTGAATAGATCTACAAGATGTTATAGATGCGGAGTTAGTACTAGCTGTTTCTCCAGTTATAGTTATTTTTTCATTTAATTTCGCTTGTTTATTATATCTATATGCATTCATAGTTCCGTTTGCAGCTTGATATGAATAATAAATGAAAGCATCAGTTATTTTTATGATATTTAAATTGCTATTTCCAGCTACGTCCGAATAGAACAATCGCTCAGCAACAAAATTAATTTTATGCAATCTATATAAATAACAGGATGCTCCTGATTGACATGTGAAATATACATATAATTCATCTTGATCTATAAAAGAATTAAAAGTAACGTTAGAAGTAATACTTAAAGAATAATTATTTAATAATTGAACAGTATTATCGTTTTCTATAATTTTATAAAAATATATTGTATTACCCGATTTTGCGTTAGTACTTACTATATATTTAATATCTTGATTATCTTTATCAACGATAAAAGAACTATCTTCATTTTTCAAGTTATTAGTGCCATTTGATTTAATATTTAGATTTTTATGCATACGAATTTCTTTAGTACTACCAATTGTTTGCAAAAATGTTAAAGGTTTTGGAGAAAAAGTATCTTTATAATAATATTGCCCGTTAATAAAATATCCTTTTTCTGTTTCTACTATTTTTTGAATATTAGTAGTAAAAGAAGAATTTGAACCTAATATTTTAGTCATGTTATTTTCACCCTTTAATTAATATATTTTGTATTTATTGTGATTAAGCCACTTCCAGTTATTTTAACATCAACATTTAAATATCCAGAAGGAGATGATGTAACAACATATGTTTTTGGGCTAACAGGAGAAGCATTAACAAATTCAGCTGGACCCGTTAAGCTCAGTTCAAGATTAGCAGCTATAAAATTATCACTATAATTAGTGCAATATACTCTTACAGTAGTAATAATATCTTCACCACTAAATACATACTCTTTATTGATAAATTCAGCAGACATTTTTAATGGTAAAGTTTCAGATATTAATTCTATGCTTCCATCTGATAAATAAATCCAAATATTATTGTTAGAATCAATACCTACATACTTTATTATTTGATTATAATTTGATGTTAATTCAAACTTTTCCTTAATGTTATTCCAAGTATAAAACATTAAACCATTTTGATGAGCTCCTACAAGAGTTCTGTTGTTATTTAAAATAAAATATGTTAAAATTAAATTTGGACTTGTTTTTGCAATATCTACTAATTTTAATGAATTGTTATCCTCTATTTTGAATGTATATAATTCACATTTTGAAATTGGTAAATACACATGTTGATTACCATTATTGTATCTAAATAAACTTAAATATTTTTGAGAATTAGATTCAAATGTAAATATATCATATTGAATAGAAGGATAACCTTCGCCAATTTCTATATTGGAAAGATTAAATAACTCAAAATTAAAATTCATATCTTCGTATGATACAATATCATTTATTACGTCAACATAATATTTTCTAATGAAAACTTCTTGTATACCAGAATTTTTTACATTATTAAAAGCCATGTAAAAACTATTATTTTCAAAATTACTAATTGAACCAAATGTAGAATATGATGATGGTGTAGAATATTCATGTAATGTTGTTAATGCACCAGTAAATTTATTGTATTTTTGTATTTTAATTACAGATGTTCCAAGTGAAGTATCTGAAGATCCAGTTTGATAAGTTATATAAAAATATGCAGAATTTTCGTAAAAAATGTTTAATTTTGTTATTCCAAAAGATTGCATATTTTGTTTTGTATTTGTTAATTTGTTAAAAGAAAAAATTGTTGCACCATATGTTGAATAAGATGAATAAGATAAAAGATAAATTCTTTCTGAATCTTGAGAAATAATTTCTAATGAACAATGCGTTTCATAACTTGTGGAAGATAGTTCATACTCTGCTTTTTCATAATTACCATCATTATTAGTAATTTTTATTAATCTATATCCAGGCTTTTGTGCAAAATATGGTGGTGTTGCCCATGTTATATTTGGATTTTCTTGGTCTGTTATAAAAGTCTTATGAGATCTGTTATAGTTCCATCGACTATTTACATTTGCTATCTTATCTAATGAAAATTCACTGGTGTAAATAGGTAAAAAATTTAATGGTTTAGGAGAGAAATTATTTTTATCATATATATGTCCATTGAAAACTAATTCATCTGATAATTCAACTACTTTAGCTACTGAACCATTAAAAGAATTTTTATCAATTATTTTAGCCATATTAACCTCCTTTAGAATGCTCCTAAATAATATTTAGCTTCAAATGAACCTCTAACGTAAATTTTAATATTAGGGCTAATACCTAATATATATTTTTGTCTTTCTTGAGGCTTTAAATCAACATCAATTATAGTAATATTTCCATCAACAATTACTAATTTCAAATCATCATCTGGAGTATTATTTGGATCAATCATTTTATTGTTTTTAATTAAAATTTCTGAATTAACTATTGTCGTATAATTAAATTTAGAATAAATATCATTTGTATCAATTAACAAATCTAATGTTTCTCTAACTTCATCATTAAATAATTCTTGATAAAAATAAGGTTCAACAGTAGTTAATATTCTTTTATTATTCCACATTAAAAGCCCATTTTGATCTTCACTAAATTTATTTAGAGTAGAAATGTTTGGATGAGCGTGTTCTGCAAATTTAGCAGCGTATTTCAAATCAGCTTCTGTTTTTGTATAAACATTTTGTTTTCTAGCATACTCTGATAGTAAATCTGTTATTTTACTAGAAGAAAATGTTTTATCAACTCTGACATTAATATCATCAATAGCATTAATTCTCGAATAATCTATATCTATATATTCAGGACTAGCAGATCCTAAAGAAGCGTTAATGACGACTTTAACGTAATCTCCCGTTCCAGAATGAATAACAACATTATAATTATCAATAATTTTATAACTCATAATACAATTCAAGTTATTTTCATCATAAAATGCTAATATTAAATTTGTTGAATCTAATAAATGTTCAATATTGTAGATATATTTATTTGATTCTTCATCATATGCCCAATCATTTGGGTGAATTTCAAATACTTTATTTGATCTTGAAAATGTTAATTCATCGATATGTTTATGTTCATAAGTATAATTATCTGAGTTTGCAACTAAAACATATCCATAATTATTTTCAAAAGATTTTGGAAAATTAGAAATATCTAAAGAACTAATTTCGGGAGTTAAAGTTAATTTACCTTCTCCGGTTGAAGTACCTTTTAATTTTTTAAAAGTTATTTCTTCAACTTCGTTAAATTCATCACCATTTTTATCTATAATTAATGAAATAACGTTTTCTAATGTTTGTTTAAATTCAAATTCTCCATTTTTATTTGTGTACAAATAAGAGTTTGGAACAAGTGCGTTAGGAGTATCTGGTAAACTTAAAAACGTTACAGCATCAACAGCGGTTTTAATATCATTCATAGTACTGATTTTATTTTGTTGACTCGCATCAGTAGGTATGATATTTTCGATATTCATAATTCTGTTTTGAAGATTTTGTTGCTCTTGAGTTATTGAAGTTAATTGAGTTAATTTATTTTTTTCATCATCAGTAACATATCTTCTATTAACAGATTCTTTTAAATCCATAGTTGAAAAATTATCTAGATTTTCAATACCAGTTTTTAATTCAACTAATTCCAACGCATTAGATGCACTATTAACTTGTAGTATTTTACCAGCTGAATTTGCTAAACTATTTGGAGTATCTTTTAGATTCACAAATGAATTTTCAACAAACTCTAACGCTGTTTGAGTATTATTAACTCTTAAAACTTTACCTGCTGAACCAGAAAAAGTTGATGGAGTATCTGGCAAATCTGTAAATTTATTTATAGTATTTGCAACATAATCTTTAAATGTTAATTTTTTTTCATCATTATCAACAATTACAACTTTTCCACCTTGTCCAACAAAACTATTTGGAGTATCAGTTAAAGATTTAAAATCTGTAACAATATCCACATCTGAGAATTCCAATCCATCTTCTGTATCTTTAACTCTAACAAATTTACCTTTATTACCAACATAATCATTTGGTGTATCTTTTAACGTTGTGAAAAACGTATCTTGATCTATTGAAATCCAATTATTATTTGCATAATAATTTATTGTATTGTTAACCGAATTGATCCATATTACATTAGTATCTTGCGGTGGTGTAGAAGATTTTACTACTTCTTTATTTAATCTTGGATCATTAGCTTGTACTGCTTCTAATGCAGATACTTCATTATGTTCTGCAAATTTCACTATACCTTCAACTGATGTTGTAGCTTTAGGTATTTCTTGATTACCTCCACTTCCTCCCCCTAAAAAAGGATTATTTATAAAGTTTGGCATATTTAAATGAACCTACCCAACTAAATCTAACATTAGGAGTTACTACAATAAAACTTTTGACGGGGGTATCAAATTGATCTGTAGCAAAACCTTGTCCAGCTAATAGTAGAATTGGAGGGGAATTATTGATTCTTATGTGACATTCTTCAGCATTGATGAAAGCAAACTTGTGATATATAAGTCCGTCTTCAATTATTTCTTGATTAGCAGTACTTACTAATAAATTAGGGGCACCATTAAATCCCGAAAAATTATTCATCATATCAACTCCCTTTAGTAATTTTATTCTAGAATAAAGTTTCTAAATGTAAAAAGAACCGCCTTATCTATGTAAGTTGAGACTAACAAATAATAATATTTTTTGTAAATAAAAGAAAAAATTTTTCATATTATATATGCATATAAACAATAAACTGTATTGAAAGGATGCATAAAATGAGAGTTTTTGAATATGATTCTGTTCCCGAATCTTATGTGGGTTTACTTGAGGCTGTATTAAATGAAGGTACTGAAGTTTCTCCTAGAGGGATGTTGACAAAAGAAATTACTCCTGTAACTGTGGTTATTAATAACCCTCAAAAAAGATTAATTACTCATCCAGTAAGAAAACCAAATTATGGATTTTATGTTGGAGAATTATTTTGGATTCTTCAAGGCTCAAACGATTTAAGTGTATCACATTATAATAAACAATGGTTAAATTTCTCAGATAATGGAGAAAATTTAAATGGAGCATATGGTCAAAGAATCTTTAATTGGTTTGGTGGATTTGAATTCAGAGAATCTGAAGAAGGAAGTACAGAATTAAACAGAATTTTTATTAATCAATTTCAAAAAGTTGTTGATAAATTAAAAACTGATAAAGATTCTCGTCAAGGAACGATTGTTTTATTTGATCCTTCTTTGGATTTTAATGAAACTAAAGATGTTCCTTGTACTAATCTAATGAGATTTTCAATTAGAAATAATAAATTAAATATGATGGTTGTAATGCGTTCAAACGATTTAATTAAAGGTTATGTTTATGACATCTTTAATTTTACAATGATTCAAGAAATGATGGCCTCAATACTTGATGTAGAAGTTGGAAAATATACTCATGTAGCTGATTCACTTCATTTGTATGAAACTGATTTTGAATTAGCTAAAGAAATTATATCAACACCTAACCATAATGTTTATGAAGGTTTTGATATTATGCCGATAGGAAAATATACAGATGAAGATATAAAGAAATCATTTTTGGTTGAACAAATTACAAGAGAAAATGGAAATGAAGTTGAACTTGATACTGTTATTGAATATCTTGGTTTAATTCAAAATAAATATTTTCAATCTTTATCTGCTGTATTAGCAACTTATAATTTTAGAAAATATGGAAGATCACAAGAAGAAGTTGACGCATTGAAATTATTTATTAATAATGAATTTTCAAGAGTGGAGACAATTCAACAATGGAAAACTCTTTTGAAGAAACAATAGATATAAGTAAATTAAATAATAAAAGATTAAATGATTTAATTGAACAATATCATGATGATAACAAAGAAGAAGAATAAAATTCTTCTTCTTTTTATTTTATAATTGAGGTGATTATATGGATTTTAAAATATTTAAAAATTCAATTTTAGGGTATATAGAATATATTAAAGTATTTTTAAAGAAAGATATACAATTTCTATATAATAAACAACAAAAAGAAATAGTAATTAAAAATAAGATAAATGGAATATATAAAGTTGTTATTACTTTTTATACTCATAACATTAAAAATGGAGTAAAAACATCTGTTTTTGATAATTATTATGTAATTAATATTAATCTAATTAAAGCTAAAAATTTAGAGTATAAAATTAATAAAAATGAAATTATCTTTATAATTAAAGATTTAAATGATTTAAGTTCTTTTTTTAACATATTGGAGCAATCAAAATTTTTTAATTAATAATCATTTTACATTTTCTGTTTTATATGATATAATAATTATATAAAATAGAAAGGGACGATAAAAATGCATATAACTATATCAGCTTCTGGAAAAAATGTAGAAAAATTATCATACGTATTTGGAAAGAATCCAGAAAATGATTATAAAAAAGAAACAAAACATGGTTTAGTAGAATTTAAATATTTACATTATTCTGATGAATTTGTCAAATGTTGCATTATGTTTACACCTAATGGATTGCAATTAGTAAGAGAAAGTGAATTTGCGGGTTTAGAAGATTATATTAACGACCGAGAATTTTCTTTATCAACTATTTTCTTGACAAATATTAGAAAATCCATTGGATATGTTTTTAATCGAGAATATGAGGGTGTCAATAATATATTTGAATTTGAAATCGAATTGGGTCCTATTTCAACAAAACTTCCAAATGATATAATTTTACAACTATTTGAACCTCTAGGATATGAAGTTAAAATTAAAGAAATAATTGTTGATTATAATTTCGATGTTAATTCAAGTAAAGTTATAGAATTAATTTTAAAATCAAAAACAAATATTATTTCAATTTTTCAGCATATTTATGTTCTTATCCCTATATTGGATAATTATAAACATCATGAAATAAATGATGATGAAATTGACAAATTGTTTAGACTTGGTGAAGATTGGATTTATGAACATCCAAAAGTTGAATTTATTATTAAAAGATATTTACGTTATTCTAAAAAATTATCTTCAAAAGCGCTAGATATAGTTAAAAATAAAACTATAGAAGAACAGGATGATTCTTTTAATAGTGAAGTAAAAAAGGAAAGACTTGGAGATTTAAGATATTCAACTTTTGTAGATAAAATTAAACAATTAGGAATAAATGAAGTAGTTGATATGGGGTCTGGTGACGGAAAATTAGTTGAATTATTACTTTATAATTCAAATATTTCAAAAATCATAGCGTGTGAGCCGACATTAAAAGGTATATCAATTATGAAAGAACGTTCATATAGATGGAAAAAAAATTCAAATATAGAATTTGAAATTATTCAAGGTTCTTTATTTTTTAAGGATGATAGAATAAAAAACAAAGAATGTATTACTCTTTGTGAAGTAATAGAACATATAGATAAAGATAGAATTGACGATGTAATGAATATTATATTAGGATATAACACTCCAAAATATTTTATAATTTCTACTCCTAATGTAGAATATAATGTTCTTTATGGAATTAATAGATTTAGACATAATGACCATAGATTTGAAATGACTAGAAAAGAATTTTGTGATTTTATTGAAGAGCATTGTATTAAACACAATTATATTTTGGTTGAAATGATTGGAATTGGACAATTTTCAGAAGAATATGGACATCCAACTCAAATGGCTATTTTAATGAGAAAGGACTAATAATTATGAAATTAACATTTAAAGATAATGAAATTATAGCAGTTTTTGGTTCAGATAAAAATATAGTTGAAAACTTTATAAACTCTCATTTTTCTAATTTTATTGATTATTCTTTATTAAAAAATATGGTTGGATATGAATCTTTTTTGATTCAAAGTTCCTATAATAATGATAATGACAAAAATAGAATTAAAAAAGTAGTTCAATTTAATAAAAACATTCAAAATGATGCTGCAATTATCATCTTGAAAAATATTTTAGAATCTAGAATTAAAACTCAAAAATTTTCAGTTATTTCTAATTTAGATATTAATAAATTAAAAGAATTATCTAATTTATCTGATAAACACAAAGTTGAATTTTCAGTTATTATTATTAATAATAATGATAATAAAGATTTTGTAAAAAATAGTAAAAGATTAAAAAATTTAATTTCTAAAACTCATATTAAAAAAATAGAAATTCAACCCAAAGAATTATTTGATGTTGAAATAGAATTTCTAAGAAATGATTTAATTATAGATATTGGAAATGGTTTGGATATTATGGGGGATGGACATGGTTTATTGAAATCTCGTTTAGATCTTATTGAAAAAGCTGGATATGTAGTATGTGATGATGGAATTTATAGACATCCATCAGGAAGAAAATTGGTTTATTTAAATGACGAAACTGGAAAAGGCTGTGAACCAGATGATAGAGTTGAATATGGAAAATATCCCTCTATAGCTATGGCAAATATGATGATGAAACAAGTGAAAGCTGGCGAAGCATATGCAGTTGATTCAAATCATAATTATAAATTATGGAGATTTTTAGAAGGTAGAAACGTTATAATGCAAAATGGAGATGAATTGGTAGAACAAGAGTTTATTAATTTTGAAAAAGAATATGGTAAAGAAAAAACATTACAATTGAAAAGCGAATTGTTGGATTTCTTGAAAAATCTACCTTCTCATTTAATTATTCAAGATAATGGTATCAATAGAGCAGTTGTGGTTCATGCTGGAATTAAAGAAGAAATGATTGGGAAAAAATCAAATGAAATAAGAGATTATTGCAGATTTGGTCCTAAAAATGATGAATCTGAAAATATTGAAGAAATTCCTAATAGAATTGATTGGACTAAAGAATATAATGGTGCTCCGTTGATTATTTGGGGGCATGATCCAAGACCTGAACCTAGAATTATTAATAACACCATAAATTTAGATCAAGGTGGATATTGTGGTCATAAATTAACTCTTATGAGATATCCTGATATGGAATTTGTTCATGTTAATGTGAACAAATCATATGTTGAAGATGAAAAAAATGCAATTATGAAATTTTATAATAATAGATTTGAAATTCCAAGTATTAATTCTTATATTAATGGAATTAATTTGGAGATTGATGGTAAAGAAATTAATTGTCATCATAAAGATGTTGCTTATGCACTAGATTTAGTTAGTACAAGAACTGTTTCTTTAGAAGAATTATTTTATGTTGCACCAACAATGTCTCCAACTCCAAAAGTTTCAAAATTAGATAATTTTTTAGAGCATCCTAATGAAGCTTTTGAATATTTTATAGAAAATGATATTAAAAAAGTTGTAGCTCAGAAAAAGCATATGGGAAGTAGAGCATTAATTACTTTATTTAAAAATGAAGAGATTGGAAAAAAATATATTAATAAAAATAAAAAAGGTTTTATTTTAAGTAGAAACAATATAAGATTTTTTAATATCGAACAAGAAAAACAATATGTTGATAGATTAGTTGAAGATTTAACAAAACATAATTTCTTTGAAAAATATGACACAGATTTATTAATTTTAGATTGTGAAATATTACCATGGAATTTAAAAGCAAATAGTTTAATTACAAATCAATATGGTTTAGTTTCAAATACTTCTAGATATGTTAGAAATCATAAATTAGAAATATTAAAAGAATTATTTAATCAAGGAAAAGTGTCAAAAGAAGATGTTGAAAAACAGATAAATTTGCTTGAAAATTCAAAAAAATTTCATGATGTATTTTCATTTTATTGTTGGAATATTGAAGATATTAATAACGTAAAAATAGCTCCTTTCCATATATTATCTTTCAGTAAAGAAAGTAATTTTAATCGTAATCATGAATGGCATATGGGTATATCTAAAGAATTATCAATGATGTCTTCTCTATTTATAGAAACTCCTTATATGATAATTAACTTAGATAATGAACAAGAAAAAAACAGTTGTATCAAATGGTGGAAAGAAATAACTGAAGATGGGCATGAAGGGATAGTTATAAAGCCATATAAATTTATTTCCAAAAATAAAAATGGTGAAATTGTACAGCCAGCGATTAAAGTTAGAGGAAAAGAATATTTAAGAATTATTTACGGAATGGACTATTTAGAAAAAGAAAACTTAGAAATAATCAAACAAAGAAGTGCTCATAAAAAAATGAAAAAAGCCATTAGCCAGTTTCTTTTATCAGTAGAAAGCATAAATAGATTTATAAATATGGATAAAATTGAAAATATATTAGAATGTGTTTTAGCTTCAATGTCTATAGATAATGAATTTACTGATCCAAGATTATAACATACTTTTTAAGCTGCTAATTATTTTAATTAGCAGCTTTTTTGTGTTTCTAACGAGAAAGACGAAAGTAATATTTTTTTTAGTAAATACTATTTTAGAAAGGATGGAGGTGGTAAAATGGCAAGGACAAAAATTGATTTGTCTCAAATCGCGGGTATAAAAAGTGAAGAATCATTACTTGATACTTTCAATAGAATTGAGACTAATAATCAGAGAATAATTTGTTTTGTTTTATCTGGAACTGTAAATCAAGGTTTACAAAGTCCTGAAATTCGATTTCCCTTTTCTGGAACAATAACTGGAGTCTATGCATCTTGTAGAAATCCTGGAAATTCAGATACTATTATTGAAGTTCAAAAATGTTCTCAACAATCAATAGATTCAGCTTTAGAATCAGAATGGGAAAGTATTTTTTCTCAAAATTTAATAATTGAAAGTAATAATAAATCAAGTAATACATCCGCTTTGAAAGCCGTCATTGCTACACCTGACGTTAACCTTAATGACCATTTTAGAATTAATATTTTAGAATCAGGTCAATTAAGCGATTTAACTATCGAAATAGAAATCAAAACATACTAATGGAGAGTGGTTTTAATGGCAGCACCTATTATTTCTTGGTATGATGAAACAAATTCAAATCAAGTAACTTCTTGGAATATTGACAGAGTTGATGCTGGTAACGTATCTGAAGATACTACTTTTCTCATCTGGAACAACAAAGGTGGTACTGAAGCTGTAGCTGATATGACAGAATGTGGTATTACAACAAAAGATAGTTCAGGCGGAAACACTGGAGATATTATTACAAAAAAATGGATTGAAGTAAAAGTTGATTCATTAAATGAATCTACATTCACTCCCATAGGCGGAACAACTATTAAGACTATAGGAGCAGCTGGAACCGAGGGGGTAATTTCTGGCGGAGTAAATGATGGTACTACTAGTGCTACTCAAAACTTTGCAAAACTTACTCTTCATGCTAATGTTCCTTCTTCAGCTTTATCAGGAAACGTTAGTTTCTTAACAAGAGTTGTATATAAATACACTTAATAACATAAGAACCTCCTCTTAGAGGTTCTTTTTTCTAAAAGGGGTGTTTTTAATGAATAACATTAACGATAGATTTAATAATAATATGTCTCCTGTTGAACAAGAATATGTTTGGTATTCAGAAAATGTAAATGGAGAAATATATTCTGAATTTGATTTTAAAACTAAGAAAGAAAATAGTTTTTATAATATAGATAAAAAAAATATTGTTAGATTTGGATTGATTGGTGAAGGAAAAAAATTATATTATGAGATAAATAGTGGGATTTTTAAATTAAATGGAAAAATGGTTGAGATAATATACAAAACTGATAATTTTGAATATTATTTGACTGGTCAAAATGATTTGTATAGAGATTTAATTACTTATAAAGATGCAGAATCTATTATAACATTAAATAAAAGTGGAACTTCTAGATCATCGATTATTCAATTTAATTTTGGATATAAAACGAATTTAGAAATTAATGGAGCAAAATTTAATTTTAAACCAATTGTTAGCATACCAAGAAACAAAAATTTTGTATATATGAATATAAGGCTCACATGTAATCAAAATTTAAATGGAAAGCTTCTTATTAAAAGAAATGGAGTTATTGTTGAAGAAATTGAAGCTCCTTTAAGAAAAAATGTTGGTGGAGAATTAAATTGGATATTAAATTAATTGGAGGGATAAAATATGAGCTTACCTACTGAAAATTTATCAATTAGTTTAAATAATGAATTAGGTTATAAAACGAATATAGAAATTAAAAATGGAAAATTAATTTTGAATTCATTATATGATAATGGAGAAGTTACAATATATTCGGAAGAAGGAAGTATTGAATTCCCCTCAATAGATTTAGGCCAATTTTACTTAAACACATCATCTCTTAATATTGATGTATCTATACCAAATGATTCTGTTTTTGATTTATATGTTGCGTCTTCGAACAATAATATTGATTTTAGCGATTATGAACTTGTTAATTTAAATAGTATAGACTTGAATTTGATTAATAAAAGATTTCTTAAGTTTAAAGTTAATTTTAAAGGTAAATTAAAAGATATTAATATTACTAGAAATAAATTTTCAGAATCAGAAAAATCAGAGTTTATATTAGATGAAAGAATTATTTTTAATAATAAAATTAGTTTAAAAACATCTTATAACGAAGAAATGGAAGAAATTATAACTCTTAATGAAGGAAAAATATTTAAAAAGACAATTAAAGATTATAAAAAATTATATAATATAGATATTGAAGTTTAGAAAAATAAAAAATATAGAAAATAAATTACGGAGTTGAATAAACATGAATGGGGCTATAAATTTCAACAAAACTGGTTCAATTGCTATAGATAATATTCCAGCATTCGGCTCAAATTTTGTAATAGACCTTTGGGTAAAATTCAATTCTTTAATTCAAAAAGATTTTTGTGCTCTATTTATGCGAGGTAACTCTACTACAGCAAATGGTGTGCATATTTATGGAAATAAACTTGGGTGGCGTAGAAATTCAAGTGGTGGGTTAGGAAATGAATTAGAAGAACTTAGTAATTTTGAAATTAACAAATGGTATAGATTAACTTTTAATTTTACTAATAGAGTAGGAAAATATTATCGCGATGGAATTCTTATTAAAACTATTAATTTTGATGGTGATTTTAACACAACTAGCACTTTAACAATTGGCGATTGGTCTAGTAATTATGGTTCTCAATTAAATGGTGCAATACATGATTTCAAGCTTTTTAATAGAGCCTTTTTAGATGAAGAATTAGAAATTCTTTTTAAAAACAAATATTATAATACACCATTTGATAATTATAAAGTTATTCAATTAAAACTAAATGATATTAATAATTTAGAGGGTTCAACATTAACTGGAAACATTATAGAAGATAGTTTTGATAAATATGTTGTTGTTAAAAATCTTATTTTACATGATGGTAAATATAAGAGTTTTGATATTAGTATATTACCATCTCCAATAAATGCTATACCGATTATGATAACCAATTCCGATCCTAGTGGCCGAGCATTTGGTAGTTCATTTTTTGGAGATTATGAGTATTTTAAAGCGTTTGATAATAATGTTAATACTTCTTGGATTAGTATTTCTGATTCGTATCCTCACATATTAGGATATGAGTTTCCTATATCAAAAAGAATAGTTTCATATAGTTTGCAAGTAAGAACGTTGAATCAAGATGATTTATCTAGTATGCCTCAAGATTGGACTTTTGAAGGTTCTGATGATGGAACTAATTGGACTATATTAGATAAAAGAAATGGTCAAACTTGGAATAACTCTGGGCAGATTTTAAATTATACTTTTACAAATTACCATAGTTATAAAAAATACAGAATCAGAATAACCAAAAATAATGGAGGAAGATACCCAAATCAAGTGTCTATAGGTAATTTCTTGATGTTTAGTGCGGAGAATAATGATCCTTCACAAATAATAAAAGAAGTATCATCTACACTTCCAACAACAGAACAATTCTTATCGTATGGCATAGATGAACTTTTATTATCTTCCTTATTAAACCGTAGAATAGAAACTTTTGACAATTTACAAATGATAAATAATAGCGAAATTTTAAATGGTGATGAAGGCAAAGTATTTAGTAAGACTATTAATTTAAAAAAATATATAGATATAAAAAGTATTAAAGTGGAGGTGGAGTAATATGGCGGGAAGCGCAAAGCCTAATATTGAAGGATTAAATATTGAAGCAGACTATACTTTAGTCAGAGCAAATTCCAATATAGGGCAAACTGGTATGGGATTATTTGATGGAACACAAAGTGATGAATGGAATACTAATAGAGTATTCTATTGGTATGACAGCACAGACTATATTGAAGTAGAAATAAGGTCTAAGCTAGTTAATATATGGAGAAGTGGTACAAGCTCATGGCCTGGTTATACAAGTCCTTTACAAATTTACAAGTTGGAAAACGACACTTTTGTTAATGTTACTTCTCAATATCCTCAAACAATTACACCAATAAATCATACAAATTGGGAAAAAACAATATCCAACTTACCAAAAGGAAGATATAGGTTTATAAAAGGTGCTTCTTTACGTATAGATTCCGAATGGTTTATAGAAAAAACATATTATCCTCCAAAAATCTTACTTTCAAGCAGTGGTAAAATTTATTCATTAGGAGTAGAGGAGAAAAAATATGAAACAAAAATGACTTCTAATGCTACTCCTGCTCCATATGTAGCTAGTTCTAGTAGTTATAATAACAGTACCTATTATGCTTGGAAAGCGTTTAATGGGACTAATGTAGATAGAGAAGATTGTTGGGCTTCAGAGAATAATTTGACAACAGGATGGATTCAAATAGACTTTGGAGAACCTAAAAAAGTTAATACTATGCAATTGACTTCAAGAAATGATAGTGCATCGGGTTCAGTTTCTGCTCCTAAAGATTTTTCCGTATTAGGTTCAAATGATGGTACTAACTTTACTCTAATTAAAGAAATAACTAATCAAATAAATTGGAATGCTAATGAAACAAGACTATTTGACTTGGGCAAAGGTAATAAATATCGCTACTATAGACTTAAAATAGATTCTACTAGTGGATATTCTTCTTATATAGCAATAGGAGAAATTTTATATAGCTATGTTGAGAACAATCTATCAGAACTTAATATGAACAATAATGAAGCCTTTGAAGAATTTGGGATGGATTCTATAGTGAATTTTGATAATATTTTTGAAAATAAAAACTACATTTTACAAGATGGCATAAATACAGATTCTGATGGCTTATGGAAACAAAAAATAAGTAGAAAGCCACTAAGTATTAAATTTGAATAAGGAGTGAGAAACTTGTCGATTAAAACTATAGATGATGTTTATTTTGACCCTAGTGACAAAGGAACAGCGATTCAACTGTCGAGTGATAAGCTAACAATAAATGCCACAGGAATAGGAGTAGCAAGACTGAATACTCCTCTTATCCAAAAAGGTAAAGTGTATTTTGAGATGTTGGCTAATGCGCCTAATGCAGCTTTTGGCGTAACTCGTAAAACTGATACTTTAAACGCAAACTTTTGGACTTCTCCCACTTCCCTTTATTATGGTGGTGATGGGAGAATTTGGGGTGGTGGCATTCTTTTAAGCTCGTCAGTTCCTACGTATACGACAGGCGATATAATTTCACTACTTCTTGACTACGACAATATGAGATTTGTATTTTTAAAGAATAATAGTTTGGTTTTTGAGCGAAGTATACTGACAGACGACTTATTGTTTGACTACTATGGCACACTTGGCTGCTATTCAACTTCTACCTCTGCGACTATTCGATTGAAGAGAGACGATATGTCTTATTATGTAAGAGGATATAAGCCTTATTACTACAACGAAGATAAAATGGTTATCAAGAACAGAACAACAAACCAAATCTACTCTCTCGATAATAAAACTCTAATCCATCTTCCTTCTGCATCCGATAAAAACATGAATTCATACGGTATTGAAGCAGGTCAAGAGATTAGGTTGGACGAGCCTTTTGATAAGATTAAGCTGATAAAAGATACTAGTTCCGCATTAGGTGAAGGAAAGACATTTACTCATACGATTGATTTAAGTGAATGGACAGCAAGGAAAATATTATTGTAGTTTAAGCGTTTATTTCCAGGTGATGAAATGAGTGTTTTATATTGTTTAGAAACGAGAAAGGAAGTGAGGATATGATAGAAACCATATGGTATAAACTAAATATGACTACTAACACCACTCCTGCCCCTTATGTGGCAAGTGCTAGCAGCGAATACAGTGGAATGGGTGCTTGGAAAGCCTTTAATGGCACTCTTGCGAATAGTGACGACAGATGGAGAAGTACTTCTCAAACTAATGCATGGATAAAGTTAGATTTTGGATTAAGTAAACCTGTCAACAGAGTTAAGATTACTGCTCCATCAAGTAGCACAGTCTTAGCAGGTCAGCCATTAGAATTTTTCATTGAAGGAAGTAATGATAACAATGAATGGAGTCGTGTAGTTAGTGTTGCAACTACTTCTTTTACTGCAAGTGAGGTTAGAGAGTTTGAGTTTGATGTAAATGCAAATTACAGGTTTTATCGACTAACACCAACTAAATCGCAAGGTTCAGCTACTTACTATAACATAGGTGAAATTGAATATGGTTTTTCTTTTTCAAATAAAATCTTGATTTCATTGCCAAATAGTGAGATTTCAACCATTAAAAACAATGCTTTAGTATCAATACCTTCTAGTTCAGAAGAAAATTTTATAAAATATGGTATGAATAAAGGAGATATGGTTGATTTAACAGTTCCACTAAACAACCGTTCTTTTATAGAACAGGAGTATCAGCCACTAGGGAATGGAAAAGTGTTTAGGAAATCAATTAACACAACTAAAACACCTATTAAGAAAGCAACGATTATATGATAAGAGGGCATGAAATGAGTCTTTTATACAGATAGAAAGGAGGAATAATATTGAAAACTCTTATTTTCCATAATAATAATTACAAGTATTTTACAAACTCATGGCAAACAATTGGAACAACAGCAACAGAATCAGATTACATTTCTTTTGGAATTGATGATATTAGCACTATCACTGAGGAAGCTTGGACAGAATTAGATGGTGTAGTCGAACTATGCACATATACTGACGAATCAAACAGAGTAGAAGTGTTGATCAATGTAGATACAGAGCCATTCACATTACTCGAAGAATGGGGCGATAAACAAATTCAAATAATTGAATACACTGATATTCCAACCCAAGAAGATTCATTGATTACATTGGAAACAGAACCCTACAATGTGTATAGATACATTTCTGACAATCCAGAAGTGCTAGTTTACACTGAATCCCCAGAAGATATTGTCATTTTAACAACAACAGAACCTTATGATTTATATGACGAGTTCGGTGATGAAGTTGAGGTATTGGTTTATACTGATAATGAATCAGCATCAAAAGCCAATCTAATTGTCGAAGCTAACTGGTCGCCTATTGATGAATTAGAAGGAGAAAATTTTGATATAGTTACCTATGTTGATAGCGATAATATTATTCCATCTATAAACTATAATATAGTTCCAAAAGGGAAGTTAATTATTCAAACTAAAGATATTGTTAAATTTAATAGATTAAAAAAAATAAAAGCTAATTATAGTAAAAATAACCCATTAAATAAAATAAAAGTATTAATTAGTGGAGATAAGGGGCTAACTTGGAAATCTTATAAACATAATTATAGAGAGAAATTTGTTGTTTTTGATATTAATGATTTAGAAAATATAAGAAATAATGCTATGAATATAGAAGATTTATCATTAATATCTGAAGACGATTTAAAAATATTATCTCCAAGCGGTAATTATAGATTAGCTTATTATATAGAACAAAATAATATAGATGATATATTAGAGATAGATTCTTTAATAACTAATGATATAGCTAATGATATAACTCCAGAATTATCAAATATTTCTGTTTATTATGATTCTATAGATCAAAAATATTTTGGTATAATGTTTTTAGATAAAACAGGTAATTATTATTCTAATAATCTAGGAGAATTAATTCAATATTTAGATTTTGGATATTTAATAGCTGGACAAACTTCTGAAGAAGTTGAAATTATTCTTAAAAATTCCACAAATTATAATGTCGAAAATATAAAAATTAATGTAGATGAAAATTTAAATGATATTAATATGGAATTTAGTAAAACTATTAACCCTTTTATAGCTGAAAGTAGTTTGAATTTTAATAAAGTGTTAAACGCTGGTGAACAATTAAGTTTTTATGTAAGATTGACATCTAATAAATATGCTGAAAATGGAGGAGTTATACAAATAAATGTATTAGCTGACCCAATTCTATAAATTCCAATACAATGGAAGGAGTGATTAAAGCGTGAATACTACAGATTTAGTTAGTAATTTAAATATATCACCAAAAAACAAGATGTATAGTAAAGTAAAGATTGTTTCTGTTGGTGAAAGTGAATTAAATTCTTCTATTAATATTTTTAATTTTGAAGATGTTAATTCAAATATTGATATTTATAGTGATAATGTTGTAGATAATATAGGTTGGGGTACAACTATATATGGTAATCAAAAAAGATCAAATCTAAACATTTTATATAGAGATGAAATACAAAGTGTTATTAGTATTAGAGCTAAAAATAAAATGTATAGTATAGTTGAAATAAGTCCTCCTCCAACAACAACTATTAATAATTACAGTATAAAAGATTCTTATGTCAGTAAATATGCTCAAACTATGAATTTTGGAGATATTCATACTATTCTAATAAATAAGGAAGATTATGAAGCTTTTATAAAGTTTGATATTTCAAATATACCTGACCAATCAATTATATTAAGTGCTAATTTAAAATTATATAATTCAGAACAAGTAGATGAACCTATTAATATTGATGTATATAGTGTTGATTCTGATTGGGAAGAAGATTCTATAACCTGGAAAAATAAGCCAAATGGAGTTTCTAAAATATCTTCATCTGTTGTTGATAAAGTGGGATATATTAGTTTTGATATAAAAAATGAAATAATAAAATGGTATAATAAAGAAATAGAAAATAATGGTTTGCTATTAAAATCAGATAATGATCAATTAATTAGATTTCATTCAAAAGAAAGTGAAAATAATAAAGTTTTTGTTGAAATCGTATTTCAAAATGCGTATATATATAGTTTCGGAAAAACAAGTTTGAATAGTAATTTAAATATTTTATATAAAACAGATTTAAATTCAAAATTAATAATTCCTGTATATGATGCAAATAGAGATTTAATATCAAATGTAGAAATATTTAATCCCGATACTATTAAATCAACTATTAGCGTTATTAGAGAAAATTTATCTTCTACGATCAGCGTTGTTCAAAATGATGTTAACGAAATAAAATCATCTATAATTATAGTAAATAAAGATATTAATGATTTAGATTCATTAATACAAATAAGTAAAGAAAATTTAGAATCAAATATATTTGTTTTATATAAAGATGATTTAAATTCAATTATAGATGTTGTTCGTGTGCATGAGGATGATATTCCATCTTTATTAAAAATAAATAGAGATAATATATATTCTTCCTTATATATTAATCATATAAATGATATTTTTTCATCAATTTCAGTAGCGAGAGAAGATATTAGCGATTTGATTAGTAAATTAAATATTAGTAGAGAAGAAATTCTTTCTCAAATTGATGTTTGGGGTTCAAATTCTATTAATTCTTTAATTACTGTTTCTAGAATGGGTATTGATCAAATTACATCAAGTATTTTTGTCGATGAAATTAAATATGATTTAGAAAGTAATTTGATTATACCTTATAAAAATAAAGATGATATTGTATCATTAATTGAAATTGCAAGTACAAAATATGATATTGAAAGTAGTTTAATTGTTACTATTAGATATATTAACGAAATTGAATGTGAAATTATAGTAACAGATAATAAAAACAATAACTCTTACGTGTTTATTTTTTAACAAAAATATATTAATGATTTTGTGTTATATAAAATATGGGAAAAATTTTTCCCATATTTTATTATTTTAAAGGAGGTTTTAGTTATGAAATTTAACTCACCTATTCACGAATGTAATTCTCCTGTTGATGAAGATTTTATTTGGGTAGCAGAATATAAAAATAAAGATTATGTGTATGAATATGATTTAATAACTAAACAAAAAAATAATTTATCTGATATTAATATTAATTCTTTATCTAGATTTGGTATAATTGGTAAAGGAATGACTTTTTATTATGAAGCATCAAGTGGTATATTTAAATTGGCTGGTAAAATGTTTGAAGCATCATTAAAAACAACAAATTATGAATTTTACTTAACTGGAATTGTACATGAAATAATTCCTATATTTGAAAGAATAAAAGAAGGAGATAAAGTTGTTGAGTATATCTTTGGATATAAAACTCATTTAAATATTAATAGTTTTGAAATAGATTTTAAAGTTATTTGTTCATTAAAATATGGAAAACCTATTAATTTAATTTTCGAAGCTATAACTAACATGTCAACAGATGGTAATGTTCGTTTAAGAAAAAATGGAGAAATTATTGATGAAAAGTATATGATATTAAAATCTAACTTTAAAAATAGTTATAGTTATGATATAAAATAAAATTGTAATATCATATATATATAATTATTATTGTTAATTTTTAATATAATGTAACAAATAATAATTTAATCACAATTATTTGGAGATGATACTATGAGAACACTAATCGTAGATGATTCAACTTTTATGCGTTCTATCATTAAAAAAATCATAACAGAATATAGTTGTGAAGTTGTTGGTGAAGCTAGTGATGGAATAGATGTATTAAACAAGTATAAAGAATTACAACCAGATATAGTGTTCTTAGACATTACTATGCCAAAGAAAAACGGAATGGAAGCCTTAAAAGAAATTATCAATTATGATAAAAATGCTAAAGTTGTAATGTGTTCTTCTATGGGACAAAAATTTTTTGTTATAGAAGCATTGCAAATTGGTGCGTTTGATTTCATAGTTAAACCTTTTGAGAAAGATAGAATATTTGAAGTTATAAACAGAATAAAAAGTGGAGAATAATTCCCCACTTTTTATTTACATTTTTTAACAAACATTATATAATAAAAATGTAAACAGTATATGCAGTTTAGCTTAAAGGTAAAGCACGCTCTTAAGTATATATCTTTCGATATAAAAAATTAATTAATATATTTTACTTATTTTGAGTAGTTCAGCCAGGAAAAAAATATAGTAAATATAAAAAATTAATTATTTTATATTGAGTAAAAGTTATATATGTATGAGTCACCAAAAATGTAATGAAAGGATTTGGCTGATACGAGTAATTACATAGATAGGTGGTAAGGAGATTTGAGGTTCGATTCCTCGAAACTGCACCATTAAAAGGAGAAAGAAAATTAATGGCTAATAATATTAATTACATTAAAAGTAAATTAAACGAGAAAAAATACAAACAATTAAACAGTTCATTTCAATCAATAGAAAATAATCTCTTTTTAAAATTAGATCCACTTATACTATCGTTTAATTTATCAAATAAGAATGTTTCTGTTAATTATACATTGAATTTTACAATAATTTTTGAATTAAATAGTAAAGAAAAAATAGCAATTGGTTTTGATTCTAACCAAAAAAAGATAAGAGTTATAATTCCCGATCAATATAATAATTTAGTTAAGAAAAAATGCAATGTTCATTATAAAGAAGAAAAATATAAAAAATATTGTTTTAGATATTCATCGGTTAATTGTAATAAAATTGTAAATATAATTAGAACAATATTTGAACATTATGAAGAAGCTTAAAAAAATAAGCTTCTTTTTATTATGTTAAAAGATATATACATAACATGTTTCATTAATTTTATTTTTAAGTTTTTCTATTATATTTATTCGTTTTTAAGAACAAAATGAAGATTTTACTTCATGTAAATTTATTATTCACAGACTACATCTATAAAATATAAATATATAAAATATAGAATATTTAAAAATAAAATAAATGAAGTGCACTTCATGTTTACAATTTTGCTATATTATAATATAATTTAAAAGAGAAAAAATATAGTTTAAATACAAAATCATTAAAAACAACATATTAATGAAAAAATTTTGTATGAATATGGATAAATAAAAAAGTTTATTGTGCATAGTATTTGATTATAATAAAAAGGGTATTTACCCTTTTAGGGTGGTAGAGTAAGAAATTCATAAATTGATAGACAAGTAGTTTCTTTAACTTTCAAGGTGAAAATGGAGTTTAAAATAAATTAAATTAATATTGGAGAGTGAGTTAATGGGTAAAGAAATTTTAGGAAGTTTAGAATTGAATAGAGTATATCAAATGGATTGTTTGGAAGGTATGAAACTACTTCCTGATAAATCAATAGATATGATATTGTGTGATTTACCTTATGGTACGACAGCGTGCAAGTGGGATAACATTATTCCTTTTGAGCCATTGTGGGAACAATATAAAAGACTAATCAAAGACAATGGAGCAATTGTTTTGACAGCATCACAACCATTTACAACTAAACTAATAAATTCAAATATAGATATGTTTAAGTATTGTTGGTATTGGGTTAAAAGTAAGCCAAATGGATTTCAACACGCTAAAAATAAACCTATGACAAAAGTTGAGGAGGTTTGTGTTTTTTCTAAAGCACCTATGGGGCATAAAAGTCAATTGGGAGATAAAAGAATGGTGTATAACCCACAAGGGGTTGAGTCGGTTGGAAAGAAAAAGGTGGCAGAGGTGATTCACGGAAGAATGATGGGTGCAAGACCAAATCAAGTAGGTAAAGAATACGAAGCATTCACAGGATTTCCACACAACGTATTGGAGTATCCGAATGTCACAGGAAAAAAAGCATTACACCCTACTCAAAAGCCAGTTGAATTGTTTGAGTATTTGATTAAAACATACACTTTGGAAAATGAAATTGTTTTAGACAACTGTTTGGGTAGTGGCACAACGGCAGTTGCTTGTGAGTTGAATAATCGCAAGTGGATAGGGTTTGAGACTGAAAAAGAGTATATAGAGCTAATTAATAAAAGGCTTGACAAAATACGATTAGAATGCGATTTGCAAGACTACGAGAAATAATTTCACCCTGATAGTTCAAATTAGACTAAAAATATTGCATAATGGTCTAAAATGAATTTTCGAGGTGAAGTATGCTAAACATTCCAGAATTTACAGTAATCAATCAAGAACAAAACGAATACTACTACCGATTTACAGTAGAACGTAATGAAATGCCTTATATGTGTAAGAATTGTGGTTGGATAAAGTCTGAACACGACAACGCAGAAGATGTATTTAGAATGCATCTGACAAATCTGTATCACTTAGAGTCGATTTAACCACATTAAGTAATATTTGGGAGAGAGTAGATTCTAATGAATTTGCCTTCCGATTTCACCATGAAAGTTAAATACCTAATAAAAATTACATCAAATATGGAGGGTTTAATGTGAAAAAATATTAATGTTAATGATGTTTATTTTTTTATTAGGATGTGCTGATTAAGCCATCGTAAAATATGATAATAATATTACTTTTTATCCAAGTAATTATTATGAAATAAAAAGTGAAAAAATAAAATTTAATAGTTATGTAAACACAATTAATGATGAATACTGGATCATTTCTTTTTCAAATGATAGTGATTATTCTGTAAATACAACTTATATTGTAAAAGAAGGTTCTAAAATTAAATTTAATAAGATTAATATGGAAATTATTAATTTAGACTCAATAAATAATTCCATTGAAGTTAAAATTCAAAAATGAAAGGAAATATTAAATTGAGCTTAATAAAAATAAAAAAGTATAACATTTTTGTTATTTATTAAATAATAAAAACGAAAGAGAAATAAAAAATATAAGGAGATAAATTAAATGAATAAAAATATAATTAAAGTTTTGTGTTTAGTATTAATTTTTATTATGTTGACGGGATGCACTAACGGTTGTGTAAGAAGATTTGGTGGAACTCAAGAAATTACTCTGCCTAAAGATCAAAAGTTAATTAATATTACTTGGAAAGATAACGACTTGTGGATTTTAACCAAACCAATGTCTGATAGCGATGATGCTGAAGAGTATGAGTATAGAGAATATTCAAATTATGGAATCATGGAAGGAAAAGTTATAATTAAAGAAGTTAAATAAGAAAAATTAGAGAGGATATTTCATCCTCTTTTTGTTTGATATGTTAAATAAATATCTTTATATTACGTTAAAAGTTGTTTATTTGTTATTTACAAATTCATATAATAATTTTATCATTTTTAATGATAAGAAATATGGTATAGCCGGAGATCTTACAGAAGGCAACAAAATTCTAAATTTTAAATGCAATTTAGAATTTTGAAAGGGAGGACTATGGAAGCAATAAAAGAATATCCAATTTATAATCTGTTATCAGAAAAAAGAAAAGAAGAATTAAAAGAATCATCTCAGGAATCTTTTGTAAACATTCATTGTCATTCGTATTATTCATTACTTGACGGAATGACAAATCCTTTAAAATTAGTTCAATACACAAAAGAATTAAAACAACCAGCGGCTTGTATATCAGATCATGGCGTGATGTATAGTTTAGTTGATTTCGTTAAAATCGCAAAACAAGAAAATCAGAAACCTTTGATAGCAATGGAAGCTTATGTTGTAAGAAATATGTTAATTAAAGGTAAACAAGAGTCTCAATCGGAAGCTGGTCAAAATAACAGAGAACATTTATTATTGATAGCTATGAATGAAACTGGATATAAAAATCTAATGAAAATAGCTAGTATAGCAGCCACTGAAGGTTTTTATTATAGACCAAGAATCGATGATGAAGTTTTAAGAAATCATAATGAAGGTTTGATTGCGACATCTGCTTGTTTAGGTAGTAGATTTTCCCAATTAATTATGAAGGGAAATCTAGTTGAAGCTAGAAAAGAATTGAAGTCTTATGCTAAAATGTTCCCAGGTAGATTTTTCTTGGAAATTCAACCAACTAAAGAATATCAACAAAAAATAGTAAATCATGCTTTAATTAAATTATCAAGAGATTTAGGTTTACCTTTAGTTGCTACTTCTGATGCTCATTATTTAAAGAGGGAAGATTCTATCACTCATGATGCTTTACTATCAATGCAGTCAAATGATACTCTTGATAACCCATTAAGATGGAGATTTCCAGGTGACACATTTTTTGTTACATCGAGACAAGAAATGATTGATTTATTTGAAGAAGAATGTGAAGCTAAAATTGAAGGTGAATTGGAAAATAAACCTCCAGAAAAATGGTTATTAAATGAAAATGATATTATTTTTGAAAGAGATATTGAATATACAGATAAAAAAACAGGTAAACCTACTGTAAAAACAATTAAATATGTAAAATTTAAACATGATATTCCACGGGAAATTATTGAAGAAGCTTGTGATAATACGGTAGTAATTGCAGATATGTGTGATTTTGAATTAAAATTTGATCAAACATATCTTCCAAAAGTTAATATTCCAGAAAATGAAGAATTTGAACAATGGTATAAAATAAAAGTAAAACAAGCTGAAGATAAAGGTGAAGTAATTCAAACTAAAGAAGCTTATTATTTAAGATACCTTTGTATTAAAGGACTTAAAAAACGTGGTAAAACTTCAAAGGAATATCGAGATAGATTAGATTATGAATTAGATGTTATTATCTCTATGGGATTCCCAGATTATTTCTTGCTCTTAGAAGATGTAGTTAGTTGGTGTCATAATAATGATATACCAGTTGGTCCTGGACGAGGTTGTTTTGTTCCAGGTCAAAAAGTTAAAACAAAAGATGGAGAAAAAAATATAGAAGATATTAAATCTGGAGATTTTGTTTTAACTCATAGAGGTAATTATAAAGAAGTAAAAAGTGTTCAAAAATATAAAGAAGAAAATGAAATTTCTGTTATTAAATTTAAAAAACTTAATGGAGAAATTAGAGAAGTTAAATCAACTTCAGATCATGAATATTTTATTATTCCAAAGCATTATGGAAAAGATTTTAAAAATTCAAAATGGTCTTCAGCTAATGAGTTGGAAAAAGGAGATTTATTACTAATACCATTACCAAAAGAAGAAGCAGAAAAACACGCTCATAAAGGTCATGAAGAATGTTTAAGTTGTTTTGGTAAAAAGAATGCTGATTGGATTGAAGAATATAATAGACAATATCATGAAACAGCAGTGAATGCTACTAGAGTTGTTGAAAAATCATTAAGTAGTTTAATGAATAAAATTGAGAATGAAATTATAAGTTCAGATTTGAACAATGCTAGAAATTCATTAGAAGAAATGCGAAATATCTTTGGAATGAATGAAGTTGTTCATTATGAAAAAGATATGGAATTGTTTTCTGAAGAATTATTAGAGTTAGGATATGAATTAGCTTATGTTGAAGAAATTAATATTAAACCATACAATGGAGATGTATATGATTTAACAGTTGAAGTTGATACATCTTATACTGTTAATGGTTTAGCTGTTCATAATTCAGCGGCTGGTTCGTTGGTTTCATATGCAATTGGAATTACAAATGTTGATCCAATTCAATATGGATTGTTGTTCGAAAGGTTCTTAAATCCAAAACGTGGAAAGTTGCCTAAACAATATTGGGCATTGAAGGTGAACCTTACTAAAGGGTGTGTAGCTTAAAAGCTATGCTAACGGTATCAGTTGAATAAGACTGTTGTACAAGCCTTACAAGGAGATTACAACTATAAAAAAGACGAAGCAGCTGACTAAGAAAGCCTAAGGTCCAGAAATGGATAGCTGGTGATACCGTGTCAAACTTAAAATATTATATTTTAAGGAGATGTAACGACTATCTCGAGAGAGAGTACATTTGGAGATAAGTACCAAGTGGAAGCGCCTTCACATTACTATATGATAGTAATGAAGATATAGTCTATTCCGACTCTTAAATGAGTGTTAAAGTACTTTGAAAAAAGCGGTAGAATAGGATATTGATATCGATTTTTGTATTAAAAATCGAGGAAGAGTAATGAATTATATCATGGAACGTTTTGGAAGAGAACATGTTGCTAATATCGCTACTTTTGGTAGACTTCAAACAAAAGCAGTTATTAAAGACGTAGCTAAAGTATTAGGCATAGCTTTTGAAGAAGTGAATGAATTTACTAAAAAAATATCTTCTGGTCCTGGAGCCGGAGTTCATGTTAAAGATATTTACAATATTCCCGAGTGTAAATACTTTGTAGATAAATACCCAGAATTATTTGAATATGCTAGTAAATTGGAAGGATCTCCACGACATGTGTCCCAACATGCTGCTGGAATGGTTGTATCTCCTCCAGAACACCCAATTTGGAGTTTGATACCGATTCAATTAGGTAAAGAAGTAATTGAAGGTGTTGAAGCTGGTTATTTAACCCAGTTAGAAAAAACACCTGTGGAAGAGTTAGGGCTAAAATTTAACTGGTCCTTAAGTGAGTAAATTGCGGGAAAGTCCTTAGAGCCAATCAAGCTACAACATAAGGATGAAATAAGCCTAAGTGTGAATGCGGCATAGACCATAAAAATTGATTGGATTGGATAACCGGGTCTGACTAACCCTGAAATACGCAGCCACTTCCCGAACAGGGAAAGGTTCAGAGACTAGTGGGTATCCACGTTTATATAAAGTGATTTATATAAATATGTTCACTATTTGGTTTAAACCAATAAAGATATAGTCCGAACTAGGGATGAATTGACATCCCGTAATCTCCTCACCCCCATTGAGGAGGGGCGACGAAAGTCCTAGAGTTGAGCAGAAATGACTCAACAGCTTTTAGTTAATAAAATATATCCCTATTATAAAGCAATAAAAATTTCCCCAAATTTTTATTGCTTTTTTGTTTAAATTTTTATTATTAAATAATAATAATTATATTATCTATCTTTTTTGAATAATAATAGCTAAGGAGATATATATGGAAAGTTTAAACAATATTGATATTAATAATTTTAAAAAATACTTTTACGATCAATTTAATGAATTTGATAGTTTGAAAAATGTATTATGTATCATTGAAGATAACACTATTAGAGTAAAACTTTATATTGATTGTAATTTGTTTGTTTTAGATACTTTAAAAGGATATGGGAATTATTATTTTTTAAATAAAATAAAAAATTTGCCGTATGTAGAACCTGGAACATATGGTTTTTCATCAAATATAAAAAATGAAAAAATAAATTTAATAATTAATGTTGTTGATAATGATACCGATAATGTTTGTTCAATTAATGACAATAAAATTATTTTTAATTAAGAATGAGAATAAAATTGTAATAGACAAGAAGTATATATGTTTATAAAAGAAGTTAATTTATTTTTGATATTAATTTGGTTTGGAGATTTATAAATTATAGAAATCAAATTTGAGGAGGATATATGTTTAGATTGAAAAAAGCAAACAACGAAATAAAACTAGTTTATTCAGATCAAAAATTGCCAACAAAAATTGTTAAGACTATATTTTTAGCTGGACCAACTCCAAGAAATAACAATGTTGAATCTTGGAGAAAAGAAGCTATAGATATATTTAGAAGCAAAGGTTTTAATGGACATTTGTTGATTCCTGAACCTAGTAACGGTAAATTTGAACATGAATACACTGATCAAATTAATTGGGAATTAGAAGCTATGAATATGGCTGATGTTATCTTGTTTTGGATTCCAAGAGATTTGAAAGATATGCCAGCTTTTACTACTAATGTTGAGTTTGGTAAATGGGTTGAATCAGGAAAAATTGTTTTTGGTTTTCCAGAAGAAGCAGAAAAAATGAGATACCTTGAGTATTTAGCTTTAGATAATGGTGTTGAAATTTTTAATGACTTAGATTCACTAATTGATGAAGCTATACAGAAATTTGGTAAAGGTGAAATCCGTTATGGCGGAGAGTGTAAGGTACCTTTATTTGTATGGCAAACTCAGTATTTTCAAGATTGGTACCAAGCTCAAAAAAATGCTGGCAATAAATTAGAAGATGCTAAAGTTTTATGGAATTTTATAATGCCAAAGCAGAAAATTATGTTTATTTGGGTACTAAAGGTAAAAATGTATGTAAAAGATGAAGATAGATATAAAGATAATGAATTTGTCATTTCGAGAACCTCAACTGCATCTATAGTTATTTATAAAAAAGAAAAAAATCTTTTAGATTCAAAAATTATTTTAGTTAAGGAATTTAGGTCTCCTGCTGCTACTCAAGATGGATATATATTAGAATTACCTGGAGGTTCTTCATTTAATCAAGATGAAGATATGTATGAAACAATCCAACATGAAATAAAAGAAGAAGTTGGTTTTGTTGTGGATTCGTCTAGAATAAATTATGTTCAACAAAGGCAACTTTATGGAACATTATTAGCAAATAAAACTTCTTTATTTTCCTTAGAAATAACAGATGAAGAACTAGAATGGTTTTATAATCAAGAAGGAAAAGTTAATGGAGTTATTGAAGATACTGAAATGACTTATACAGTTGTTAAAACAGTTAGAGAAATATTAGATGAAGAATTGCTTGATTGGTCTAATATTGGTATGATAATGAAAGTTTTATCTTAAGAGAGCTTTTGCTCTCTTTTTTTGTTTACATATTATGTAAATGATGATATAATAAAAATATTAATTATACAATTGTGGAGGTAATAAATGTGAAAAACAAAAAGTTTGTTAGTTTGAAGGTTATTCAGCTAAAGAAGCATTATCAAAAGCATTAAATTATGTTATGGACAGTGAAGTTACATTTCAAGTTGTAACTTCAAAACAAAAAGAACGATGGCACTATCCTGATTTAGCTGCTGACTATTGTGAAAGATATACTGTTTACATAGTTACACTTTCTTATGTTCCAGGAGAAAAATATTTGGAACATCAAGAATTAATTAAAAAACAATATGAAGAAGAAATGTGGCGTAATGAAGAAGAACAAAAAAAGATTGAAAAAGCTCGATGTGAAAGACAAAGGAGATTTGAAGAAGCAAAAAAAGAAGAACAAAGAAGAATTGAAGCTGAACGTCAAAAGTGGGAAGAAGAAAAGAAAATTCTTAAATCTCAAAGAAAATACTTTACTATTGTACTAAAATATATTGATAATGTTTTTTTTTGGAAGATTTTCAAGTAAAATCAAAGGAGAACAATATGAAATATAAAGTCATCGATAAATTTTACTTTCAAAATTATGGAAATTTTGAAAGATATGATATTGAGATTTATAGGTATTCAAATGATAATAAGCTCTATATAAATATACAAGCTGAATCAAATGAAAGAGCTATGTTTATAGCTTATGATTATATTTTGGGGAGCGAGATTATTCATAAGAGTTTTTCTACAGTTAAAAAAGTTGTTAGAGATATTACTTTTAGTGTGAAAGATAAATACTATGTTCAAGAACTTAATTTAATTATCATACCAAGTATTCAATTTGAACAAAAAAGAAAATCCATTATGACAAAGTTAACAATAAATGACAAAATTAAAGAACTAGATATGGAGTTAATTCAAAAAAAGAAATCAAAAATAATAGACAAAGAAGTAGATAGAATCTCTAGAGAATTGAAAGATTGGGAATTAGAAAAAATGATATTATTAGAAAATAAACAATATTTCAAATTGTTAATCAAGTGTATTAAAAATACTTTCACGAAAAGATTTCAGATTAGAATAAAATAATTATTTACAATTTTGCAAATTGTGATATATTAAAATTAATAAGGAAAAAGAGAGGAGAGATTAAGATGATGGGTCTATACACTTTATGTTTAACAGGCAGCTTAATTTTACTGTTTTTATTTTTAGTTTTAGGAGATGCTCTTGATTTTATTTTTGATTCCATTGATTTTATTAATGGTCTAACATTAATTTCAACATTATCTGTATTTGGAGCTTCAGGTTATCTCTTAACAAAATATAGTGTTCTTGGAACTATAGCAGTACTAATTATAGCTATATTAATAGCTTTAAGTATTGCAACTGTGGTATCAATTATTTACTTAAAAACAAAAAACAATTCAGATTCTTCTATTGCTTATAGTATGAAAGATTTAGAAGGTAAAGTTGCTGAAGTTATTACTTCTATTCCTGAAGATGGATACGGAGAAGTAATCATAAAGATGGGAGCATCAACCGTTAATTACACTGCTAAAAGTTACGATTTGAATTATATTAAAGAAGGTTCAAAAGTTGTTGTTATTATGGTTGATGAGTATTGTGTTCATGTTAGTAAATTAAATTTATAATAAAAGGGGAAATTAAAATGAAAAAGCCTAGTTTTTATAATGAAAACGATGTAACAAAACTTTATACTCCACGATATGATGAAATCATGTCAGAAGCCGCAGAATTTATTAAAAACTATAACATTCAAGCTGCTAGTCACGACAGAAAAAAAGTTGCAATGTTTGGTATCGATGCTCAAATTGGATTTTGTACACCAGGAGCGAGTTTATATGTTCCAGGAGCAGATAAAGATGTTAACAGAGCAATTCAATTTATCTATGAAAATATTGATAAAATCACAGAACTTCATTATTCTTTAGATACTCATTACGCTTATCAAGTGTTTCATCCAACTTTTTGGGTAGATTCTGAAGGAAACCATCCTTCTGCTTACACTATTATTACTTATGATGATATTAAAAATGGAAAATGGATGCCTTCTGTACATCCAGTTTACGTTGAAGATTATGTTAAACAACTTGAAAGCCAAGGTAAATACTCTCTTTGCATTTGGCCATTCCATACTATGCTAGGTTCTATTGACCACGCATTAGTTCCAGCCTTATTTGAAGCATCGCTATTTCATTCTATCGTTAGAAAAGTTCCCGTTAGATTTGAAACGAAAGGTCAACATGCTCTTACTGAAAATTATTCTGTTATGGCTCCAGAAGTTAAACAACTTCTTAAAAATACAGATAAAGAATTGAATGTTGGTCAATATAACACTAAATTCTTTAAAGCTCTTATGAATAATGATATTGTTATTATTTGGGGTGAAGCAGCATCCCATTGTGTTAAATATACAATTGAGGATTTAATTAATCAAATTAAAACAGTTGATCCAAGTCTTATTGATAAAATTGTAGTATTTAAGGATTGTATGAGCCCAGTAATTCATCCAGTCATTGATTTTGTTAGTATTACTGAAAATGCGTTAAAGAGTTTTGAACAAGAAGGCATAAAGGTAATTAATAGTACTGATTTCAAATTTTAATAAGAGGGAGAAAATCTCTCTCCTCTTAAGGAGAAAAAATATGAAAATAGATATTTCTATAGATAGAATTTTAGATGATGACAATAAACCTCAATTTACTAATGATTTAAGATATACGCTTTATTTATTAAAGGATTTAGAACAAATATCTGATATTCAAGTTGTTTTTAATAATGAAGATGTTTCTGTTATGATTTCATTTGAAGGAAATTACTATTTTATTTACTTTGATAAAAATAACAACTTCGATGGTTTTGATTTTAATAATATATATAATAGTAAATTTGAAATATTAATTGATGATTTGGTTAAAGAAATTAAAGAAACTATTGTTGGTTACGAAGAAATAAAAAATAAATTTATTAAATCATCACGAGATAAAGTTATTAGCAGGCAAAAATTTGAAAATAATTTATTTGAATAAATAGGAGGAGTTAATATGTCTCAAAGTATTAATCTTAATGAATTGTTAACTAGTGCGGTGGATGAAGGTATTATTTCTCAAGGAACATTAGATATTGTTGATCTTAACGATAGTATTGTACTTGGTTCTAATGGTTCTAATGTTGATGAAATTATGTCTACAGATGTAACGTTGGTAACATTGGTTCTTGATAATTCTGGTTCAATTGGATGGCATGGATTGGAAGATGCTGTTAGAAAAGGTCAAAATGAAATGTTGGAAGCTTTTAGTAATTCAAAACAAAAAGATTCTATTAGAATTGCTCAATGGTTTATTAACGAAAAAAATCCTCTTCATTCTTATACTTCCATTGATGATGCAGTGAGATTAGATTCTTCTAATTATAATGCTGGAGGAGGAACACCTCTTTATGATAGAACATTTGAAGCAATTGTTTCCAATGTAGCTTATGCACAACAATTGAGAGATACTGGAACTCCCGTTTCAAACGTTGTAGTTATTATCACTGATGGTTTAGATGAAGGTTCAAGAAAATACAAAGCTGGAGATTGTGTAAAACTAATTAAAGATGTAATGAGAGAACAATTTTCAATTGTATTTGTTGGTGTTGGAAATAAATATGATTTTGAATCGGTTGCTAAAGATATGGGTATTCCAAAAGGAAATGTTCTTACAGTTGATTCAACACCTAGTGAAATTAGAAAAGCATGTCAAATGGTTAGTCAATCAATAATAAAAGCAAGTCAAACAATGATTGATCCAAGCAACAATAACGCATTTTTTCTTTAATTAATAAATTATTAAGAGAAATAAAATAATTTATCTCTCTTTTACATATAAGGATGTGATATTTGATATGAGAACAGAATTTTTTGATGTAAATCTTAATTTAAGATTAAGAAAAGATTTACATGAAAATCAAATTTTATGTACAGAATGTAATGGTTTGGGTTTAACTATAAAAGATAATGATTATGAATATTTAAAAGATAATAGAAAAGTTGTAAAACAAACACTGGATTTTTGTGTTCACTGTAATAATGGTATACAAAATGTATGTAAATATTGTGAGAAAGTTCTTGGAAAACAAGTAAAATGTAATTGTGAAAAACAAAGAATAGAAGATTCTGAAAATATTAATAAAAAAATAAAAGAAAAATGGGATAAGACGGAAAAAATACATTATCAAGAATTATATAAAAATGGATATAACAATATGATTTTTGTTGATAATTTCGATAGATATTTTGTTGATATTGACGAATTAATAGAATATTTACATGATTTGAGTTTTGAAGAGTTAGATGATATTGATGAATTACGTATATATCAAACATCAAAAATTCATTTAACTTTTGACGCTCAAAGTATTATAGAAGATGCATCTTCAGATTTACACGAAGATGCTTGTGATTATATAGATAAAAGTTATTATGAAAGAATTCAAGAATTTTTAGATAATATATCTAACGAATTGAAAGATGAAACAGCAACATATTATTATGATGATACAAAAGGAATTATTTTTGATATTAATAAATATAAGCAAGAGGTACTTAATGATTTGAAATGCAGATGAGTAGATGGGTTTGTTATAGATATGTCTCTAAAATGTATTTAATTTAAGAGAGATTAAAATTCTCTTAAATTAAATGTTTGGAGATGATAAAATGACTACTAATTATTGGTATGGAAAAGTAACTGCGACAAACAAAGTTGTACTACATTATATTAAGACTTCTCCTAAAAACATTAAACTGAATGTTCTTAATAAAAATGTAACTTCTGGAACCGATTATGGAATTAATGCTGGATTTTTTTATGGCAAAGATTTACTTTCTATTGCTGTTATGGATGACGTTCCTGTAAACGGTAAAAGAGGAGGTTACGGTTCTGGATGGGAAAATGCAAAATATCCTAGAGGAACTTTAGTTTGGGATGGAAAACAATCTAAATATTCAGTTCAGGTAGTTAATAATGCTGGAGAATTAACCGTTTCAGATAGAAACAATTATTGGGCTCAAGGTGGAATTAGTATGAATTTAAAAGATGATACCCACTGGAAAGCACAAGCTCAAAAAGAGAATATGCCAAATATGACAGGTAAAGTTTATAGAACTGGATTAGTATATAATACAGGACTCAATATTTGGTTAATTGTTACTCAAACTCCATGTACTGCTGAAGAATTTAGAAAAGCTATTAAAGAAAAAATTGGTTCAGGAACTTTAGTTGACGGTATTTTTCTTGATGGTAGTGGTTCGTCTCAAATGAAATGTAAAGAGATTTCTCTTAGAGGAGATGGAAGGTCTGTAGTTCAAACATTTAATTTGAAAAATAAATAATATTTATTTGATTATTATTTATTTAATAGAATGACGTCATATTTAATGTTAGACGTCATTCTATTTTTTTATTTACAAATCGTTAAATATAATATATAATTATTATATAAATAAAATATAATGAAGGATGATATATAAATGGATATTAGAGAACCGTTAGCGGATAGAATGAGACCAGAAAATTTAGATGAATTTATAGGTCAAAAACATTTATTAGGTGAAGGAAAAATATTACGTTTAGCGATTGAAAGAGATGTATTAAGAAGTTTAATACTTTATGGCCCTCCGTCAACTGGAAAAACATCACTAGCTTATATTATTTCAAAACAATCTAAATCTAGATTTATTAAACTTAATGCTACAACAGCAAAAACGTCAGATATTAAAGATACTGTTGTTGCTGCACAAAATATGTGGGATAATTATAAGAAAAAAACTATATTATTTATAGATGAAATACATAGATTTAATAAATCACAACAAGATACATTATTACCTTATGTTGAAAATGGAACTATTATTTTAATAGGGGCAACAACTGAAAATCCAAATTATGAAGTTAATGGAGCTTTACTTTCAAGATCAATTATTTTTAAATTTGAAAAATTAACTTCCGATGATATAAAGGAAGCTATTAGATTAGCATTAAATTTAGAAAAAGGTTTGAAAGAATTTAATGTTGAAATACAAGATGAAGCATTAAATCATTTAGCAGAATCTGTTGGAGGAGATTTGAGATCAGCCTATAATTCTTTGGAATTAGCAGTAATAACATCAGATAAATCTAACAATAAAAAAATCTACATAGATCTTAAAAAAATTGAAGAAGCTACTCAAGTTAGAAAAATAAATTATGATAAAGGAGCTAGTAATCATTATGATACTATGTCTGCGTTTATAAAATCAATGAGAGGAAGCGATTCCAACGCTGCGTTACATTATTTTGCTAGAATGTTAGAAGCTGGAGAAGATCCAAAGGCTATTATGAGAAGAATATTAATACATGCAGCAGAGGATGTAGGAATGGCAAATCCAATGGCGTTAGTAGTGGCTAGTTCTGCGGCTACAGCTTTAGAATTTTGTGGTATTACCGAAGGAATGATTCCTATGGCTGAAGCTATTATTTATATTTGTGAATCATCAAAAAGTAATTCAGTACACGATGCTATAAAATTAGCTATTAAAGATGTAAAAACTAAAGATATCGGTGAAATACCATTACATTTAAGAGATAGTAGTGAATTAAATAGTAAGAATTTAGGAAATGGAGAAGGATATATTTATCCTCATTTATTGCCAGGAGGCTGGACTCCTAATCAACAATATTTACCTGATAAACTTAAAGATGTTGTTTATTATGCTCCAAAAAATATTGGTAATGAAACTAAAGTAATTCAATCTAGAAAACAAAGAATAGATATGTATAATAAATGGACTACTGGAGAAATAAAAGAAGTATAAAGGGTGGAGAAAATGAAGAAAGAAAAATTAATCGCATTTTATCAAATTATTACTTTTTTATAATTTGGGCGTAAAACCCCTATGGCTTTAGCCTAGGGGATGTAAGCCCTAATGACCTTGTTCTTGAATATATTTTTGGATAAAATGTTGAGAAAGAAATGTATTCCATTATTTTTCTAAACCTTTGCGAATTAATTCATAAACTGCAACTGAAAAATTTTTAATATTGTTCTTTTTTCTGTACTCTTCAATTCTTATTACTAAATCGACAGGAAACTTAATTAATTTTGGTATACGCTCCATCTGTATCACACTCCCTTAAAAAAGTATATGCTATTGACATACACTAATACTTCGTATATACTATAAGTATATATAAAAAGGAGGTGAAAATCAATGTTGGTTAATAAAGCATATAAATTTCGTATTTATCCAAACAAACAACAAGAAATACTGATTAACAAAACATTTGGTTGCTGTCGATTTGTATTTAATCATTTTTTAGCAAAATGGAATGACGCTTACAAGGAAACAGGTAAAGGTTTAACTTATAACTCTTGTTCTGCTCAGTTAACACAGTTAAAAAAGGAATTAACTTGGCTAAAAGAAGTCGATAGTATTGCAATTCAATCATCGTTGAAAAATCTTGCTGATGCTTACACACGCTTTTTCAAAAAACAAAACGACAAACCACGCCTTAAGTCAAAAAAGAACAAAGTACAATCTTATACAACAAAGTACACAAATGGAAATATTGCAATTGTAGGTAACAGAATTAAGATACCTAAATTGGGTTTTGTTCGTTTTGCTAAAAGTCGTGAGGTTGAAGGACGTATCATCAATGCAACAATTAGATGCAATCCAAGTGGTAAATACTTTGTTTCCATTCTTGTAGAAACAGAAGTACAAGAATTGCCTAAAACCAACTCTGCTGTTGGTATAGATGTTGGTTTGAAAGATTTTGCTATTCTTTCAGATGGAACAGTATATAAGAATCCTAAGTTTTTTCGTACATTAGAGAAGAAATTAGCAAAAGCACAACGTATTCTTTCAAGACGTAAGAAAGGCAGTTCTAATTGGAATAAGCAACGAATTAAAGTTGCTCGTATTCATGAAAAAATCGTTAACGCACGACATGATTACTTGCATAAAATCTCTACCTATATTGTCAAAAACCACGACATCATCGGTATAGAAGATTTGCAAGTATCTAATATGCTGAAAAACCATAATCTTGCAAAAGTGATTAGCGAAGTATCTTGGTCACTATTCAGAACGATGCTGGAATATAAAGCTAAATGGTACGGAAAGCAAGTTGTAACGGTGTCGAAAAATTTTGCTTCAAGCCAGCTTTGTTCATGTTGCGGTTATAAAAACAAAGACGTTAAAAATCTTGTATTGCGTGAATGGGTGTGTCCGAATTGTAATACTCATCATGACCGAGATATTAACGCAAGTATGAATCTGCGTAATGAAGCATTACGCTTAACCGCTGGGACGGCGGGGATAGCCTACTAAAATATTCGCTCGATAGAGCGAAGTTCGTAGGAATCCACTATGGCTTTAGCCTAGTGGTAGTTCAATGACATGGCTAATAAAATTGGTCACAATGAATTTATATCAGAAATTAAAAATATAAGTGATAAAGTAAGTTCGCATATTTTGAAAAAAGAAGAATATACAGAATTTAATAACTCGAATAAATCTATTGTAAAATATGATATTCCAAATGTTGGAATTTCGTCTAAAGATATTTTTTGCGAATTAAATGATGGTAAAAGGTTTATTAGTATAGATTTAAAGAAAGCTAATTTTCACGCATTAAAATATGTAAATCCGAATATTGTTGATAATAAAAATACGTATGAGGAATTTGTAAGTCAATTTACTGATAATAAACATATTATTGAATCAAAATATATAAGACAAATTATTTTTGGAAAATTAAATCCAAAAAGAATTAGTAAAGTTGAAAAATTTATAACCTATCACATTTTAAAATCATTAGAAAAAATAGTACGGTTGCCAAATATTAAATTTTTCTCTCACGATGAAATTGTTATTGAAATTAATGATAATTCATTCTTGTATGAAAATATAGAAAAGGTTGTTTATGAATCGGTTTCAGATTTTAATTGTCCAGTTAGAATAGAGTATTTTACTCTTAAAGCTCAAAACCCAAGTAAAAGAATTGGATTTGTAAAACAATTCGATAATGGTTTTGTTGAATTCAAAGGTTGCCAAGATATATTTTTTGCTCAAGCGTTTAAAAAATATTTTAATTTACCGTTAATAGATAATGATTTAATTTATTTTCATGAAGGTCAAGTATGTAAATTTTTATTTCCGTTAAAAGAAAAGGAGCTTAATTAAGCTCCTTTTTAATTATTTTTTTGTAGTTATTGTAGCTGTTTGAGTTTTTTGATCCCAATTGACATTAGCATCAATTGCTTCGCCAATAGCTCTTAGAGGTACATAAGTTGTATTATTTATAAGATAGCCATTTGCTATTTGTTTACCGTCAACAACAACATTTACCTCTCCAGATACAATTGGTTTTTTGTTTTCTTGAGAATTTGAAGATGATGGTTCTGATTTTCTTTCAACATAAGCGATTCCAAAATATTCACAAATACCTTTGGCTAATTCTTCAGCACATTCAGCTCTATATGATTCTGATTTAAGTAATAAAGCTTCTTCATAATTTGTCATAAATCCACATTCAACTAGAACTGCAGGCATTTTTGTGTTTTTTAGAACATAAAAGGATGTAGATTTAACTCCTCTATCAACCAATTTTGTTCCATTTAAAAGATGTCTGTGAATGATTTTAGCTGCTTTTTCGCCATTAATGCTTCCTGGGTTATAGAATGTTTCAATTCCTTTTCCGTTATTGAAAGTATTTCCATCACCAGCAGCATTTGCATGAATTGAAATATAAAAATCAGCTTTTGCGTTATTTGCAGTTTTTACTCTTTCAGCTAGTGGAGTATCAACATCTGTTGGAGCAACCATAACAGTCTTAAATCCGCATCTAATAAGATGTTCGTTTAAAAGTTCTGCAACTCTTTTATTAAATTCATTTTCTTTCATAAATGAACCATCTTCAAATTTAGGAGTTCTTTTTCCAGGTGTCTCCATACCATGTCCATCATCAATTGCTATCAATTTACTCATAATATCAGCTCCTTTTTACAAAAAATTAAAAACATAAAATTTATTATGTTTAATATTAAATACTAAATATTAAGTAAAATATTTTCTTTTTGTTTTTTATAAATAGTTATTTAAATTAAAATTAAAATATGATATAATATAAATATAAATATTTGAGGAATGTTTTTGTTATGAAAAATAGATTAATTAAAAAATTTAGTTTTATTTCACGGCACACATAGTGAGTATTTAGAAAGTATATCAAATCAAGGTATTTTACCTAACTCAATAACAGGAATTATGAGTTCAGGTTTAGAAAGTGATGAAGGATATGAAGCTTTTCAAAAATTTTTAAATTCAAATGGAGTATATTTAACTACTGAAGATGTAGCAGAAGATTATGCTAATTCAGCTGTATATACAAGTGAAAAAATGCCTAATTTTCCAGTTGTAATTAAAGTTAGTGTTAATTCTTATAATTTATCGCCTGATTTTGATGATTTAAATAAAGATTATATTTTTGATTATACATTACCATAATGGAAACAATCTTTAAGTTTAATAAAACAAGTAGTATTTAATGGGGTTATAGAAACAACTAATATAATTGGAGTTAGATTTTCAAATAGTTTAGAAGATATTGTACCCGATGAAAATTATGAATATGAAGATTATTTTAAAAATAAAATTAGTAGTCATCTAGGAAAATGGTATAGTATCAATGAAATTATTTCTATTATAGATTCTATCACTGATGAAATTAATAAAATATAAAAAAAGTGATATTATGATTGATTTGATTTGGATGAATATTTTGTGTATTGTTGTTTTCTTTTTATTTAGTTTATTTAATTTTATTTATTATTTTATAGAAAAAATGATAAGAAAAAAAAGAATATAAAATTTTATCTATTGGTGGTTTTTAATGACTATTATGATGGTTATTAATACGTTTTATAATTTATTGTTTTTACAATTTATTCAACTTTGTTTAAGTTCTTTTATGTTATACAAAATTTTAAAAAGTGATTTTAACGAACAAAAAAAAGAAAAATATAAGTTGAATTAATTTTATTTTTAAATTGGTTAAATTTATCAAATTATAACTTAGGTGAATTTATGATAATTGTTGGTATTGTATATGTGATTTTAAGTATTCCATATTTTGTTAATAAAAAAATTAATTCAAATTTAAACATATACTCTCAAAAAATTTATTTTTCTCTATTTTGTACTGGGATTTCTATAATTATTTTATATTTATTTAAATTTTTAATTCCAATGTATTTGTATTATTTAATTTTTATGTTATTAATTTTTTCTATGATTTTGTATGTTAGAAAAGTTGTTAAAACTATGATTATAGTTAACAAAGTTGTTGAAAAATTAACTAAAAAATAGGAGAGATTTTTATGGGATGTTGGAATGGAACTTGTGGAATAACTAAGCTGCCAATTAGTTACGGTGATAAAATCGCAGTAGTTATATTAAAGAAAAATAATTTTCATAAAAATATTGCGATTTATTCTACTGATTTGTGGACACCAATTTCTCCCGCTATTTATGGAGAATATAATGATTATGGTGGCATTAAAAATATTAATTTAAATGATAACATCTGGTTATATTTAATGCAATATTTAGAAAGAAATATAAAAATATCGCAAAATGTTATCATTAATGAAGAAAATGAAGAATTTTTCAAAACGATTTATAATATCAACAAACTATCTAACATTAAAATTAATGCTGAAAATTTGATTAGACAGTATAAATTAAAAGAAATTTGTTCTTTAATACCTGAAAATATAGAATCTTTTATAAATCAGTATATTTGTCAAGAAGTATATGATAATATTAGTTTTGTTATGTTCCATGAATCTGCTTATAAAGATTTAATTAAATCATATAGTAATAAAAAAGACTGGTTAATGAATAAAAAAGTTGGAGAATATCTTCATGAAAACGCTGATAAATTATTTAATTCAGTTATTGAATTTGAAACTAAACTTTCTAATGAAATAAAAAAAATCAATAAAGATATTGAAACCGTAAAAGATAATAATCAAAAAGAAAAATTAAAAAATGAAATCGAAAACCTAATTTTTCAATTTAAAGATGTTGATGATATATTTATATTAAATCATGATAATATTTTCGTCGATTTATTTAATACTACATTTTATGATATGAAACCATTAGTTATTAAAGCTTTAAAATTAAAAAACAAAAAAATTATATATGATTTAGTTGATTTAGCTTTAATTAATGGTGCCTTCGCTTCTGGACGCGTATGTTGGTTGCCAACTTGTGGTGCTGGAAGTCAAGATAATTCAGTAGATATTCAAGTAAATGTGGCTAAAAGTACTCAAAAAATAGCTAAATTGTTAGAAGAAAAATGGAAAGAAGAATTAGAGTAGATGGGAGGAAAATTATGAAATGTTACACCTCAAACAGCTCATTTTTTGAAGTAAGAAAAGTTAATTCTAATTTATATAGAATATTTTATTGTTGGGAATCAGAATTTGGATCCAATAAAAAAAATCAAGAAAAAATGATATCTAGTACAGATAATCTTAAAAAAGCTAATAAATTAGCTAATCAATTTCGTCAAATATTCAATATGGGATATAGTGAAGGTATAGATTGGTAAATTTTATTTACAAATATTTTATTTTTGATATAATATAAATAAAGAGGGGGTGAAATATAGATTTAAGAAAAATTGAATTTTCTATTGAATCAAATGAAGTTGATCCAATATATCAAAAGGCAGATAAGAAAATTGAATATGACATAAGATGTTATTGTAATGGTAAAGAAGTTGGTTTATTACAATTTACTGAGTATGTAAATGCATTAGGTAGTAATATAGATACTCATTTACCAAATGAAAAAATAACTATTTTATATTTTGATTGGATAGAAGTTGATAGCAAATATAGAAATTTAGGTGTTGGTCAATTACTTTATAAAGAATTTGGTAAAATTTATTATGAAAAATTTAACGGAATTCCAGTTACTAGAAATTTTGATAACCCAATAGCGGAATATTCATTAAAAAAAGCTATTTCATTAAATTGGATTCCAGAAGGAACTTTTTCAGAAAAATATACTAATAGAAATGAAAGTACTTATTATAAAGATCAAAAATTAATTGAAGATTTGAGAAAAAATTTACAAGATGGGTATACATTATGATAATATATTTCAATACTTTTTGTTAAAACATATATTAAAATTACATATTATCATAATATGATTAAAACAATGGGGATTGTTTTTAAGTCAAATTTATTTTTTATGGGGATATGAGATAAATTTGATATTAACTAAAAGTGTTAACAGAAAGAGTAAAATTTGATATTCTGGGGTTAAAAAATATTACAGAATTAAAAGAACAATTTGACCTTGTGAAGGAAATTTATGGAGTTGATATTAACTTTAATAATATTCCTACAGATGACCAAAAAACTTGGGACATAATTGGTCAAGGTCATACGATGGGTGTATTCCAATTTTCATCTAATTTGGCTGTTAGTGTGGTAACAAAAATTAAACCTAGAAGTATAGAAGAATTATCAGCGGCTAACTCATTTATTCGACCTGGTTCTTCTGGTTTAGAAGAATATTTAGCAGCTAAAATTGATAAATCTAAAATCAGAAAAATTCATCCTGATATAGATCCAATTTTAGAAGTAACTTATGGAGCAATCGTTTATCAAGAACAAATTATGAGTATTATTGCTACGGTGATGGATATCGACTTTGGGGAAGCTGATATCTATAGAAGATGGTTGGAAAAACCAGAAAAGAACGCAGAAAACGTTGCTAAATGGAAACAAGATTTTATTAGAATAGGTTTAGAAAAAGGGTATAGTCAAAAATTGGTAGATATGATTGTTCAATTAATTATTGATAATAGTGGGTATGGATTCAACAAATCACATTCCATTGCTTATTCAATAATTGGATATTGGACAGCATATATGAAAGTTAATTTTCCACTAGTTTTTTATACCACAGTCTTAAACGGTAACTTAGATGAAGCTGATGCATTTATGGCTGAAGCTAGAAAAATTGGAATTGAAATTCTTCCTCCCCATGTAAATAATAGTAAATTAATTTTTACTATAGAGGGAGAAAAATCAATTAGAGCTGGATTTAATGCTGTAAAAGGCGTTGGTCCAAAAGCAGTTGAATCTATTGTTAAAAATCAACCTTTTGTTTCTGTTAATGATTATTTCGAAAGAAATGATAAAAGTGCTTTGAACAAAGGTGTTGTTTCAGCTCTTATTAATTCAGGTGCTTTTGATGGTTTAGGTATTGAAGTTGGAGAAAATGATATTCCTTTTGAACTTCAGGATAAATTTTCTTTTATTGAAAAAGAAGATAAAAAGTATGTTGTTTTGAATAGAAAACAAATGGAAAAATGGTTTGAACTATTAACTGAAATAAATACTAGAAAAGCTGTAACAAATCATATTGTTCCTCCTGAATTAATTAAAGGTAAATATTTTTCAATGTTTGAATTAATTGAAGAAAAAGATGGGGGATTTGTTGTCCCACTTAATAAATTATCTGATATTGGTTTAAAATTGGAAGATTTACCAGATCAATCTCCAACAAGAAAGAAACCTAAAGGAAGTTTCAGTAAAGATTTAGACCCAATGAAAAATATACCAGTATTTAGAAAACCATTAATTACTCATCATAGAGAACTAAGTGAAATAAAATCTTCATATTTAGAATTGTATTTGTATGAATCAGAACACCTTGGTTTCTCATTTTTATCACATCCTATGGAAAAGCATATGGATAAAATTAATATTTATAGTGATGTTAATGATGGTGAAATAATGGTTACAGCTGGAATTATTATTAAAATTGAACAAAAAATGACGAAAAACAAAAAACCATATTATTGGGTATTTGTTAAATCTCCTAGAGATATAGTTCGAGTAACAATTTGGGGAAACCAATATAAATCTCACAAAGATATAATTGAGAAACATAAATTGGTTATTGTTAAAGGAACTAAAGGCTTTGGAGGTTTAGGTATGGAAGTTATTAGAGGAGTAAAATTTGAAGGTTAATTAAAGAAGGGATTTAATCCCTTCTTTTTTATTTGAAGATATATTTTTAACTATTATTTTTTATTTTATACTAAAGATATATAAAGGAGGTGTTAATGTTGGCAGCACCTTATAAGCCACCCGGTATAATTTTAGCATCTAATGAATATTGGATGAAACCAGTTTTAATGGATGATGATACAGATTATGATTTTTTAAGATTAATAATTCATGTTAAAGAATTAGAATTAATTAGTGAAAAGGGGGAGATTATCATTAACGGAGCTACTTTAGATACAAGAAGACCTATACAATTAGTTGAAGGTCAAAATATAATTTTTGGTGTAAATACATTAACAAATCAAATAACTATTGATACAAGAACACAAGGAGACCCTGGTTTGGTTGGCACAAAAGCTGTCGATGAAACAACTATTGGGCATGGTAAAGTTCTATCATATGACAATACTACACATAAATTAATATATATTGATATATCTCAAACTATAGAAGATATAGTAAATGAAGTTTTAGAAAGAGTTGTAGATAATGCTGTTAACGAAGCTGTAACAAATGTCGTTAATAATATACTTCCTCACATTGTTGATGATAAAGTTAATAATGTTGTCCCTCAAGCGGTTTCTAATAAAGTTGAAGAGTTTGTACCTAATGTTGTTGAAAGAGTAGTTAATGAAGTTGTACCTATAGAAGTTAATAACACCATTAATGATATTTTGCCTAATGCTATTACAAACGAAGTAAATATTAAATTACCAACAATGGTTAATCAAGAAGTAAACAATCAAATTAACGTTGTTCTTCCAAATGAAGTAACTAATAAAATAAATGATTTAGTGCCAAATTTTATAGATCAAAAAATTGATGAAATACCAAAAACTAATTTCATTGATAAAGAAATACCTTCTGGAAATGTAGATGGGGTTAATAAAACTTTTGAATTATCTTACAATCCAGATGAAAATTCAGAAAAAGTTTATATAAACGGAGTACTACTTGTCAATGAAAATAATGAAGATTATGAAATTCAAGATAATATATTGATTTTTAATGAGTCTGTTCCTGAAGGAGTAAATATAACTGTAAGTTATAGATATACAATTTAAATGTTAATTATCTTTCTTTTAATGCATATATATACATTATGTTTTAGAAGAGAGGAAGATGAGAATGAAATGGACAAAAGAAGATGATATTGTTTTAGTATCATATATTTTTCAAGCTACACATTCAGGTTCATCATTAATAAAAGCTTATAAGTTGGCTTCATTTAAACTTGGAAGAAGTATTAGTGCTTGTGAATCTAGATGGCAAAAAAGAATAAGTAAAAATTATGATTTCACCAGAAAAGGAAGTAAAGATTATATTAGTCCAATTAAGTTTTCTCAATGGTTAATTAAAATTGCTTCCGAAAATAAATAATAAAGGAGGATAGTATGTATATAGGTTTTGTTGGATATTCAAGTGGGGATTTTGATGTTAATAAAGCAAAAAATATTATTAATACTATTTTTAGTGAATTAATTAAAGATGATATTATAGTGGGTGGAGCTACTAATTTAGGTATTAATAAATTAGTATATGAAAAAGCTAAGCAATTGGGAATGAAAACTGTTGGAATTATGTGCAAAAAAGGATTTGATTATGAAATATTCAATGTTGATGAATTGATTGTTGTAGGAGAAGAATGGGGAGATGAAAGTCAAGAATTTTTATCTTCAATAGAAGTTTTATATAAAATCGGTGGAGGACAACAATCCAAAAAAGAATTTGAAATGGCAAAAAAGATGAATATAGAAACGCACGAATATTTACTATAAAAAATATTAAAAATCACAATTCTGTATTAATCTTTTTCTTAAAAGATTATTATTTAATAACAAAAGGAAGATGTCATTTGAGAAAAAAATGGACCGACAAAATAGATAAACGTAGAATAGAACTCATAACAGAGGGATATACTTATAGAGAAACAGCTCTTATATTAAGCGATGAATTTAATGAACATTTCACTGCTAAAGCTGTTGAAGCAAGATGTTATTCAACAAATACTCTTAAAAATAAAATTATGAGTTCGCATATTGAAAAATCTAATAAAAAATTAAATAAAAAAGATAAATATACATTTAGTAATAAAGTTATAAAGAATAAAACTGATAAAAACTTATTTCCAAAATATCTTTATGAACAAAACGAAGAAGTAAATTATTCTCCAGAAAAAAAGAGAATATTATATCGTATATGGAATCAATTTAACGACGGGAAGCCTAAGAAAATTCTTTCATTGTCAGATTTACATGCTCCGTTTATTAATTTTAATTCAGTTGAAAAAGCAATTAAAGATCATATGGACGCCGATATACTTGTATTAAACGGAGATGTTTTTGATGGACAAGCTTTAAGCGATTACGATAAATTAAATGATTTTGATATTGAAATTGAATTTGAACAAGTATTTGCATTGTTAGATGTGATAACAAAATTATTTAAGGAGATTTATTGGGTTGGAGGAAATCATGATTTATCAAGATTTATTAGAATGGTATCTAGAAAATTTGGTCAAGGTATGAAAAAATATGTTATCAATAGATTAAATCCAATTAATTATATCGCTGAAAAATATGATAATGTAACTGTAATTCCTCATCAATGGATGCAAATCGGAAAAGCTATTTTCATTCATCCCGATGGTTATTCCTCAACTCTAATGAGTACTGCTTTAGGACAAGAAAAAGTATTAAGAGCTAATGCAGAAGAAATGTTACCTGATCCTAATTTTGAATGCTTGGTTCAAGGCCACACTCATGATTTAGGAGAATACTTTATTAATGGATGTAAAGTTATTGAGCAGGGATGTTTAACATATACTCCTGATTATAGATTTGATAAGCCAGCTGGAAGAAAATGGGTTCAAGGATATGCGGTAGTTCATCTTAATTCTGACGGTTCAGTTGATTTTAACAATACAAGATCATTTTATATAAAATAATAAATATATAAAATGAAATAAATTATAAATAAAAAAGTAACTTTAAATTAAAGTTACTTTTTTTATTTATATATCAAATTATATATTTGAAATAAAAAATAATTGTATATTTATATATTTTTTTGTACACATTATATAAGAGAAGGTAGATGAATGTGGGTGTAGGAGTAGTTAGAACAAAAAGAGATGTTAAACAAAACATAAGAGTCGCGACTAACAACAATATAGTTTTACATGGAATTCAAGTCGTGGATGGAGTTTTACTGTCAGAAAATGATGTTGTTTTGGTAAAAGATCAAATAGATAAAACTCTAAATGGGGTATATACTGTTACTAATTCAGACTGAGTTAGATTAACTTTTTATGATGAAAACTCCGAATTATCTATAGGTTTAATATTTTATGTATCTGATGAAGTTATAAATAAAGAAACTTTTTAGATATTGCTGTCTGATTCAAACAAAGATTTATTAATTGATAGAGATGAAATTTATTTCAAAAAAATTACCAATGATATTTTTGTAGATGAAAATAGTTGTATAGAAAAAGATGAAAATGGACTTATAAATTTAAAAGATACAACAAATTCTGGAACATACACTAAATTAACTGTAAATGAAAAAGGAATTGTAGTATCTGGAGATTCATTAGATATTAATGATATTCCTCAACTAACTCCAGAAAAAATAAATCAAGATAGTAACAATAGATTTGTTACAGACGAAGAAAAAATATTTTGGAATAACAAAGCTGAAAACAAATTATCTTCGTATGAAGAAAATGGTTTGATTTCAAATTTTGATAAAATAAAATTAGATAATATTGAAGAAAATGCTAATTATTATGTTCACACAGAAACTCATTCAACTGATATGATTATTGAAACTTCAACTAGAAAATTTGTTACAGAAGAAGAAAAAGAAAGATGGAATTATCCTTATCATGTTTCTTCATCTGCACCAACAAAATTAGAAAAATTTTCTTTATGGATAGATACAAGTAATTAATTTTATTTTTTAATATATTGTATCTAATAATTTCACTATTAATAATGAAATTAATTTTATAAAAAAAGGTGATAATTATGCCAAAAATGAAGATTAATATGGGGGACAACTGAGTCTCCGCAATGGATAGAATTAGATGCTAAACATGTAGACACTGTTACCACCATACAAACTCTTAGTGGTGATGTAACTAATAATGGTAATACTGTAACATTAAAAAACAGCGGAGTAACCGCTGGCACTTATCCTAAAGTTACAGTTAATGCTAAGGGTTTAGTTACTAGTGGGAGTTTATTATCAGCTAGTGATATACCGGCAATTCTAGCAAGTAAAATTACTCAAGATTCTAGTAACAGATTTGTTACTGATGCGGAAAAAACAAGATGGAACAAACCTTATGTTATTTCCGCTACTGCTCCAACTTCTCCAGCACAATATGAAATATGGATTGATATTTCTTAATTTAATTTGCAATGTTATTAAAAAGCTTCCTAATTAGAGAGCTTTTTTTATGAAAAATAAGTATCAATATTCTTTTTTAACACTTAAATTTTATGTTATTTACATAATTGTAATAATATGTAAATGGAGGAAATAAAATGCCGATAATAAGAAAAATGAATAATTCAACTATTATAACGAAAGTTGCTACGACAGAAAACATTAATTTGTTTGGAATTCAAACTATTGATTCTGTCTTGTTGTTAAATGGAGATAGAGTGTTTGTTAAAGACCAAAATGACAAAACAGAAAATGGAGTATATATTTGTTCTGAATCAAATTGGATAAGAGCTGAAGATTATGATACAAACTATGAAATTCTATCTGATTTTATTTTTTATGTCACTGATGGAGAACAAAATAAAGATACTTTTTGGATTGCTTTACCTTATAACGGACCTCATATTTTAGGAGAAACGGAATTATCTTTTAAAAAGATATTAACTGATATAAGAAATTCAGATATCCCTTATGGTTCATATTATACTAATATGAATTCATTGTTAAAAAGAGGATTGGTTTATTATGGTTATCCATCAAGTTTAAATAACTCAAATGGTAATGTAAATAGAGCTGTTGAACATTTTCAAGTTTATGATAAAATAGTAATTGGGGATGGATTGCAATTTAGTACTCACAGCGATCACACTAAAACAAAACAAATTATATCATTGTTAAAAGATATTAAAAAAGATATTGAAATTTTTGGATACGTCCCTATAGGTCAAGATAAAAATATTACAGGTTCAAATTTACCAATTGAAGAAATTAAATATAGAATTGATTTATGGCAAGATATGGGTGTAACTGGTATATTTTTGGATGAATTTGGATATGATTATTTAGTTACTAGAGAAAGACAAAATGAATGTGTTGATTATTGTCACAATAAAGGATTTAATGTTGTTGCAAATTCATATGGTGTAGAATATGCTTTTTCTCCAACAAATGTATATTTAGACTGGCTTGATTTTAATGGAAATCCTAATAATTTAGAATCAAAACTTAATAGCAACGATTATATTATGTTTGAAAGTATGTTTTTTACTAAGAATAGTGATAACACATTCAGAGCTTCGTCAAATAGTAGATTTAGAGAAGCAGCATATTATTATGAAACTCCAAGAAGTGAATACGGTGGAAAAACTTATAAAGAACATTTTGGAACAAAAGCATGGGCTTTGGATGTTTTCCCAACTGAAGATCAAAATATATTCAATTTTTGTTATGCTATAAGTATAGGTTTAGGATTTGATGTTTATTCTGTGAGTTACTCTGGTTATTCAAACTCAATACAAAATCCATTTCAAATACCTAAAATGCCACCAGTACTAAATATGAATAATGGAAAATTAAAATCAAGCTCCTTAAATGGTACAAATTTTGCTTTATTTGAGAGAACAATTGGCGATTGTAATATTAAAATAATATGGAAACCTGACCCATCACCTAATGATAGAGATCCTAATTTTGGAACTAGAGAAGTATATATAAACGATGAATTATTTGCTTCCGTTAGACCAAATGTTCCTCCAAGTATTGCAAAAGTTGGAAGCGGCATTTTTGATACCAGTATTGGAAAGCCAATTTGGTTTAATGGAACTAATTGGGTAGATAGTAATGGTATAATAGTATATTAAAAATAAAAGGCTGATTAGCCTTTTATTTTTTATAATTTTTAATAAAATATATAAACATTATATTTTATATGATGAAAGTTATTTATATTAATGTAATTAATTAATTTATTACATTAATATTTTAAAAGAAGATGATAAAATGGCTAAAATTAAAAATCAATATAGGCACTCCCGATTCTCCTCAATGGATAGAATTAGATGATAAACTTGCTGAAACAGTTACTACTATACCAACTCTTAACGGAGATGTAACTAATAATGGCAATACTGTAACTCTTAAAAACAGCGGAGTAACAGCTGGTACTTACACTAAAGTTACAGTAAATATCAAAGGTATAGTTACATCAGGAAGCAGTTTATCTGCTAGTGATATACCTTCTTTACTAGCTAATAAAATTACTCAAGATTATAGTAATAGATTTGTTACTGACACAGAAAAATCAAATTGGAATTCAAAAGCTTCTACTAATGTAGCTACTACTAGTAGTAATGGCTTGATGTCCAGTAACGATAAAAGCAATTTAGACAGCTTAATTAATAGATATGGTAAAGTTTGCACAATGATAACTGATTGGAATTTAGCAATTGAATCTGGAACTTATATGGGACGTAGGGGTATTAGATGCTCCTACGTCCGAATGGTGGATGGGGGAAGTTATAGTTCACAACCAAAAATATCTTATACAAAGAGTTGTATGTGTAACAACATATAAACAAAAAGAGAGAAGAAGATTTAATGGAACATGGGTAGAATGGATAGATATTACTAAAAAAGAACATTTTGAAAAATATTCTCATATTTCAAATAATATTATATTGAGTAAATGTCTATATTTCATAATGAAATTGAATTACAAAAATCCGTTCAAAAAAATGGATAACTCATGAACAATTAAATTTAATTCTAAATAATTAATTCTTTTTGATAAAATAAAAATTAAATTCTTTTTTATTTAAAATTAAAATAAAAAAGGAGATATATTTTATGAAAAGATTGAGAAAAAAAATAATAATGTCATCAAATAATGAAAACTTAAACAATTCATTGTATAAATCTCTTTGTTCTTTAGATATATTATATAGACAAGTTAAGTTTTATCATTGGATTGTTAATGGAGAAAATTATATTTCAAATCATAGATTTTTAGATGAAATTTCAGATTTAGTTAATAGTAAAATAGATTTAATAGCAGAAAGGTTGGTTTTTTTAGGGTTTATTCCAGAATATGAACCAAATGTTGTTGAGAAAAATTCTGATGTTAAATATTTTATTCAAACTTCTGTAACTATGAATGAAATAATAGATAAATTAATAAAACAATTTAATATTGTTATTGATAATTTAAAAGATTCTGCTGAAAAATCAACTAATGATTATGGAACTCAACAATTAATTACTGAGGTCATTTATGATTTAGAAGTATATAAACATCACATTAACTCATTTAAATAACTCATTTAAATGAGTTATTTTTATGTATTTATATATAAGTATTCTTTTATCTCAATGTATTCTTATTTAATAATACGGAGGGATAATAAATGGAAAACTGTACAATTTTAGGCATAGATATTTCAAAAGTTTCTACTGGTTGGTCAATAATAAAAGTTATAGATAATGAGTTAAAATTGATTGATTATGGTTATATACCTACTGAGAAACTTAATCATTCTGATAGTTTAATTAAAATAGATGAAAAAATAACGCAAGTTATAGAGAAATACAAACCTAATTATGCAAGTATTGAACAAATGTTTGTTGGTAAAAATGCTGGTACTGGAATGACTTTAGCTAACGCTCATGGTGTTGTATTATTGGCATTAGCAAAAAAAAATATACCACATCGTTATTATTCTATAATGACTATAAAATCAAAAACACTAGGTGGAATAAAAACAAAAAAAGAAGATGGAAGTAAAAAGAATGGATTGGAAATGAAAAAAGAAGTTGAAAGAAAAATAATAGAAATTTTTGGAGTAAATTCATTTACAAAAGAATTTAATAATGATATTACTGACAGTATTAGTGCAGCTTATACATTATACTTAATGAATGGACAAGAAATAGAAAAAAAATCAAAAACTAAAAGAAAAAGTAAAAAATCAACTACTAAATAGTTGATTTTTTTATTAATAGTTCTTTTTTATATATTAATTTTTATGATATTTACATAATTGACATATTTTATAAAAAAGGTGATAATTATGCCAAAATTAAAAATCAATATAGGCACTCCCGATTCTCCGCAATGGATAGAATTAGACGCTAAACATGCAGAAACAGTTACTACTATACCAACGCTTAACGGTGATGTAACTAATAATGGTAATACTGTAACATTAAAAAACAGCGGAGTAACCGCTGGCACTTACACTAAAGTTACAGTTAATGCCAAAGGCTTAGTTACTAGTGGAAGTAATTTATCAGTTAATGATATACCTTCTTTACCAGCTAGTAAAATTACTCAAGATTCAAGCAATAGATTTGTAAGTGATGCTGAAAAAACAACATGGAATTCATATTCTAGTAATATTGGATCATTGAGTTCGTTGTTGACAACAAATAAAACAAATGTTGTTTCAGCTATAAATGAGGTTTTTCAATTTGCCAGTAATGGAAAAAACAGTATAGCATCGGCTATTACTGGCATGGGACAAGATGCTTCTGGAAGTGAAACGTTTAGCAGCTTAGCTACTAAAATATCTAACATATCTAGCGATGCTACAGCAGCAGTTGGCGATGTCTTAACTGGTAAAACATTTTACCAAGGTGGGTCAAAAAAGACTGGTACTATGCCAAACCGTGGGTCAATTAATCAAATATTAACTAACAATGGACAATCGTGGGTAATAACTAATGGTTATCATGATGGAAGTGGTAGAGTAACAGCCAATATAACAAATTTAACTGCCGCTAATGTTAAGGCGGGAGTTAGCGTAGGTGGAGTTGTTGGTTCGTTTACTTCAGATGCTAATGCTACTGCAGCTCAGATATTATCAGGATATAGTGGTTATGTAAATGGAAATAAAATAACTGGCACTATGGCTAATAGAGGAGCTTTAGATACTACCATTACTAATCAAGGTGGAACTTATACAATTCCAGCCGGTTACCACAATGGAAGTGGTAAAGTTACAGCTAATATCTCAAATTTAACTGCAGAAAATATTAAAGCTGGAGTTAATGTCGGTGGAATAGTAGGTACTCTTCAAGATGTTACAAAAAGTATTATGGTTGAATTGGACGGTCCAATAATCCCTTTAGCAGCTCAACCTCACCCTGGAGGAGCAAAAGTTGGTTCTGGAACTAGAATTCCTTCATGTGTAAGATATTCTCCAAGTGGAGGATTAATGGCAATAGCATATTCAGAACACTACAATAATAAACTAATTGAGGTTTACAGAAGAAAAGGTGAAGGTTGGGAAATAGCGTCTCATGTAGTTACAACTGGAAAAACTCATAGATTAGCTTGGGTTCATGAAAACTTGATAGTGTTTACTGAAGAAGTTGCATCAAATACTATCCATATTAAAGCGATGTCAGTTTCTCATGATGGAATCTTAAATTATCGTTCTTTAGGTCAAGGTGATACTATATTATTGCAAGAATTATCATCAACTCCATATATTTCATTGTTTGACATAGCATGCTCTCCAGATGGTAGATTTATAGCTTACGTTTGTCGTGATAATGGAACACATAAGGTTTTTGCATTTAGAAGAATTAATGATTCAACTTATTCTCAAATTGTGGATTATGCTTTGAATGCATCTGCGTATACTGTTGCGTTTTCTCCAGATAGCTTGCATTTGTTTGTTGGAGTTGACAGTTCATCTAGTAACATATATCATTTTAGATCAACGACCCTTACTAATTTGTCGTACTTTAATAGATATACAGCGCCCGCTAATAGAAGCATATATAAAATAATGTTTTCACCAATAAATAATGGTTATTTCGCTGTATGGCATGATAACAAAGTTCAAGTTGGATATTTTAATGGTGCATCTTCTGTTCATTGGTATGGTGAGTATGCTATAACGATGCATGAAGAAGGTGGACTTATAGAATTCGCCAATGAAAGAGATATGGCATTTTATTATGATATTAACCAAGGTGGCTTAATAACGATAACTCACCGTGGATTATCTGGTAATAGAAATGTTATCTTAAAGGTGTCTAAAACAAGCCCAATGACTATAACATTTGTATCAAATGTTATGGATGGATATGGTTCATCTTGTGATATCGATAGAATAGGTTCTAGTGTTGCTTTTTCTGCTAAATCTCCACAAGCGACACACGTCTTTACATTTAGCGGAAATGTTTTTGGTTCAGAATCTGGGGTTGAAGCTTTAAGTATTAATGGGGAACAATTTTATAAAATAAGTATTGTTGATGGAACTTATCCTCCGACAATTGAAATAGCAGGTAATCAGTACCAATTAATAAGACTGAATTAATTTAATATGACTTTTGTATATTATGTTATAAAAAAGTTAATCGATGCGTATTAATTAACTATAGTATAGTACAACAAAAGTCATATTTAATGTGTTTTGAAAAGATATTAATATAGAAAATTGAATATCAAAATGAAAAAAAGTAATAACATCTTAAGGGGGAAACGCGATGCCAAAAATAAAGATTAATGTTGGTTCAATATATTCTCCTCAATGGGTAGAGTTAGATGCTAAACACGCAGAAACCGTAACTACTATTCCTACGCTTAGTGGAGATGTAACCAATAATGGCAATACTGTAACTCTTAAAAACAGCGGAGTAACCGCTGGCACTTACACTAAAGTTACAGTTAACGCCAAAGGCTTAGTTACTAGTGGAAGTAATTTATCAGTTAATGATATACCTTCTTTACCAGCTAGTAAAATTACTCAAGATTCAAACAATAGATTTGTTACAGACACAGAAAAATCAAATTGGAATTCAAAAGCTTCTACTAATGTAGCTACTACTAGTAGTAATGGTTTGATGTCCAGTAGTGATAAAACTAAATTAAATGGTATAGCTTCAGGAGCTGAAGTAAACCAAAATGCTTTTAGTAATGTAATAGTAGGTTCAACTACTATTTCTTCCAATAATAAAACAGATTCTGTAACATTAGTTGCAGGTAACAATATTACATTGACTCCAGATGTTACTAATAAAAAAATTACTATAGCTTCATCTTATTCGCACCCTACTGGAGATGGTAATCTCCATGTTCCTGCTACTGGCACGAGCAACAATGGCAAAGTTCTTAAAGCAGGTTCTACTGCTGGTTCTTTATCATGGGGTAATATTGCATGGAGTGAAATCACTAGTAAACCTACTACTTTAGGTGGTTATGGAATTACTGATGCTGCATATAGTTCTCATACTCACAGTGTGGCTACTACATCTACAGCAGGTTTTATGAGTCCTACTGATAAATCTAAGTTAGATGGTATTGCAGCTGGAGCTAATAATTACTCACATCCAACTGGTGATGGTAATCTCCATGTTCCTGCTACTGGCACGAGTAATAATGGTAAGGTGCTGAAAGCAGGAAGTACAGCAGGGAGTATCTCTTGGAGCAACGTTGCATGGAGTGAAATCACCAGTAAACCGACAACATTAAGTGGTTATGGAATTATTGATGCTGCCGCTTCTAATCATACTCATAGTGCAGCTACTACATCTACAGCAGGTTTTATGAGTGCATCAGATAAAGTAAAATTAAATGGTATAGCTTCTGGTGCTCAAGTAAATAGATCTCAATCTACTCAAGCTCAAGCTGTAGCAGGGACTGATACAACTACTGATATGTCACCAGCACGTGTAATGAATGCTATTGATAGTCGTACTAGATATGGAGTTACAGCAGGTACAGCTACTGCATTGACGTTAACATTATCTCCTGCTCCTGCATCTCTTTATACAGGAATGGAGGTTAAAATCAAACTACACACAAATACAGGAACTAATCCTACATTGAATGTTAATGGACTAGGAGCAAAACCATTATATCAAGATTCGTCAACTAGATTTAGTGGAGGAAAAACTGGTAACGTTTACAGTTTTATATACGACGGTACAAATTTTATCTTAGTTAAGGGAGGGGGTGATAGTGGAGGAAGTCTTAATATATACACAGGGACTACTGCTCCGCTTAAGAAAGAAGGTATTTGGTTAGAAGGTAATTACCCAATAACAAACGTTGTAAACGATCCGGATGTTTGGGTTGCGGGTAGTTTTAATTATACTTGGGCGACCCCATATCCAGTACCAAGCGGGAGTGGTTATGTAACTGGAGCAGCTTCCGCAGTTTTAGGGGACTATATATTTGTATTTGGTGGTCAACTTTTTTCTAATAATTTCTATAGTGTTATTAATAACTGCTACAAATACAACACATTGACTAATGTATGGACTGAAATCGCTACTTACCCCTCTAACATAGCTAATGCCGCAGCAATTTCTGTAGGTGGATATATATATATCATAGGAGGTATTATTCCCTCAATAGGTGTTACAACAAATTGTTACAAATATGATCCTAATGCTAACACTTATACCCCTATAGCAAGTTTGCCTAGTGCTCTTACGGATCATAGTGTGGTATATGCTTACGGGGAAATATTTACTTTCGGGGGTTCTAGTTCAAGGTCTGTTATTGAAGGTTATACAACTAAAGCATACAATCCAGCAACAAATACTTGGAGAACTATAAGTAATATATCACTTGGGAGAAGAAATCCTGCTGTTGCAGAGTACAACGGTAAGGCTTACTGTTTTGGAGGAGAAGGTAGTAATGGAAGCTCGACCACAGCATTTTATTATGACTTATTAACTTTAGATGGAGGTACTTCTATTACTTATCTTCCTAATGGTAGAAGTTTGGCGAGAGCAACAGCAATTGACGGTAAAATTTACATTACTGGTGGTGGAGGTTCTGAAAATAAGAATATGATAATTTATGACATAGCAACAAACACTTATAGTTCTAAAATAAATATAGACATACCTGATAGTAATGCTGTGCAGTATTATTACCATGTGCAAGAATTTGTTAACGGGAAATTGCACTTAATTACAGGTCAAACTAACAGTATTTCCAATCGTGTTGTTAACGTTCATTTATTCTACGCTTTTCAGGGGAAAAGTTTTCCGTCTGGAACTTTAGTGTTACAGCGTGGGGATGAACTTACCGGAACATACCAAACCGAACTATGCACCCCTAGCAAGGGGATTTCGGGTGTTAGGACTAGGTTGTTAACCAGTTTTGATAGCGTATTTTACCATGACGGTACTGACCTAAGAGACAGCATACCTACTTATTACGGAAACGGGTTGTCTTGGGTTAAGATAAATTAAAGGAGGAAGAATCATGAATTTTACTTATGAATTGATTTACAGTGGAGAGAATACTACAGGCTATCTTATCTTAAAAGATGGTAATCCTATTATACTGCAAAGAGGAAATTACCCATACGAAGGGCAAACGGTTGAAGAAGCTGCTCAACTACATCTGTCAGCCGTGATAGAGGAAGCATCCAGACCTCCCGAGCCATCTGAAATTGATATTTTACGTGAAAAGGTTGAGCAACAGGAACGAACTATCGAAGACTTGACTTTGCTACTTGCAGATATTATCGCTGCGACATCCTAATATAAGGAGGAGAATATGATGAACTCATTACAAGTAAAAGTTATTGGTAACGCATGCATTATTAGATATAATCGAGGAGAAGGTTCGATTGAATCTATTTTAGATTCATACAACCTGTCTCAAGATAACGCCGCATTGGTAAAAGATCAGATCGTAGGTACTCGACCAGACATTCCTTGGGTTAATTGATTATGTCTTTTTATTTTCTAAATGAGCACTCCGTTTGGAGTGCTCATTTAATTTTAAATTTTATCTGGAGAGTACATAAATGAGTTTTATTAAAGTTAGGTGTATTAAATCACAATAGAGGAGGAATAAAAATGGCTACTATTTCTTTAGGTGAATTAAATGCTAAGATTGATACTAATATATCTAGTATCAATAATCATAATGGTAAAGGTGGTTCAGTTCATCCTAATGCTACAACCTCTACTACATCAAAAATACAAATGTCATATCCTAATTTTGTATCTTCAAATATTAGAAGCGGTGTATTTATTTTTGGGGTAACAGGAGAAATGAGTAGTGGTGGAGTAAATAAGGAATATAAATTTTATTCTGAAGGTAATATACATAACTTAGGTACAGTAGAAATAAATAGCAACGGAAAAGTTAGAGCATCAAAAGCTGAATTTATTTCTGACACTTTGCAAAATATAGTTACACCATCTTCTTCAGTTATATTTAGCAAACCTTTGAATTCAGAATATACTATTATATTAGAGGGTAGCATTTTGCATGTAATTAGACATAATAATAATGTACCAACATTAACTAGTTATACTGGATATTCTGTAGATTATACTATTGGTGGTTTATCAAATTCTATATTTAAATCAGCTGATGCTGCAATGATAAATAACAATACTTTTATACTAGCTGGATTTTATGAAAGTTCGTCAGGTTCATCATGTTATTACACTTATTATATTTGTACAATTAATAATGACGGAAGTGATACAAAATCAGATTTTCAAATTTTAGAAGCTGAAACTCGTGGAAAATCATATAATACTACTACTGTTATTCCATTAACTTATAGTCGCTTCGCTGTTTTATATGCTAGTGGACAAGACAGAAATGGAATCGTTTTTATTGGACAAGTAAATAATAGTACATCTGGTAGTTTTGTATCTAAAACAAATGTTAGTTTAATTGCGTCTTCTGGTTCAGCAAAAAGTGATTATACTCCAGTACATTGGGTTTTACTAAATAATAACCAATATTTGTTCATAACTGAATGTGATCTTAGTGGAAATAGAATAATTGGAACTGTAATGACTATAAATCCTGTTAACGCAACTGTAGTTGTAAATCATTATGCTAAATTAGATACATCAGATTTTATCCACGAGAGAGTGACTTATGCATTACGATTATTAGGTGGAGGTAAAGTAATAATTCAAGGAGTAGCTACATTAACAGGAATATCGCTTATACCATTTAAAGAATATTACTTTGACGTTTCAACAGGAACTTTAACTACGAATCGTATAGCTAACGGATGTATAGACGTATCTGTTTCAACTAATGAATTATTGATTGATAAAAATATTGCTCACTTATATTACAAATGATTTTTTGTTTAATTTTAGGAGGTAAATAACATGAAAAAGAAAGTATTGGCTATTAACTCAACAGTATTAGCTTTTGGTGATAAAATTGAAGAAGATGGAGATTATTTTATTGTTGAAAATCAAGGGTTGATTAATTGATGGTATAAATCTACTGGAATGAATGTATTATCGAAAGATGTAGATGTCGATGATTTGAGACCAGAATTATATATGGTTGTTGAAGGTGAATTACAAATTAACCCAGATTACGTAGAACCAATAGATTTAAACCAAGCTTATCAAGAGTTAAAATTAAAATATGAGTTATTAGCTTCGCTAATGGATGAAATTCTATTGAGAGGTGGATTACAATGAGTTTAGTTCAAGCCAACTATTTAGCTAACTGCATTGTTGAAAAAGCGTTATCATACAGTACTGTTGTTTCCGCTAGACCCGATTTAAAAAATTAATTGATGATAGATTAACTGAACTTGGTTATTCAAATTTAATAGAAAATGAAGAATAAATTAATTAATTAAAATAAAATTTAAAATAAAAGAGAGGGATTTAATCCCTCTCTTTTATTTTTCGTCTTGTGAGTTTCCTTTTTTAGAAATATTCGCAAAACTATAAACACCTGAAGCTGTTAGTCCAGAAAGTAAACCTGCCCAAATAACAACACCAAGACTTAATGATCCGGCACCGATTACAGGTAAAACTGGAAAAGAAAGAACTCCAAGTATTAGTCCAAGAATTACAGGAATTAACGCATAATATTTTTCAGGAACATATCCTTTTAATAATTGAGTTATTCCAGTAATAACAGGAGCTAAAAATGAAATTAAAATTAATAAAGATTCCATAATAGAACCACCTCATTTCATAGAGTTATTAACTATATAAATGAAAAAATAGTATTTATAATATTGTTTAATTTTATTTATAAAAAACATAATATATACAAAACAAAAGGAGAGATAATCAATGAAATTAGTTTGTTTTGCTGATTTTCATCTTGGAATATCAACTTATGGTAGAACCGATTCTGTTACTAATTTAAATACGAGAGTATTAAAAGCTTTAAAATCTTTAGATGAAATGATTGAATACACAATTAAAAATAAAATAAAAGTTGTTGTCTTCGCAGGAGATGCATATAAAAATTCATCTGTTCTTCCAAATATTCAAGCTGAATTTAATAAAAGAATGAGAAAATTGGTTGACAATGATGTAACAATTCTTTGTTTAGATGGAAATCATGATGTTGATAGAATTGAAACTAAAAAATCTCCATTAAATGTTTACGATGATTTAAAAGTTGATAATGTTGTTCAAACTCGTTTTCATAAAGAAATTGAATTAACAATTGATAATGAAACGATTAAGTTTGTATTTTTACCTACTTATCACGATGAAATGGAAATTAGACATATAGTTGAAAATACGCAATATGATGGCAAACCAATTGTTTATATTTTTCACGGAACAATTAGAGGAGCTAATTTAAATGATTGGAACATAGCTGAGAAGGAGACTTATGTTGAGCCAGATGTTTTTGACAAAGAAGGTGTAGCAGCGGTGGTTATGGGACATCTTCATAAACATCAGATTTTATACAATAAACCTTTGGTTTTTTATTGCGGTTCTTTACAAAGAGTTGATTTTAGTGAAGAAAAACAACCAAAAGGGTTTGTTGTTCTAGATGTTCAGCAAGATTCATCAGTAACATATGATTTTATAGAGGTTGAATCACAAAGATTTTTCACGCTAAATAGTAATCTAATTGGAATACAAGATGAAACAGATTATGTTATAAATGAATTAAGTAATTATACAAATAAAATTAAAAATGCTATTGTTAGATTAAGATTAGATATGGATAAATCTAATTATATTAATGAACAAAGAATACATGAATACTTATATTCTGTAGGCGCTGAATATGTATTAAAAATAGAAAAAAGATATGAAAAAAGAGAAATAGTTAGAAACGCAGAATTAACTGAAAATGTTGATGAACATAAAGCTTTAAGATTATATTTTGAAAATCACGAAAAATTTGATAAATTAATCAAATTAGGAGATGAAATAATTCTTAGAGCTAAAAAAGAGGGGAAAATATAATGGGAATTATTAATGATAAAATTGTTCACGAAATACTTGAGCATATTCCAGAAGAAAAACAACAAATTTTTGTAAATCAAGTAAAAATTATGGAGCAAATTATTTTAGATAATCAAGATTTATATAAAACAGATTTGGGATTCAGAACTGCTATAGACACTGTGATTAGAACTGTTTTGTCGGGAGAATTTATTAAAGAACAAGAATAGGTGAAAATATGTATTTACAAAGTAAAACTAAAAATTTTATTGATTCTTTAATATTAGTCGATAAAATTGAAAATGATTGTGAATTTTTCATAAAAGAATCTAGTAATAAATTAAGAGATCTAGTCTCAGTTAAAAGAAAACATGACGTGTTTAATAGAGATTTTATGAACATTTTATATAATGATTCATCTATTATTATTAAATTTGAGTTAGATAAAATACTTGATAATAATTTAATTGTTGATTTAATTTCATATTATGAATTTTTAATTTTAAAAAATATAGACGTAAAAAAATATGTTTATGATGACGATTCTTTTTATTTTTCATTAGAATTTAATGATGTTAAAAATTTTGATATGTTTTTTGAAAAGATAGTAAAAAATAGTTTTTTACAAGAGAGTTTATTTTAGTCCACCAATTTTGGTGGACTTTTTAATTTTAATTATTGTTTTTTATATAATATAAAATAGTAAAAATATAAGGAGGTCACATTAGTGAAACCTATTTCATTAAGAGTTAAAAATTTAGCATCTTATAAAAGAGAACAATTTAATTTTACTGATTTTGAAGGTTTAGCTGCTATTATAGGAGTTAATGGAGGAGGAAAATCATCTTTCTTTGTTGATGCCATTACTATAGCATTATTTAATAGAGCTAGATGTTCAAATGCCCAAGGTACAGGACTAGAAAGTATGATCTATAACGGAGAAGATGAATTAGAAGTTGAATTTACTTTTGAAAGTGGTAATAATATAGTAACAGTAACCAGAAGAAGATTTTTAAAAGGTGGACAAGAATTAGAGTTGATTATTGATGGAGTAGATCACACTGATAAAATAAAAGAAACTCAAGCAAAATTACAATCAATTATTAAATTAGATTATGAAACATTTTTAGATACTATTTGTATAGGACAAGGCGAGTCCGGCAGATTTATGAAAAAAGCTCCAAATGAACGAAAAAATGTATTTGCTCAAGTTCTTAATCTTGATAATTATGATGTACTTCAAGAATTAACAAAAGAAATCAAAAAAGAAAAAAATAATGAAATAAAAAAATTAACAGAAAAAATTGAAGAATTAGGAAGTAATATTGATAAATTAGATGAATATCAAGATAAAATAAGTGAGGGAGAAAAAATGGTATCTTCTATTTCTTTTGAAATAGATATAAAAGAAAAAGAATTAGAAGATATTTTAAAAGAAAAGATTAAATATGAAGAATTAATGAAGCATAGAAATGAAATTATTTCTAGACAAAAAAATGTTCAATCTAAGGTTAATTCTGTTCAAGAATCTATTTCAAAAGGAGAGAAATTTAAAGAGCATTTAGAAAACTCTATTAAAGAAAAAGATAATGTTGAACAAAAATTAGTAAAATTAGAAGAAGAAATGGAAAACTTACAAAATAAATATACAGAATTAAAATCAGAAGAAAGTTCTCTTGAGTCAACAAATAATTTTTTAAGAGAAAAAGCTAGTGAAAATAAAGCTAAATTTATTAGATTAAAAGAATTTAATGATGCCGAATGTGAATTCTGTGGTCAAATTATTTCAGAAAAACATAAACAAAGTCATTTAGAACAATTAATGCAAGAAGGTAAAAAGAATTTATCTATTATTAATGAAAACAAATTAAAAATAGAAGAAATTCAGAGTCAAATACGAGAAACAAACAGTAAAATTGTTTCATATAGAAATGAAATTCAGTCTTTACGTTCTAAAAAATCTGAAATAGAACAAGCTGAAATAAAATTGTCAAATACTATATCTAGATTAGAAGAATTAAAAGATGAACTTGTTATTCTTAATAAAGAACTAAGTGAAGTAAACTCTATAAAAGTTGAAGATATTGATATTAAAACATTTAATGATAATGAATTAAAAATAGAAATTAGAAGATTAAGAGAAGATTTAACATCATGGGAGTCAAAGATAGCTGTTGCACAAAATGAAATTGAAAAAATTGAAAAATATAAAGATAAAGTTATTGAAATAGAAAATGAAATAAAAGAATTAAAAGAAGAATTTGCTTTGTTAGATGAAATTCAAGTAGCATTTGGTAAAGAAGGTATTCAAGCAGTAATTATTGATAAAGCTTTACCGGAAATTCAAGACGAAATTAATGAGTTTTTAGGTGGATTGACAGATAATAGAGTTTCAATTGAATTTATAACTCAAAAAGAAAAAGGTAAAGGAAAAAAAATATCTTCGATTGAAACATTGGACATCATAGTTAATGATGAAAATGGTTCTAGAGTATATGAAACATTTTCTGGAGGAGAAAAATTTAGAGTTGATTTTTCTTGTCATGTAGGTTTATCTAAATTTTTAGCTAGAAGAGCTGGTTCTAATTCAAATTTATTTATAGTTGATGAAGGGATTGGAAGTCAAGACCAAGATGCAAAAGAACTATTCATTCAATCTGTTCAAAAACTAACAACTATTTTTGATAGAGTTTTAGTAATTACTCATATTGAAGATATAATTGAATCTTTCCCTCAAAAAATAGAAGTTACAAAAGACCCTATTGAAGGAAGTAAAATAAGAATAGTTTCTTAAGGAGAACAATATTATGATAATTGAACCTAAAAAAAGAAGTTTAAGTTGCATTGAAGGTATACCTCAAATAAATGGTATTTTAAAAACAACATCTACTTATTTTTTTGGATGGGAATTTAAAGTTGGAAATGAAAATATTGTGTTAAATAAATTTAAATGGTATAATGCGGATGAATTTACAAAAACCAGAAGAATTGAAATATTTAATTTTCCAAATATGACTTTATTAGCATATGGAAAAGTTGAAGCGTTACCAAATAGTTGGGGAATTGGTGATCCAAATAAAGAAATAATATTAGAATCTGGAAAAACTTATAGAATTTTAATTAAAGTTCCAAAAGAACAATATTATTTTTATTCAAAACCTGATAGCATAAAATTTAATGAACAAGATATAAAATTATTATCTTTTAGATATAGTACTGATATGATAGAATTGTTTGAAACTAAAATATTAAGTGAATTTGTTGATTTTGAGTACAAAAAAATAAAATAAATTAAAAAAGAAAAATCCAATTGGATTTTTCTTTTTTATTGGTTAATATTTAATTCAATATTAAATAAAATACTATTCATTAATAAAGAAGAGGTGAAAAAATGAAAGGTCAAGATATTTCTATTCAACCAGAGTTAGATTTTGAAGAAGTTATAGCTGAACATGTATCTTCTAATAAAGGGCAGCTAAAAACGCTTAGTGATTTAGAACAAATTGTTTTTTCTATTTTGAAAACAATTCCAACACTAAATCGAAATGCTCTTAGAAATGAAATGATGAATATGAAAATTGAATTAAAAGATGACCCTACTACTTTAGATTTAAACAAAGGGTTAGCTAAAGCACAAGGATATAAAGATAGATTATCTGAAATTTATTCTTATGCTGTTAGAGAATATAAACTTCGAACTAGATGTGTTGAGATGTTAATTAATGCTTTTATAGCAACTGAAGCAAAAGGAAAATCTTCGGATGCTAGACAAGGAGAAGCAGCGATGAAATATCCAATGTTGTTAATTCAGTTGGAAGCTGCTGAATCTTTTATGAAAGAAGTAGAGCATGTTTTAGCCAATATTAAATCTTCTCATGAATCTATTAGTAGACAAGTTTCTGTTGCACAAATTAGACTTCAACTTGGTGAAATAAGAAGAGATGCACCTCTTTTTCAAAATAGAGAAGCAGAAGAAATTGAAAGAAAAGGCGAAGTTGATTGGGGAAATATTTAATAACTTTGTTAAAAAAAAATCAAATCATGCATATTATATTACAGTAATACAAATTACAAAAATAAAAAAACAACCCAACGAACTATAAGTTCCGTAGGTTAAACACAGGAGGAAAAAATATGTCAGAATTAGATTGGGGTTCAGTAAGTGGTGGAGGTTCAAATAATAGTACACCATTTCTAAAATTAGAACCAGGAACAAATCAAATTAGAATTGTAGGTAAACCATATCAAGTTAATATTCATTGGGAAAAAGGACTTGATGGTTCAAACAAAAAAATTATCTGTTTGGGAGCAAATTGTCCAATTTGTAAAGTTGGTAGAGTACCAATGAGTCGTTTCCAAGTTTTGGCTATTAATCGTGCAACTAATAAAGTTGAAATTCTTGAAGGTGGACCAAAAATCTTTGGTGAATTCAAAAACTTCGCTCTAGACCCAGATTATGGAGATCCAACTAAATACGATTTCAAAATTAAAAAAGAAGGTTCTGGTAGAGAAACAAAATATAGTGTTATCGCGGCTCCTAAGAAAAGCGATTTAACCGCTGAAGAAATTGAATTAATTAATAATTCTAAATCTTTAGGTGAAATTAATCAACCAAAAACTGTTGAAGAAATTATGACTATGGGTCTTGAAGTTTTAGCTGATTCAGTGGCTGATTTAGAAGATGATTGGGGTAAAAATTCTTCTTCAAGTTCTTCATCTGAAGAAGAAAAAGATCTTGGTATTGATGATGATGATTGGAATAACTTGTAATTTATAAAATAGATTAAAAAGAAGTCATATTAATGACTTCTTTTTTTATTGTTTACAATTTTAATAAAAATTGATATAATATAAATATAATAAAAGAGAGGAGAATAATAGTGTTTTTAATTTTATTGATTTTATTAATTTTAACTATTTTTTTATTGGTAATATTTTTTAGAAAAAAATCATTTCTATTTTTAAGCAAAATTAATAATGAAGATGATAAAGTGTTTTATGATTGGACAGAAATACAATATGTAAGAGAAGGTTCATATGTTAAAATAAAAAAAGAATGGTATAAGATTCTTCGGTCTTCTTCTAGATATTCCGCAACAATAAAAGTATATTTAGAACACGAAAAAACAAAAGAAAAAAAAGAAATAGAAGTTAGTCCTGAATTTTGGGTAAAGTATAAAATATATCAAAAATTATAATTGTTTGAGAAAGGGATATGTATATGAAAACAAAAAATATTATCAGAAATTATTTCAAATTCAATAAGAGTTTTGTGTTTGAAACCGCTAGATGGATATTTGTGGTTTCAATTTTCTCAACTTTTGCATTTTCTCAAATAATTAATATAGAAGATAATAAATTATTTTTTACAATTATTTGTAGTTCTGTTGTATTATTTGCAATAACTTTTGGTATTTTTCAAGAAATTAAATCAAATGCTTATTTAAATTATATAACTGAAAGAAATAAAATACTTGATGAACAAATGGATTTACTTGAAAAAGAGTCAATATCTTTTGTTAAAGACAATTATCCAGAAATTTATAAAGATTATTTAAACACTAGCGATTTTGATAAACTTTGTGTCATGATATATACTGAAAGCAAAACATATAAAAATAAAATTGGAGTTGGAGAATTTGAATAAAATATATTTTTATTATCCGGACAAACCGTACGCTGAGCTCATGAACTTTTATTATTCAGAAATCATAATTAATAATAAAAAATATAAAACCGTTGAGCATTATTTCCAAGCTTGTAAAGCAACTAATGAAAAAGATCACGAGAAAATCAGAAGAGCTCCTTCACCTAGAATTGCTAAAAAAATGGGATTAAAGGTTAAACTTAGAGAAGATTGGGAATCAGTAAAAGAAGATATCATGCTTACTGCTTTGAGAGCTAAATTTACTCAACATTCTCGTCTTAGAGAAGTGTTATTAAGTACTGGCGATAGTAAATTATATGAAAAATCTCCAAAAGATATGTATTGGGGATATAAGGGAAAAAATCGTTTAGGAATTTTACTTGAACAAGTAAGAGAAGAAATAAAAAATGGTGAATTATAATGTTAGAAATATGGACTGCTCATATATCAATATACGATGAAGATAGATTAAATATCACTGTTAAATCAGGAGATAAAGCTTTCGCTCCAACTTGGGATATGGTGTTAGGACATAAAAATAAGAAAATTTCAGATGAAGAATATAAAAAACAATATATAGAATTAATGAGAAAAAGTTTGAAAGAAAATCCTCAAAAATGGAAAGATTTGATGAATAGAAAGAGAGTTGTTCTTGTTTGTTATTGTAAAGAAGGAAAATTTTGTCATAGAATATTATTAGCAAAAATGTTGGAAAAATCTGGAGGAAAATATATGGGAGAAATTAAAACATGAAAAGAAATAATTATAAAGAATTCAAAAATTATGTTCATAATGAATTAAAAATATCTAAAGAAGAAATTCAAAGTATTATTAAAGAAACTGTAAATGACGAAATTAATAAATTAATTGGTTCTCAATATTTTGAGCATTTAATTGAAAAAACTGTTAGAAATTTAATAAAAGAACAATTTAATTTCTCAAATACATTTAGAGATAATGTTAGAGGCATTGTAGCAAATGAAGTAGGAAAGCAAATTGCATCACATATGAAAATTAATGTTGAATTTAGTGAAAATAATAACGAAAAAGTAAACTTAATTTATACTATTGATAATAAATAAAAAGGAGATAATAATATGAAAAAAGGTTCAATTTTAGCTCTTATTATTGTAGTTTTGTTGATTATAGGAGGAATTTCGATTTGGGGTACTCATGTTGATGCGAAAATGGTAGAAGAAAAAATTAATGCACAATATATAGCAAATCAATCAAATTATGATAATATGTGGAAAACGTTTAAAGAAATGGCTCAAGTAACAGAATTACAAGCATCGCAAATGAAAGATGTATATATGGGGCTAATTTCTGGACGTTATGATGATTCAGAATTATTGTTTAAAATGGTAACGGAAGATAACCCTGAAATCAGCACAGAAGTTTATACAAAATTACAAAATCAAATTGTTGCTGGGAGAAAAGAATTTGATAACAATCAAAAGAAAATCGCAGATATGGTAAGAGAATATAATTCTATTTTAATTAAACATCCTATTATGACTTTTATTACTGGTAAGAAAAAAATGGATGCAAATAAATTTGTTATTACTAGTGAAAGAACAAGTGAAGCTTTTAATACTAGAAAAGATGAAGAAATTAATCTTTTAGGAAAATAGGTGGTAGAATGACATTTTTATTTGCACCAATTTTAGTTTTTATTATTTGTATATTTTATGAGTCATATAGAGTTAAAGGAATAATTAGTTCTTATATCACATTGATAATTTCATTATCTATAACATTTACTGTTATAGCTGTTGATTATTCTATAAGAACAACTGATATTGAAGTTTGGTCCGGAGAAGTCGTAGATTGGTATCACAAAGAAGAATGGGATGAATGGCATCCCGAAGAATGTACTACATCTACAGATTCTGAAGGTGTGTCAACAACTTATTGTATTCCAGGATATTGGGAACATCACTATGCAGAAAATAAAATAAAAACTTCTGATAATGGATGGTTTTATGTATATGAATCGCCAGATGGAAAAAAATTTAATGATTCTTGGCCTAATGATGATTCTGTGTTAAAACAATATTGGCCCGAGGGAACTCCATCAGCTTCATTACACACTTATAAAAATAAAGTCCAAGCATCATATTCAATATATAAACATAAAGAAATAAATTTAAATGATTATGAAGGTCTTCCTGATTATCCTTTACAAGTTAAAAACTATATCAATATTGATAGAATAATTGGATATGTACCTAATAAAGAGGAAGCATTAAAAACTTTAGCTCAAGCTAATACGAATCTCAATGTTTTTATACCAGATCCAGAAAATCCAGGAAAAACTAAATCTTGGAAACAAGTTAATTTAATATTTGTTAATGTAGGTGAAAATAAAACTAGAGATTGGGGATACGCTTTACAAGATTATTGGGAAGGTGGAAATAAAAACGATTTTGTTGTTTCTTTTTCGATGAATTCAGAAGGATATGTATCTTGGGTATACGCTTTTTCTTGGTCAGAAGTTGAAATATTAAAATTAGAAGTTCAAGATTACATAACTAATCTTGGAAAAATTGAAGATTTTGTTCCGATTGTCAAAAAAGTTGAACAATTAGTTGGAGAAAAATTCGAAAGAAAACAATTTGTCGATTTTGAATATTTAAGTATAAATCCAAGTGATACAGCAATGTGGATTGTTTGGATATTAAATATCATTGTGCTCATTGTTTTTATTGGTTATATTGAAAATGAAAAAACATTTCCTTAGAACTAACATAGAATACTTAAAATTAGATAAATGATAAATGATGGGATTAAAAATCCCATCATTGTTATGCATAATAATTTAGAAAATAGTGTGATTACTTAATTGAAGATTATATTAACAATATTTTTTACTCATTTATAAATATGAAAAAGTGATAAATTTTGTCGAAATAAAAACTTTCATTAATAATGAAAATGAGGTGAAATATATGATTAGAGTATGTTTTACTGGTCATAGACCTAATAAATTTAACGGTTGGGGACAACCAATGCCAGAAAATATTAAAAATTGGCTAAATAAATATTTAGATAAAATTATTTCTTTTGGAAAAGAAGTAGAATTTATATCTGGAGCAGCTCAAGGACTTGATCAATGGGCTGCTAAGTTAGTATTGGAAAAAAGAGAATTAAACGATAATGTGAAATTGACTATGGCTGTACCATATAAAGATTTTGGTAGTAATTGGCCTAAACAAGCTCAAAATGAGTTAGAAGAAATTAATAAACAAGCTGATAAAATCGTGTATGTTCATAAAGGAATATATACATCCCCTTATTTGTTACAATTAAGAAACGAATGGATGGTAAATAATTCAGATTTAGTTATAGCAGTTTGGGATGGATCAACTGGAGGAACATTTAATTGTGTTCAATATGCTAAATTAAAGAAAAAAAAGATTTTATGGTATAATTTTGTAGAAGATAAAACAATAAAAATAAACTAAATATTTATGTAATATGATATATATATAAGAATATATGTTGAATATTTTTTGAAGTATGTATAAATTTTATTTAATATTATGTATTAAATAAAATTTATCAACAGAAGTAAAATTCTATATTTTATATCTTTTATAATTTATTATATTACTTTTTATATTTTATAGATGTAGTTATCGAATAATTAATTTACATCGTTGAATATAAGAGGTGATATTTATGAATTATTATACTGTTGAAGTAGAAATTGATGGTGAAATTAAGAAAATTAAAATAGATAAATATATATCAAATGATAAAAAATTCGATATAGTATTTTTATTTAAACAATTTATATTTCAACTTAAAGAAAAAAACATGCTTCATTTTAGTAATGGGCAATATGACTACATCATTACTACATTAATAATTGTATTTTGTACTGATTTGTTTAGAGATTATAATTTAACATTACAAGAAATAACAGCAAATTATAGATATTTAATGGAGAAACAAATTTTGCATCAAATTATACATGTTTTTTTAGAAGAAAAAAAGTTGCATAGAGATGTTTTAGAAATTAAAAAAAACTGTGAAGAAGTTTTAAATAATAATAAAAATTTAGTTAATAAAAAAAATAAAAATAAAGATTATATTTTATATAATATGAAAAAAGGAGAAAATATCATGAGAATTCTTTCTAATAAAGAAATAGACTATCTCTATACGAAAATTAGCGGAAAAAAATCAGAAGTTGATAAACTCCTTGATGAATACAATGATGCAAAAGTACTTTTAGAAATGTTTGGAGATTCAAAATATAAAGCTCAAATGACTAGAATTAAGAAAAAGCTTAAAGAAATAGCAGAAAGGGGATAACTCATTTGACTTCTGAAAAATCTTTATATGATTTAAAATGCGGAGATAAAGTTTTATATATTGGTGATAAAAATAAATATAGTATTAAAAAAAATCAAATTGGTGTAATACAAGAAATTGATTTTGGAAGAGGTCATTATAAAGTTCAATTTGATAGTATGTATAAAGTTTTTTGTTCTAGAATTGATTTATTCCCCGTTGAGCATGAAAGAATTGAAGAAGAATATAATGGAACAATATTTGATATTGATACACATTCTCAAATGAGATATTTCTTAAATCATCATCATAGTTTTTCAGAAGGAATAGATTATGTTATAGGGATATCTGGAAATGAAGTATATTTAACAAAAAAAGCGTATTCAAGTTTAATTGAAAATATAATATCAAATTCAAAGGTAATTGAAAAATTAGCAAATAACCCTCAACCTATTTTTTTTGATACGTTTAGAACTGAAATTAACGAATATAATGGAATAAGTTGTAGATTTTCAATTGGTAATTTTGTTTTTAGAACTCATTTATTAAAATGGGAAATACAAAGACATTTATTAGGATTTTATGGTGTTGATATTATATCTTTAATGAAACCTTAAAAAACAGTTAATAATAATAAACATTCCACATAGTATAAATAAAAAGAGGTGAGTTGATGAGTAATGATACATTTAAAAAAGTAAATGAAATATTAAAAGCTTTTAATGATACTTTTGAAATAGAAGCCAATATAGTTCAAGATGGAAAAGATGTTTTTGTTGAAGGCTTTAAAATAATTGATATTAAAAAAGATTGTGATAGTACTGCTTTTGTTAATACTTTCTATGATATATTTGGAAATATTATATCATCAATTTCAGATGAACATGAAATTATTTATGATAAAGAGAAAGGGTTAGTTATAGCTAAAAAAATAACAAAACAAATAGTACAGACAAAATATAAAATTGAGGAATTTGAGTAGGTGAATAATTTGGATTTTTTTCGCGATTTGTTTATATTGATGTTGCAATTTGATTCTAAAAATATAAAATGGTATAAAAAAATATGGTTTTTACCGTATTTGGCTATAAAGTTTGTATTTAAATATAATGTTTATTTGTTAAAAAATAAAAGTTAAAAATCCTTAGAGCTTTTTCTAAGGTTTTCTTTATTAAAGAATAATTTCCTCTATTATGGAATAAAATATAATAGAGGTGATAATATGTCAAGAAAAAAGAAAATAATGGTTCCTGGCGCTCAAAATAAATTAGAGCAGCTCAGATTTGAAATCGCGAAAAAACTAAATTACATTTCAGGTGATGAAGATAATTGGTGGGAAAGTATGACTAAAGCGCAACAATCAGAAGTTAATGGTCAAGTAACTAAAATGATGGTTATGAAAGCTCAAATTGATATGGTAAATGGAAATTTCAAACATTAATAAAAAGGAACCAATTGTTGGTTCCTTTTTATATATAATTAATATTCCATAAAGGTTCTGTTTCATATAATGCTTTTCTAACTTTGTAATGATAATTAAATGTTTTTGTTGCGTCAGCAAAATCAAAAATGATAGCATTTTTTTTGTTTTTATAAAGTCTTAAAACTCTTCCAATTCTTTGAAAAGCTCTAGTTGAACTTTTACCAGATCCAGCTAAAATTAAGCAATCCAAAGGAGGAAGATCAAGTCCTTCATCTGCGATAGTTGAGCCTATAAGTATTTTAGTAAATCCATCTCTTATTGATTGAAAAACTGCTTCTCTCCTATTTGAAGAATCTCTACCACTTAAAAATTCGACTTCATTTATTTTTAATCGTTCTCCATTTACAATGTATTCTTTAGAAGAAGTATTTTCACTCAGTTTATTTAATAAAATTTCACCGTGTTTAATTTGATTTATCAATATTAATGTTGTTCTATTTTTTTGAAATGATGCTTTTTTAGCTAACTTTACAATGATATTGTTTCTTTCTTCATTTTCAGAAATGGCAATTCTATATGTTTCATTATAATTTCCTTGCCATTGAAATTCTTTATTATATCTTATAAAGAAAATATTACAAGGTGTTAATTTACCTTTTTTGATTAACTTAGAAGCATTAATACTTAAATGAGGTTTTCTTATTGATAAAACAGCTTCGATAAGTAAATCATCTCCTCCATCGCGCCAAGGAGTAGCTGATACTCCAATTCTATAATAAGCATTTATAGCTTGATTAGCTACGTTATAGATTGTATGGGAAGGAATATTGTGTGCCTCATCAAAAAATATAGCTTTCGCTTCTTTAAGTAGTTTTTTTGGTACCGATTGAGGAGTACATATAGTTATATCTTTTATGTTTTTAGTAAATCCAGTGCATATACCAATTTCTTGTCCAGAAAAAGATTCAAATTCTTTTTTAATTTGTTCTGCTAAACTAACTTTAGGAGCTATAACAATTGTTGGTTTTACAGAAAATTTTCTAATAAGAGAATACATGATAAAAGTTTTACCCGCTCCAGTTGCAGCTTGAATTATTTCTCTAGAGGTGGCTCTGTCAATAATTTCTTGTTGATAATCTCTAGCAATATAATTATCATTTAAAGAATAAGATGCATTTGGTTTGTGTTTTACACGTTCATCTATAATTTTATAGAAAATATTTTTTTTTATCAATAATTTCACCAATCTTGGTACAAGGCCAGTTGGTATAATTTGATTTTGAACATCAAATAGATTTGTTGTTTTAGAAAATCCAAATCCTTTAATGGTAAATGATAATTCATTTGAAATAGTATCAATTAAAGAAGAAGGTATATTTTTTAATTTTGTAGAAACATTGTTCATAATGATTTCAATCATAATTATCACCAATCCTTATATTTATATTATATCACAAGATAAAATAAATGTAAATAATAAAATTTCAAAAGCATATTATGAAAATAAGGAGGATAACAAAAATGAATAAAATCAAAATATTTAAAACCAATAATCACAAAATGGATAAAATTGATATAGTTATAAACTCTTGGGCTGAAGAAAACAACGTTGAAATTTTACAAATTGATATGAATAATGGAAGGGAATATAGTAATAATGCTTCAAAATTTAATTACACATCGGAACTTGAGATTTTTATTGCCGTCTTATATAGAGAGAAAGAATAGTTTTATTTTTTTGTGTTAATTTTATTATGTAGTTGAATACATTTCAGGAGGATTGATGTAAATGAGAACTGTAAGTATATATATGGGAAAAGATACATCAATACTTTACCAATCTATAATTGATAATTATATTGGTCAATATGAAAATTTATTTTCAATTGATGTTGAAGACGAAGTAATAAAAATTAATACATTAGCAAAAGATGATTCTATAGTTATTGATTTTTTATCAAAAAAAATTGTAAACCATATAATAAATCATTATGAATCTAATTTTATTAAAGAAATAGTTCATAATGAGTTTTTTGAATTGTTTGATAGTGAAATGGATGATATAATTTCTAGAACAGAATGGATTTTATATAATAAGGGGCAAAAACATCATGAACAGCATGTTAAAAAACTTGAAAATATGATATATGAAACATTAGATGAAAATTCTGAATTTAATTATGATGGTTTTATTGTTTTTAGACTAAAAGAAAGAAAAGATTTAATATCTAGATTTATAGATTATGTTGTTAATATGTTTTATGAAGAACAAGAAGATAAAGAAATAATAGATTTCAGTAAAAGAATATTAAAACTTCAAAATCCAAAATGTAAATTACTTCATGTAATTATTCATGATGATACTTTTTATTTGGTTAACGAAAAATATGAAAATATAGATATGGATGATTTGAGAAATCTTAGTTATGTTGAAAGTGATGAGATAGATTTTTTGTTAGGAGTATTAATATCTTTCCATCCTGAAAAAATTATACTTCATACTAATGACAATCAATCTCCTTATTTATCATCAATAATAACAAAAGTGTTTGAAAATATAGAATTTTGTTCAAATTGCTTTCATTGTAGTTTAATAAGAGAAAAAAACGAAAACTCTTAAGAGTTTTCGTTTTTTATTTTATTTTTAATGTTAATGTATAGTATATATTTACATATAATATCCATGTATTATAACTCAAACGGAGGTTAAATTAAATGGTAAAAAATAAAAAGGAAACGCCACTAGACGCAATTAAAAAGAATAAGTTAAAGGCAGTCCAAACGGCAATTAAACAACTTGAAAAAACAACTAAAAAAGAAGGTATAGTTCAAATTCTAGGAGAAGCTCCTTTAGATACTATTGAAAGAACATCGACTGGTTCCCTAATGTTTGATATAGCTTTAGGAGGAGGGTTACCTAAGGGTCGTATTATTGAATTCTTTGGCGCAGAATCTTCAGGTAAAACTCTATGCGCTTCTAAAGCTATAGCTGAAGTTCAAAAAGAGGGTGGGTTGGCAGCTTTAATTGATGCCGAACATGCATTTGATCCTACTTTCGCTGCAAAACTTGGAGTAAATACTGATGAACTTATTGTTTCGCAACCAGAACATATGCAAGAAGCATTTACTATTATTGATGCTCTTATTGATTCTGGTGCGGTTGATATTATTGTTTTAGACTCAGTAGCAGCTTTGGTTCCTAAAGAAGAACTTGAAGGAGAAGTTGGTAAACAGTCTGTTGGTTTAGTAGCTAGATATATGTCTCAATTTTTAAGACGTATTACTGGTAAAGCTAATGAGAAAAAATGTACTGTTATTATGATTAACCAAATTCGTGATGCTATTGGCGTAATGTATGGAGATCCAACAACTACTCCAGGTGGTAAACAAGCAGTTTAATAGTTATAAAAAGCATTCTAGTTTTACTTGTTATCTGAGGTGATTAAAATTCGTTATAAGCAACTTTCAGATACACAAGCAAAATATATAATTGATAATTATGATAAAATGAGTTATGATGAAATAGCAAAAAATTTGAATATTAGCAAAAGTAAAGCTGTAGCACAATCTATTTTAGAAAATATGGGATATAAAGTTATTTATCTTTGGGAAAATGATTTAGTAAATAATTATCGAGAATGCTTAGAATATATAAATAAGCTTTGCCTCCTGGCTAAAAAAACTCCGTGAATTGCTGGAAGCCTTTAAAATGGTGATCAGCAGCCAAGCTTGGAAGGAAACTTCCTTGAAGGTTCAGAGACTAGAGGTGAGCCTAAGGTTTTCAAAACTATGGCAATAAAATCCTCCACGAGCGCGGGGCACTGCTCAACTGATAGTTGAGTGAAAGATATAGTCCGACACTCCTTAGAAATGAGGAGAGAGCTTAAGTTAAATGCTTAAGACATTAACTAGGTGAAAGCTCTTAAATTCTATTGTTCGGTTCGTGTTCAAATTTCAAAAGTTGGTGGTTCAAATATCTCCGTTAAACAAGGTGGAGAAGATGTTGTAATTGGACATACTGTTAGAGTAAATGTTAAGAAAAATAAGGTAGCACCTCCTTTTAGAAAAGGAGAATTCCCAATTTATTACGATGGACGCGAAACAGATAAAACAGATGAGTTAGCAGCTGTTGCTCTTCTTAAAGGGTTGATTCCTAAATATGATGCTCAAGGAAACTTGTCAGCTACTGGTAGAACTTATAGACTTGAAGTTGATGGAGAAATATTTGAAGCTAAAAAGAAAGATGATGTCGCTTCAGAACTTAAAAAATGTCCAAAAGTTCAAGAATATTTAATTAAAATTCTTAAAGATGGTTTAGAACCAGATTTTGTACAAGAACAAGATGAATTTTCCAGTGAAATGAGTGATGAGGATTTTGAAAAATTAGCGCTTGAAGAGGCTGGGCTTATCAAAAACGGTAAGTTTAAAAACAATGAAGCTGAAGAAATAGAAGGTTCTTGGGAAGATATTTAATTATATGGAGCGTTTAAAATGAATATTACTGAAAGATGCAAAAAAAGAAAGTCATATGTGGATGCCCGCAGCTGAAATGGAAACTGATATTTGATTTACAACACAAGTATTATTATGTGCTATATGTTTGGCTGAATTAGTAACTATTTATGATCCATGGGGATGTAATTGTGAATTTTGGGGAATAGAATGCAAAGGGCATGCGTAATATACTTTAAATAAAAGTGTTAAAGAGGTAATAGCTATTACCTCTTTTTTATTTTATATAAATAATAGAAAGTTAAGTAACAAAAGTAATTAGAACAAGGAGACTAAAATGATAGATATAAGAAATTTACAATATGAATTTTCTGATAAGCAAAGAGTTGATGATTAAACTTTTGTTCAACAAAGTATTGATGTTAAATTAAATAATGGAGATCAAGTTGGATATATGGCATATGAGGAAATTTATTATGAAGATGAATGTTTTATAAATATAACTATGGTTGAAGTATACAAACAATATGAAAAAAATGGAATAGGTTTAGAGTTATATAAAAAATTTGGAGAAATCTATAGTGAAAGATATAATGGATGAGAAATTTTAAGAAAATTTGTAAATCCAGTAGCTGAATATTTATATAAAAAAGCTGTAAGTTTAGGTTATTTTCCAGAATCAACATTAAAAGAAGAAAATATAGAAAGATATTATGAAAATCAAGAACAAAAAATAAAAGATTTGAGAAATAAATTACCCGATAATGTTAAGGGTCCAGAAGTTTGGAAATAAAACGTAAAAATTTAAATTAAAAAAAGATTATCATTAAATGATAATCTTTTTTTTTAATATAATAATATTAAAGGAGATGATATAAAAAAATATGATGGTGTATTTTTTTCATTGTGTAGAAAATAATATCCATGTTATTAAAGCTGATGATGAGGATAAAAACAAATTAGGCGAATTAAGTTTTTGTATAGATGAAAAAAATAAAATAATAGAAATTAAAAATATTTTTGTAAAAGAAAATTACAGAAAAAATTCAATTGGTACAAAATTAATTTCTCATTTTAGTAAAATATACAAAAATTATAATGATTTTAAAGTATATATAAATTTTACTAGTTGCGTCGCTGAGTATACATTTAGAAAAGCAGTTGGAATTAATTTATGTGATAAAATAGTTTTAGATAATGCAGTAATCGAAAAAAATTATGATGATTTTTATAATTTTAATTTAATTTTATTTAAAATAAAAAGACTTGATCTAACTATTATTCATAAAGGGGAATTTAATCAAATGTTGAATCATATACAACAATCTCAATTTGAAGCTAATAAGTATTTTTTTGATAAAATAGTGGAGCTTAATTTGAGTGGTAGAGCCGCTAAATTTATGTTAAAAAATAAAGATGATTTATTTTTTAATCAAAAATATAATATGGAAATTATTGAATTTGATGATGATATAATAATTAGTATGAAATCAAAAAAAGATCTTAGTTTTTCCATTAATGGAAATGGTTTGAAAGTTTCTTATAATAATAAACCTGTAACTAAAAAATATAGAAAAAGATTTATTAATGAAAGAAAAATTAACAAAGCTATTAAATCTTTTAGAGAACAATTCAATGATGATATTGATATTAAAACCGTAAAAAGAAAGTTGATTGGTTATGAAAGAAATAGGATATTATCATATTTAGCTATGTTTAAGTTAAGTAATATTGATTGTAAAATTTTAGAATATACTTCCAATAATAAAATAAAAGAAGTAATACATTGTGTAAACAATGATAATCAGTTTGTAATTGAGATATTTCCGGTTGGTAAATTATTTGTTAAAGTTAAACTAACATATTCGTTAAATAAAAATGGATATACTATAAATTTAAGTAAAAATTTTAGTTCATTTAACAGAAATTTTAATCGTTATATGAATATATTTTTAGGAATAGGTTTAAATAAAAAAGAAGGATAAAATCCTTCTTTTTTATTTAATATAATGAATTTGTTTTATTTGAAAAAATAATTTAAATTTGTTATCTTCTGTTTTAACACATTTAATAAGACGAGTTTTATTTTCATATTTTGGAGATAAAAGTTTTTTAATACGATCTATATTTAAGTTATCTTGTAAAATTGAAAAATGAAAAGTGTAATCAATTAAATAAGAATCATAATTTAAAGTTAATGTTGAATTATTAAAATATTCTTCACAAAAATTTTTAAATTCTTCAAGTATCGTGTTTAAAACTTGTTCTTTATCCATTATAAAATTTTCCCTTCCATATTTTTTAATTTATCTTTTAATGTTGAAATTTTATTTTTATCTAACAACTCAAATAATTTTTCAGAAGAATTTTTTCTGATCCATGAGTCTAAATCTTCTCCTCTTGGGAATGGATTTTTGAATTCAATTTCTAAATCACAAAGTTTAGATAATTCTTTTATAGCTTTTATGCCTTCAAATCCAGCATTATCAGCATCATACAAAACATTTATTTTTTTTACATATCTAGAAAGCAAAGCTAAATGATCCAAAGAACCATGAGCTCCAAAGCTAGAAGCAGCTATTTTAAATCCTTTTTGCCAAGCGGTAATAACATCTAGTTGTCCTTCAGTTATTGCTGCTCTATTTAATTTTCTCATTTCTTCTTTATTTTGCCACAATCCAAAAAGAATTTTTCTAGCTGGAAATTGATACATATCATACTTCGGACCAGGTAATGTTTGAAAAACTTTACGTCCTGATATTGTTATTACTTTACCACTTTGATCAAACACAGGTAAAATAAGTCTACCTTGCATTTTCTTTTGTAAAAAAGGTTTATCTTTATACATTGGTGGAGTAAAATTTAACGGACAATATCCTAAATTCCAAAAATCAGCTGTTTCTTTTGAAATTCCTCTAATTTTTAAATAGTTTCTTCCTTGAACTCCTTCTTTTTTGTTAAAAAGAATATCTTTATAGATTTTCATTTCTTCTTCAAAGTTATTATCCATAATTTACACCCTTTATTTTTATATAATATATATATTATATATTAAATATAAAGAAATTAAAAATTTTTCAGTAATTTTATGATAAAAAATTGATATTATATAAGGAACGTTAATTTTTATTCTTTTAAAAAAGACTATAGAATTGAGGTGATAAAAAATGTCCAACACTTATAAAGAAATAATTTGGCAAAAGAATAAGAAGTTACAAGCTCCAGAGTTAAACGAATTCCAATCTATTGTCAATGAAAAAATAGAAAATATTATGTATTTTGATAATGGTGGAAATAATTATGGAATAAAATCTATTTCTTATAATTTAGCTGTAAATTCCATTACTATTTCCGACTGTACAGTTTTTGCAAAATCAAACTATTTTAATATTAAAAACAAAACTATTAATAATATATTTCCAACCTCATTGTCATCCTCATATAATTTATATGTTAAAATAGAGGGAAAAATTATTACTAGTGCGGATGATATTAATATCGCTATACCTATAACTTTAGAAGAAACATCAAAAAGAATAAGATTTGATGTTTCGGTATTAGCAACTAACAATTCTTATCCTAATTTAGTAAGTAATTCATCTGGAGAAACATATTATGTCAAATTAGGTGTGTTGACTGGAAATAAAGATATAGTTCCTCAATTTAATCAAGAAGATGTTGCTTTACCTAAACTAGAAAGATTTCCAAAAACAGAAAATGAAGTAGCGAGTAAAGGATATGTTGATAGTGTATCACAAGGTTTAGATACAAAACAATCTGTAAGAGTAGCAACAACAGTCAATATTACTCTAACTGGGACAAAAAACATAGATGGTGTAAATGTTCAAGTTGGAGATAGAGTTTTGGTTAAAGATCAAACAAACAAAAAAGAAAATGGAATATATATAGTTGGAACTCCTTGGGTTAGAGCTTCAGATGCAACTCAAGATAAATTAACAAGTGGTACATTTACTTTCGTTGAAGAAGGTACAATCAATGGTGGTGGAGGTTTTGTACTAGTCACTAAAAACCCAATAAATATTGGAACAACGAATATAGAATTTACTAGATTTTCTGGAGCTGGCCAACTTATAGCTGAAGGTGGAATTGAAAAAGATGGAAATATTATTCGATTAACAAATACGGGAGTATCTCCAGGAACTTATAAATCTGTAACTGTGGATGCAAAAGGAAGAATAACCTCCGGAACAAATCCAACTACATTATCCGGATATGGAATTACAGATGCTGTTAATTCATCAGATGTAGTAACCACAGCAACTCCAAATAAAATATTAAAACTAAATTCATCTGGATATTTGCCTACAAATGCTTTGACAGCATCGAGATTACTAAATCCAATTACTATATCATTAATAGGGGATGTAACTGGTTCAATTTCTTTTGATGGAAGTAGTAATATTTCTATTGTTACTACTTATAAAAACTCTGGAGTATCTCCGGGGACTTATAGAACTGTAACCGTAGATGCAAAAGGAGTTGTTACTTCTGGATCAAATCCAACAACGCTATCTGGATATGGAATTACAGATGCAGTTAATTCATCAGATGTAGTAACATCTGCAACTCCAAATAAAATATTAAAACTAAATTCATCCGGCTTATTACCGGCTAGTATAACTGGAAATGCTACAACTGTTGGTAATTTACAAGCTTCTCAATTTTTACGTTCAGACACTAATACCACAACAACTGGTTCTTTGACTGCTAATGGAGGATTTATAACAGGGACGTGGTTTAAAAGTACTGGGGCTACAGGTTGGATGAATACTACTTATAGTGGTGGTATTTTTATGAATGATTCAAATTGGTTAAGAGTTTATAATGGTAAAAGCTTTTTGGTTGAAGGTACGTTAAGATCAAATGGAGCTTTTGTTTTACCAGTTGGTACAAATAAATATTCTACATTACAATAAAGGGGAAATATAATATGATGAATAAATTACTACAGGAACAAGAAAAATTGCAAATTTTACAAGCAGATTTAGAAAAATTAAGAGATTATGAGAAAAAAATTGAAAATCAAATGTTAGTTGTTCAAGGAAGAATTTCAATGATAACAGAATTAATTAATGAGCAACAGTCAAATGAACAACAGATTGAAAATGAATTAAAACAAGAAGAAAAAGAAAATGATAATAAAATTAAAAAAGAAAAATAAACAGAGAGGAAAATACCCTCTCTTTTTTTATGAAAATATTTTTTAATGTTAATAATATTATAAATTGATAAACTAAACTTTAGTTTATTACGAGGTGATTATCTATCAACATTTATTGAAGTATGTTAATACTACAAATGGAGGTGGATATATGAAGTTTGATAGCAAAAAACTCAAAAATTATAAATTTTGGGTATCTATTTCAGCTATTGTTCTACTCGTATTACAAATGAATGGAGTCGTTATTATACCTAGTCAATTCGACCTAATAGTAAATTCTATTTTATCAGTATTAGTAGCATTAGGAATTATCGATGGACCAAAAAAAGGTGAAGATGATGATTATGAAGAAAATAATGATGATAATGATATAATGGAAGAATAACGTTTCATTCTTAAAAAAGAGAGGAATTTTACCCTCTCTTTTTTTATTCCTCAAGTGTTGAACCATGAAGTAACGCATATAATGTATTACAAGTATCACACAATTTTGGTTTTATTAAAAAATCATCAGCGCATTTTATTTGATATGATGTTTCTCCGCAATGAGGACATCTTGTAATATGTTTGAAGTTAATAATATTTGAATTTTTAAGCTTTAATATGATATTATGAACAGCTTCAGGAGGTAAATCGTGTTTGTTGATAATATTTCTTGCTCTCCTTGTCATACCACTTAATCTAACAAGTTCAACACCTTCCATATGAAAAATATCTATAATATCTTCAATCATACTATCCATAAGAGGATCGCGCCAAAACTCAACTTTAGACATTAAATTCACTTACCCTTCTTATTGTTTTATTTAAAAATAAATTTTCTCTTATTACTTATAACAATAACAAGAAGAAGTGTAATAAAAGTGTTAATTAATTCTATCTAATAATAAGAAAAGGAGTGAAAAAAATGGATAAATGGGAAGAAGTTGAAAATATAGATTTATCTAGAAGAAAGCCAGAAGATTGGGCTAGAATTTATAAGGTTAATTTATTAAATTCTTTTAATGATGATAGACTCTGGAGTGAATTTGAGTGGGCTTATCATTTTTGTAATAGTGATTATACTAGTATGGATGGAGATTTTGAAACATTAGCTGAATATGAAATGAGAGCAATGGATATAAAAAGAGATTTGTTTTTAGGGGCAACTCCAGATGAAAAGAAAATACTTAAAGATAGATATATAGAAACTGAATATGTTAGAAGAAAATTAAATACAATATAATAACTCGAAAGGAGTGTAAATAATGCGAAATCAAATAATAAATGTTTCCCAATGTAAAGTATGTAATAGTCATTTTAGAAATATTATTGAAAAATTACATCTCAATGGGTTATCTCCAGAAAAAATTTACGAATATTTACAAAATTTATCTGATGAAAAAGAAAAAGAAATTGTAGCTAAAGAAGATATTAAACCATCTTCAATTAGAAGACATTTAAGTAGACATTTTAAAGATGATGAAATAATTAAAGTTAAAACAGCTGAAACAAAAGCTAGAGTGGAACAAAGTAGAAGCTTACTACAACAAGGTATATCTATAACTATAGATAAAGTTAATCATTTAAGTCATTTAATTGATGTTGCTATGATTAAACTAGAAGAAGTTGATTTGAATGTTAGTAGTGAAACAAAAAGACATCAATTAACAATGCAATATATGAATACAATAAAAAATTTAATTGAATCATTAGGAAAATTAACTGGAGAATTAAGACAAGAGGGTACAGTTGATATACATTATTTTGACAGTGAAATCACACATTTTGCTGATATAGTTTTACAAACTATTAGAATAGTTGATAATCAATTAGGACTACAAGGTCAATTAGAAGTTGCTTTCGCTACTGAATTTGCTAATCAATGGAAAAATTATAAAGAAAGACAAGAATTAGCTTTAGCTGGTAAACCTCAACCTAATGTAGTTAATACATTTAACGAAATTACTTAAAAGGGAGGTAAAAATATGAATTATGGATTGTCTCAAACGGAACAATTAGTTGACTTATTGTTTAATGCTGTTGAATCAATTGATGATGTTTCAAATAAAAATGTTTTTTTAGATTGGGAAGTTTTTAGATTATATATAGAAACTTCTAATGGTTTGAAAATTAATTTGGAAACAAAAATAATAGACCCATCTGGAACTAATGAATATATAACTTGGAAAAAAATAAGAGATATGATTAAAATATTTTTTGATACAAATTCTTTAATGGGAATTACTATTGATATAAGAATGAGATTACCTAAAGATTTAAAATTGGAAATAGACCCAAATGGTGATTATCACTATTTCAATCTTAGTTTTTATAGTAAAAATGAAGTCGTTATGGTTTCAACTACAGCGGTTGAAAAAAATCTTTCTTCTTCTTATAAACCTGTAGAACAATGGAATGATTATATATCAAACATTATTAATGTTTGGAAATTAAAAAAAGGAATCGCTTAATACGATTCCTTTTTTGATTCCATAATAATATCAATTAACTCATTATTATCTTTAACATCTATAAAACAAATTTGTGAAGAATCAACAGTCATATAATGACCCGTAAAAGTTGTTTTATCTTTCTTTTCTAAAAACTCAAAATATATTTTAGATAAATTAAGAGAATTATGGTAGTCACTATCATTATCAAAAAATGGTAAAAATATAATTACATCATTTTTATATAAACCTAATTTTCCTCCATAATTAGATTCTAAACAATAAGATAAAAAATCCATTAAACCATCCTTTCTATTAAAGGAATTAAAATTCTAGGTGTAGCTACTCCAGTGTTTGAAATAGTATGAGTGGCTCCCGTTATATTATAACGTTTTGTCTGTTCTTCACCAAAATAAGTACAACTATGTGTTTCTATCCACCCATATTTTTTAGTGTATACTTCTAAATCTATTTTTTTCTTGTGATATCCAGGGTCTAGTTTTGTGACATCAACTTCTCTATATTTCAAATTATACTGTTCAAGTAACCATATTCCATTTAATAACGCATGTTCAAACATATCTTCAGCATCTTTTTCTTCACAAAAGATAAATTGTTCTATTTTATAAAATTCTTTAACTCTCAGAAGGTCGATGTATTCGTCTTCAACTCTAAAACATGAATTTTTTGAATATATTTTTTGAGGTTTAACATGTTTATTTGAAAAATATTCTAAAATTCCTTGTTCAGCAGAACCGCCTAAAACACTATTATGTTCGTATTTAAATGTTTGAGATTTTATTTGTTGTTTAATAAAAGTATCAATTGTGATAGTTGATGGAACTGAAAGATAATTAAAATTATTATATATTAAATGATCTTCCATATCTCTAAGAATTTGTCTTTCTAATTTCGATAATTCAAAACCCAATTTATAAATACCATTTTGAACATAATAACTCATTTTTTCTTTCCTTTTTTTTATTTTTTTAATTGATTAGAACCATACCGCATAAAGTTTTCATTTGTTTTATCTTTATTGTATTTATCATTTACATACATTGATATTAATTTATTTGTTCTTGTATCTTTCCAATAATAATTTTGATATTCATGTCTGATTAATTTAAAATTATCGTTTACAATATTAATAACTTCATTTGAATTAGAATAATCTAAACCATTCTCTTTTATCCATTTATCATATTTTGTGTCGTTTAAAATATCTAAAAATTTAATTGCTACTTCTTTTATATTATTTTGAGATAAATAATAGTTTATATCTTCAACTAAATTAGATAAACTATTTTTCAATAAAATTACGTTCATTCTAATATTTGAATTTTTATATTCTTCTGTTAATGTATAATCTCTTTTGTATTTCAAAATATCTTTTTCGTCTTCAAAATTTCTTGAAATTCTGGTAACCTCTATAAGCCAATTATTAAATAAATTAACTTTTCTTTCTCAAAAAATATATTTCCTGAGCTTTGAATTCTATATTTTTGAAATAATCTTGATTGTTCCAATAATTCTTTAAGTTCTACGAGAAATTCATAATCATATAATGATGGTTCTCCATTCCCGCTAATAACACATGATTTAAATTTATAATTTGAAGATTGAAGTTTAATTAATTCATTTTTTAATAAATTTAAATCTTCTCTAGTTTTATGTAACATATTCATTTTAGCTATACAAAATGGACAATTTTTATCGCATTTATATGAAGATAAAGTAACAATAAAATTTTTATACATAAAATTTCTCCTATTTAAATTTTATTATTAGATTTACAATTTAATTCTTCTTCCTCTTTTTGTCCAACATAACTTCTAAGTTCTGAGAATTTAACTAATTGTTCAAGCGAAAATCCATATTTTTTAGCTACTCCAGCTACGGCGCCAATAATATCTGAAAGCTCAATCAATAACATTAAATCTTGACCTTGATTTTCAGCATCGTAAGCTTCTTCTAATTCTTCTCTTATCTTAGACAATTCTCCGTATATCCCTTTATTAATTTTAGTTTTGTGAAAATAACTTTGCTTTTCCATGTTTATTTCTCCTTTTTATTTATTAAAGTTTCATAACAACCTTTTATAACATACGCATCCCAAAGAGAATTATGTTTTGTATTTTTTAATATGAAAGGATTTTGTTCTATCCATTCTTTTGCAAAATTTTCTCTAGAAATATCTGGGTCTATATTTTTCATTTTAAATAAAGTTGATATATCAAAAGGAATATAATAAATATTTTTAGGTAAATTAATAGCTCCATTACTACATAATTCGCAAAATAATACCCAGTCATAACTTAAACAATCAGACCATATCTCAATATTATCAAATTGATTTAACCAACCAATCAAATATGGTTTTATTTGATTTGAACTTCCAGTCATTACCACTAAATCATCATTAGATTCTTTAATAGCAGAAGTTAAATCAATTTTTTTGTTTTTAATAATTAAATTATCTATAACACTTTTTTGAATCCAAGAATCAACTTCGTGTTTTTTGTAATCATTAAATTCAGCGTAAAACATTTTTCCATCTTCAGATATAAGTCCAATACTAATTAATGATGTGTTTTGATGTAAACCTGTAAATTCCGTATCCATAAATATTTTCATAAATAGTCTCCTTTTAAATTAAATGTGAAATTTATATTATTATAAATAAAGAATATTTTGTGTTTAACAAAAATTGTTAAAATTAAAATTAAATACGCATATAATTTAACCAAAATAAAAAAAAGAAAGAGTGATTTAATGTCTAATATTAGAATGGATGTTCAAGAAGTATGTGGAATTATTAAAAAATATGCAGTTGAAAAGTTTGGAGTAGAAGTTGATTCCATCAATGCTGATTTTAGCTTAAAAGAAAATGAACAAGGAAAATGGGAATTGGTGATTTCAGGATTTGATTTAAAAACTAAAGAAAAAATTGAGATGGTGTAAATGAAAAAAATATTAGCTATAAGTGATATTCACGGATGTTATGAGCAATTTAAGCAACTACTAGAACTTTCAAATTATCATCCATCCACTCATCAATTAATTATTATTGGTGATTTAATTGATAGAGGACCAGATAGTTTTAAGATGTTACAATATGCTAAAAAACTTAAAGAAGAAGATGGAGCAATAATATTGCGTGGTAATCATGAATCTATGTTTTTAGAATACATTAAAAACAATGATAATTTTATTTTAATGCATGGTGGAATAGAAACCGTATGTAGTTTTTATAAAAATGATTTTGAATTAAAATATGAAGAATATCCAAACGTAGAAGAATTCAATAAAAAATATAAAAATCACATACTTGAACATTATCAAGACATAATAGATTTTGTTGATTCATTACCTTTTTATCATGAAACAGATGATTTTTTATTTGTTCATGCAGGGATAATACCTTCATACGGAGAAGACTGGAAAAATATGGAATTGGAAGATATGCTGTGGTTACCGTATGAACATTTTGTTCATGAAACTCTTAATATAGGAAAAACTGTTGTATTTGGTCATACTCCAACAATTAATATTCATAAAGATCCGTATGTTTGGTTTGGAAAAGACAAGATTTGTATTGATGGCGGATTCGTTTTTGGACATTCACTACATGCTTTAGAAATAGAATACGATGAAGAATATGATGCTTACTCATATAATGTTTATAGTTTAAATAGAATTGATGGAAAAAAGGAAAATTAATTTTCCTTTTTTTAATGTACATTTTCAATAAAATGTTATATAATAATTTTATATATTGGAGGGTGTAAATTATGATAAAAGAGATCATGAATAGTGGTATAATTGCAAAAATTGTTGATAAGCATAAAGAAGCTATTGATGAGTTGGAATCATTAAAAGTATCATTAAAATTAATGAATATTAAAGAAGATTATAAATATGAAGAAACAATTATGTATAAAGGAATGAGAAGATTTTTTGATGTTGTTATTGATATAAGTGGTTATAAGTTAGGTTTTTACATAAATAAATATGGGTTTATTACTAATTTATATGTTGGAACAAAAGATAATAACATAAAACTTTATTTATTTTCAGATATAAGTAAAGGAGTAAAAGATTTTAAAAATATTTTATTAGGTGATAATTTTGGGCTTAGAAATCTTTAATTTATTTAGCTTTTTAGGAACAATAGCTTTTGCAGCTAGTGGAGCAACTATAGCAATTGAAGAAAAATATGACATTTTAGGGGTATTTGTATTAGGTTTAGTAACTTCTTTTGGGGGAGGAGTTTTAAGAAATATTTTGATAGAAGCTCCCACAACTATGTTATGGGACCAAAAGTTTTTCATTACAACTGCTCTAATTACTTGTTTAAGTGTTTTTTTACTCCCTAAATCTATAGTGATAAAATGGAAAAAAATAGAAGTATTTTTAGATGCTATAGGTTTAGCCGCATTTTCAATTCAAGGTTCATTGGTTGCTATTTCAATTAATATGAGTTTACCTGCGATTATAGTATCAGCGATGTTAACTGGGGTTGGAGGAGGAATAATACGAGATTTATTGGCGGGGAGAAAGCCGTTAGTTTTAAAAGATGAAATATATGCTTTATGGTCTATAATTGGTGGTTTAATGATGGGATTGCAAATAGTTTACTCAATAACTGGATATTTAATTTTATTTTTTTTAATTATTACATTTAGAATGATATCGTTAAAATTTGATTGGAAATTGCCTAAAAAAAAATAATTAGTAAGGAGAAAAAAATGAATTCAGATGATTTTATAAATAATTTATTAATTTTTGCTAAATTATCAAATTATAAAATAAATATTCATGAATATGATGAATCTAAATATTATGTTTTTGCTAACCCAAGTGTAAAATTATGTATTTTTTACAATAATGATTTTATTGAAATTGCATATCCCAGCAAATACAAAACTAATTCAAATTTGTGTTCAATTGAAAAAATGTATGAGTTCGCGATTAAATCTTTATAGAGGGTGATTATTATGAAATATGAAGATTTAGCTTCTGAATTAATATATTCTGCTAAGTTATTAGGATATACTCAAGAACAAGTTTTTAATTTCATTGGCCTTAGTCTTGAAGATGTCAATAAATCTATACTCATTCGTTATACAGATGATTATATTATTGTGAGTTTAATTACAAAAAATAATTCTGCTGATGAATTATATCTGGATTCAAAAAAATATTCTTTAGAAGAAATAAGAACATTTTTTTACAATTGGATATATAACTAATTAATAGGAAGGGGAATAAAAATGTTGTTAAATTTACAACCAGAATTATACTTAAGATTATTTGTTTCTTTTATTTTTGGAGCTGTTATTGGGTTAGAAAGAACTAAAAAAGGGAAACCAGCGGGCACTAGAACTCATGCATTGGTATGTATTGGTTCCTGTTTAGTTATGGTTTTATCATCTGCTTACTCATCATTTTATTCAGACCCAATGAGATTGGCAGCTCAAGTAGTAAGTGGAATTGGTTTTATTGGAGCGGGTGTAATTTGGACTGATAAAAGAAATTCAAAACATGGACTAACAACGGCGGCAAATTTATGGATAACTGCGTGTGTTGGTTTAGCTATTGGTTATGGATTTTATGACATTGCATTTGTTACTTTAATTTTAATGTTCACAGCTATTAATTCACATATGATACTTAAAAAGCTTAAATTAATACCTGAAAAAACTGAAGAAAGTGATGATTAATATGGAGATAAGTGTGGATGATATTATCACTTGTGCAAAATTATTAAATTACAAAACAAAAATTTGCAAACATACGAATTCAATATCCATTGCTAACAATAATAAAGAAATTTATATTTACAACTATGATGATATTGAAAAATTATTTACCATTACATGGTATGAAAAATATAAAGCTATTGAAACTGTTTACAGCAATAAAATGAAATTAGAAATTGTTTACAATGTAATCATCAACCAACAAAAATTAAAAAACATAGATTCTCAAAAATACATTGAAAACATTATCGATTTATTAAATAAAGAATATAATTCTATTTTGAAAAAACAAGATAACAAATATATTTTAGACTTACCATATTCTCAAAAATTAATCATTACTCAAGAAAAATTTAAAACAAGAATCAATGTTTATAATTCAATTAGCAGGATGGTTCATGTATATGAGTATATTTTTCGTGATAAAACTCTTTATTCTGAAGAACAATTAATTAATCTAATCAAAACAATTAATAACAAAAATTCATGTATAAAATCAAATAAAAACGAATATAATGTAATATAAACAACAAAAACAGATTTTTTACAAATCTGTTTTTTAATATTTAATATAAAATAATTATTATTTAATGAAAGGGGATAAAATTGTGAATAATATTAATGAAAAATCTATTATATATAAATTTTTTGATAAAATCAACATTAGAATTAATCTTTCTCAATCAGAAATTCATGAAATTGATAAATTAACATATTTAATTCAAGTAACATCTTTAATGATGGGATATACTTATCAATATTTTTCTCATAATAAAGAACATACTTTAATTTTTACAAAAAACAAAAAACACTATTACTACAGAATCTTCAAAAATAATGACGATAATGTGGTCCGTATTAAAGTTGATGACAGTTACTGGACTAAAAAAGATATTTACAATGGTTTAAATTTTATTGATTCATTAAAAAAATTTTATCAACAATTAATTAATGCATAATTACTAAAAACATATTACTAAAAACATATTACTAAAAACATATTACTCAAAACATAAATCAAAAAATATATCATCATCACATTCTATCAATAAAGGCTCAATATTAAGTTTATGATTAAAATACTTAATATCATCTAAATTCATTAAACAAAAAAACATATGCTTATCATTAGATTCATTCAACATATTACTAAATTCATATAATTCATCAACAGACCTTTCATCCTTTAAAAAGAAATAAATCATTTACAATTTTCTCCTTTACATTTTAATTTTCACATAATATAATAAATATATATACATATTTAAGGAGGATATAAATTATGAAATTTTTTGAATCATTAAGAGATAACAAGGATGCAAGTGATATTATTATAACAGTTACTATTACGCTTGCTCTTTGCATCACTATTTGTTTTGGATGTGCTCAAAAAGAAATCACAAAAAGACAAAAATATAATTACGAAACTGAAAAAGTTAAACTTCAACAAATCGAATTATTAAAAAATAACGAAAATGTTTCTATCGAAATAGAAGAAAAATGATATAATCATATTTATTTATTTATAAAAAAATATTATCAACTTTTTAAGAAAGGAAAATGTAAAATGAGTAAAATTAAACAAATTATGGACGCTTTTAATGAATTTCACTTAATTGGACTAGTACTTATAGCCTTAATATTTTGTTTTGGATGTGCTCAATATAGCGATATTGAAAAAGAAAAATACAAATACAAAATAGAACAAACAAAATTACAACAAATCGAAGCTCTCAAAAAAGTAGAAAACAAAGAAGAAATCTCAATCAACGTCCAAGAAAAAAATATCGAATCAAACAATACTAAATAAATTTAATAAAATAAGAGATCATCAAATGGAACAAATTATTGAAAAAAAAATACTCATCTATCTTAAATATACCAAAATTAGAAATTTTACAAGCATGGGAAAAAAATAGAACTTACAATGCTATTAATTACTATCAAGAAGCCAATCAACCATCACTTAAAAATCAAAATGTAAAAGTTTTTGATACTATAAATGATTTAAAAACAGCTATTGGAGAAAAAAAATTTAGATGTCCAGCTTGTAATCAAATTTCTACTAACCCATATAAATGTAACAGCGGATATATTTTTCCTAAAAACAATAAAACTTGTGATTGGAAAGTATACGGACTTTTCGGTCACATGGGTAAAGGAATACACGTATTCGTAAAATCAGAAATGATTGGCAATGATATGTTTATGCCCATTTCGTGGAAAACAAACTAATATAAAAAAAAAGAAGCTAATTAAATAGCTTCTTTTTTATTGCTCTAATAATAAATCAAATATTAAATCTTTATCATCTTCTATCATAAGATCACAGTTTACAACAGAAGCAAAATTATCAAAATTTAAATTATCAAAAAATGTTCTTAATTTAACTCTTCTACTCATATTTACTAAAAAAATATATTCTAAATCATCTAATTTAGCATTAATTAAAATTTTTTCCACTCATCATACCCTCATTATAAAATTAAATCTATTACTAAATCTATATTATCATTTATAACCATCATATAATCTTTTTTCCAATCAGGAAAACAATAATTATATAATAAAATATCATAAAAATAATACTCCAAAGAAACTACTACAGTTGTATCAAATATACAAGTACAACCTCTTCTTACTTCATCATTAAAAACTATTATATAACAAATCAATTATACAATCTAAATCTTCACTTATCACTACCATTACATCTTTAGTATCACGCAAATAAATCATCCTCTCTACATAATAAGGATCACTAACTAATAATTTTCTAAAAACCTTAAAACAAAAATTAATTTCTTCATTATATACTAGTGAACTACCCCCCACATCTATAGGTGGGGGCTTCGTGGTCAAGGTAACTTCTGTTACCAGATTACCCACGCTCAAAGGGCTGTTCCTTCCCCTGTTTTACCACCTACATGGCTAATTTTAGTAAGTTCTTTGATGCATTTATATCTCTATCATGGATAGTACCACAGTTTGGGCACTTCCATTCTCTTAATGCTAAATTCTTTACTTCTACATTTTTATATCCACATTCACTACATATTTGACTTGATGCATAGTTTAGTGGTGCTATTATTATTTCTCTACCATACTAGTTAGCTTTGTATTCTAACATCTTTCTAAATTCTGACCATGAAACTTCACTTATTGCTTTTGCTAAATGTTTATTTTGTTGCATATTCTTTACCTTTAAGTCCTCCAAAACTATAACTTGGTTTTCGTTTATAATTTTAGAGGATAACTTGTGTAAAAAATCTTTCCTTTGATTTGCTATTTTCTCATGTAGTTTCGCAAGGTGTAACCTTGTTTTTTCATAATTCTTACCATGTTTTTGTTTTCTTGATAAATCCCTTTGGACTTTCTTTATTCTCTTTTCAGTTCTACTTAACCATTTAGGATTTTCTATCTTTGTACCATCTGATAATACTAAAAAATCCTTTAATCCTAAATCTATTCCTACTTTTTTATCTGTGTTAGGTAATTT